GGTAGTTCACGAACCTTAAACTCAATCTTTTCTTCTGGTTCGTCTTTAACCTGCTCTGGTGCTACTAGGTCTTTGATACGAATAGCTTCAATTACCAATCGTTTAACATCGCTATCACCTGCGCCCATCCAGGATAATAGTTTGCGAAACTTAAATGTTAAGTGCCTGCCTGGTTGATACGATGCTTTGAAGTTACAGTTAAAACAGTGATACGACACACTACCATCTGCATTAGCTGTTAAGCCACCGCGACCTCTAGTATCTGCCGAGTCACCGTTGTGTATACAGCAAGGTGCATTAAAGCTAATCCAACCGCTAGGAGTTGTTTTACGCTTTGCAGGTAAAATACTTTTAATGAAATCAGAGATGATGTTCAGCATATACTATATTATATGCTAGTTGTTACTGCGAGTCAAGTATTTTGATTAATAAACGTTTGAGATAACTTGCATTTGTCCAACCGCACCCCAATTGTCATCAGTGTATGCAGGTAGTGTTAAGTTACCCACAGCCGTACCGCTATAGCTTACAGTATAATTATAGTATTCTTGTGTTAGGTTTGCGATGTTTGCTTGGGCCAACGTAACCGTACCAACCGCAGTAGTTACATTTGAAATATTAGCAGTAGTTGACCATACTGTTGCATTGCCATCAGTCAGCGCAAACGTAAAAGATCTACTTACAACATTAGCAGGCTTTTGGTCATTATTTCTAAATTGAATTGTGATAATATTGTCGATATTCTTATAAACTTTCACTGGTCTGCTATACACGATTCTATTCCTTGTTTTAATTGTGGGATCTGTGTCCAGAACTTGAACCTCTATAATATTTTCATATAAATAACTTGTGATGAGTGGCACTGTGTTTTATCCCTTATCACATATTTATACGGATTCTAATGGAAGACAGTCACAAGGTTTTACTTGATCAATATCCCTTCCTATCGTTCATAACGTATGGGGGAAATGATTATATTGGCATTGTTCAAAATGCAGATGAATTCATCACCACTATATATGACTTTGCTGCATTGCGTACATTAGAGCAAAAAACAGTGTTTTTAGCTATGGCAGATCAGTGGTGGTGGGAAAGTAACAGGCTTATACCCATTAACGTGTTTTTAAAGCAGGATTGGACAGAGTTTAGAGTTTGTTTAAAAACATTCAACAGCAAAGATGTTGTAATACAACACGGGCCGTATGTAAGTCTTAGAGAAATTGCGTCGAAAAGAAGTAAACGCAGAAGTATTACGTTAGTAAGACGTATCCAGTAAGTTCATATTAACAACAACTAATTGCGCATAGCTGATAGCATGCGCTTTCTTAAAGTAATAAGTATCATCCGTAGGTTTATCCCACACAGTCATCGCTACTTCTTTCCAGGTCTTGCCAGCTAGATTACGTTTAGCTGGACGAATAATAGCTAGGAACATAGCCAGTCTAGGAATAGTATCTACAGGTTCAGGCATCTGTAATAACAAATCATAGTGCCCATTAACATGCATTAGTTTTGCACAAACTTCTGGGTCATATAACTTTGTCCAGTCCGGTTCCTGCATAAGCTCAACTAAATGTTCTTCGTCCTTAACCTGCTTATACAAATTGACATTTAAAAAGTCTAGTTTAACATAGCCTCTATCTTCAGCTAGGTCATAATCTAAACTTGCTTGCCCAGTAAATGGATCCATAGGAACATCAGTAGCATACACACCTGTGTTGTGACGCACTAGTTTACCATCACGTAATATACTAGCAGGAGTAACGTCAAGTAAACTAATTATCTGCTCTCTTGAAGCAAAATCGATGTCAATATCCGAAGCAAATTTAATTGTCATAGTCCAGCGGCCGTTAATATTTGTCTAGTCCATTCAGTATCAGCTAGGTAATCTTTAAACTTACGTTGCCAATACTCTGGATCAATCATTGAGATTATTTGTGCAATTTGCTCTTCGCCCAATGTATCCAAGAATGCAATGCCCGAATCGCAGTTAAACACAATCCAAGGACTAATACGCCCATTTGCAATATGATGACAAACACGGTTTGCGTTAGCCAGTCTAAAATAGTCTGTAAACCCGTTTGGAAATAATTCCGTATTTTCATCCACATAATTCTGCATCTCCGTTAGTGCTCGTTCAAGTGCATCTTGTACTGCTTCTTTGCGCATGTATTGATGCAAGTATTCTAAGTATATTACTTCATGTGTCCAGTTGTCAATCTTCTTGTTCTGTTTAATTACATATTCAATAAATGCTTTTGGGTTTACTGCACGTATACCAATAATATGTCTGCCGAACTTAACAAACGCTGTGTAGTATGGACTTGTAACAAAGTCAGCATAGCTCTTTAGTTTAGCCGAACCTTGCGTTAGCTCAAAGAAACGTAGATATGCTTGTAAGCCGAACTGCACCCCAACTTCTTTTTCTTGTTGCCAACGACGCTTGGGTTCACACAGATGCGCAGCCAGAGTACTTTCTTTACGAAATTCCTTTGAACAATATTTACAGGTATATGTTGGTGTAGCTTCTATGTTAGTTTTACCTTCATTCCAAGCTGATACTATGTCGTTGATCATTCCAACTCTTTCTTAATGGTCTTATCATCCATGCCTAACTTCTGTCCGAGTAATTTAAGACTTTTAGTATCGTTAATTGCTACAAGTACATCAAGTTCATCTTGACGTAAATTAGGATACAATTTAGCAAGAAACTTCGATGCTTTACTATTGCCTTCTTTCTTCTTTGTACCTAACCAGTAATGACTTTGTGCGCCCATGCCTGGACTGACAGTTGTACATGATAACCATTGTAGTTTTGGATGTTTGTTTAGGTCAAAGAAGTTTTTGTTTACACGTTCGTTTACTGCCAATAGATAATATGCCTGTAGGTCACTTGACCCTGTGACGCTAGCACCATAGCGTAGCATTAGATAGGTACTGAACTTCTTACGATCTTCGTCAGTGAAATTATCATAGTAAGCACGATCTTTGCGATCATATGCTCTCATTTCATCATTTATTTGTAAACTACTGCTCATCATTTACCTTTGCGCAAATAACTAAGAATTCCAGTTATGCTTTGTTGCATGTTATTGTATTTGTACTTAAGACTTTCTAATTCTTCGGCTTGTCTATGTATTTGTAGTTGCAAATTTAGAATAACATCTTTTTGTTCTCTGATAACTTTATCATGCGACAGCAGGTTAGGGCGCGGTGGGGCATTCGGATCTACTGCTCGCTTTTTCTTTGCTTTAAATTGGGCTGGGTTATAGGCCATCTTTATATTCCTTGCTTAACTTATATATCATTATAGCATGATCAAGAGCGGCTTGTAAAGAGGTATTTGTCTTAGCCACGCGGCGCATCTCGCCCCACAGTTTATCTTCTTTTACTTGTTCTATTAGAGGTAAGTTTGTTGATATGATGCCTTCATACATCATGTCGTCAGTAATTAATGCAGGATTAATTTTTACCATATCTTACTATAGTCTACAATTTCACTTTGTCTAGAAATGTCCTTAACAAAGTAAGCACATAAAGGTGCATCGCCTGATTCAACTGGTACTGCTAACATCTGCCCAGGTTTAAGTTTAGGAAAGTACCACTTAACATCTTGATAGATATCAATAATCTCAATCTTAAAGAATTCCGGTTTAAAACTACTCAATGGGTTAAATGCAAATACACTAAAGCCACGGTCATTGATACTAGTCAAAGGTATTACTTCTAAATCACCAATGTCAGGTTCACCAATTAGCACCTGCCAGTCCACAGGCATCTTTACTATGTTGCCGCCGATGTTTAATACCAATGCAGGACTGTTGAATGATTCTAAAAAGATTAACGGAATAAAGAAGTAGTCTGGATTCTTTGGATCACTGTTATCTAATATTGCAAAACGTAAGTCCTCGACTTCATCGGGGATTTCGTTCATTTCGTAGGCTTGATTTTCTAAGGTTAAGATGTGCATGTGTTACTTCCACTCCGTTTTTTCTACCGCATAAGGATAGTTTGCTTCAGTATAAAATTTCTTTCTGACTGTAAGATGCCGCTTGGCAAACTTACAAGTTGATGTTACGTCCCAGATTTGGACGAAGTCCTTGTCTTCCGCTTTGCGAATGCCACGCCCGATACTCTGGATGACCCTGACAAAAGATTTACCAGGCTCGATAAGCACAAGATTAAAAATACGAGGAATGTTAAGACCAACAGCCGCAACACCATAAGTGGCAACAGCAACGAAGTTATCGCTGGTTGCAAACTCATCATAGCTTTCTTTACGGTCATCTGCTTTGGTTCCTCCACTAACAAACACAGCATTATTAATTTTTTCAATTAATGCTTTGCCTGGTGCAATACGATCAACTAACACAAGTGTATTACCTGTCTTACGTATTGTTTCTACTAGTTTACTTATGTAATCTAAACGTGCTTCAGTCTCTAATAGATAACGCAGTTCGCTTTGATAGTCTTTATATTCCACGTGGTCAATTAACTGTAAGATGTTCACATGACAGTTAGCAAGTACACCCTGGTCTTGTAATTCACTGGCACTTAACCGTCCAATAACCTCGCCTAATGAACATTTTAGGCTCATAAATTCGTACATTTCCTTAGGTATTGTACCAGTTAATCCCCATCGAATTGGAATGTGTGCCATTACACCAGTAAGCAAGGTCTTAAGCGCATCTGCCTTGGCCATGTGTACTTCGTCAACCATAACACAAACAACATCTTCTAAAAATTCCATTATAGTAATGTCAGCTTCGTGTGCTTTGGTGTTTTTAAGTAGTATGTTTAGACTTTGCCAAGTACAGATTGTGTGTTGATGTCCAAACTCCTTACGGTCACCAAAGTACACTCCTACATCTAGGCCTAGGTTAATATAGTCTGCTTCTGTTTGTGTTACTAGACTTTTGTTTGGTACAATTACTATAGTACGACCATACTGCTCACAGCTATAACTAAGTGCTGCAGTGATTAGGGTCTTACCTGCACCTGTGGCAATTTCCTGTAGACACTGCGGATTCTCAAGAAACTTGTTAATAATCTCAATTTGATAATCTCTGAGCACGACCGGTTGACCTGCAATTGTATGTTTAGCTGGCCAAACTTTATGTGCAAACGTAGCTTCTGTTACCTGCGCAAAATCAAACTGTGTACGATAGTCACGTAGATCTTCAAGTTCGATATTATAACCACGTTCATCTATGTAGGGCAACATCTCGGCAAGCAAGTTAGTATATGTGCTACCGCCTAATTGAAAGTAAGCCACTTTGCCATCCCATCGACCAAGACGTACACTTGGTAGATAACGTGCGCCTGGGATTTCATACTTAAACTTGTTGGCTAGATACTTGCGTTCTGTAAGTTCAAGTCCATCTAACTTACAGTTCACTTCATCTTTAATTATAATTTTACAGGTTGCCATTAATCGTTTTCTCTTAATTTGGTATTGGTGCAGTAGGCTATCTTTTCTGCTTGGTTAATCCATTCCATACGTTTGCCGCCGTACATCATTTCCACAGTGGAGACCAACAATGGTATTGAGTAATTCCATGTTGCTGGTATCTTGTGCGCATATACTACTTTAACACAATCTATATTGTAATCGCAAGTCTTTGTTTTACCACGATAGTCAAAACGCACTATTTCATCTTCATTAAATCTACTTAGATCTAAATCAATCGATGTCATTGTTGGATCGTATATACAAACTGGATAACGATTGGTTAGTTCAGCATACGAGAATAAAAATGATATTGCATCATCTGTCATTGGTAAATGTATATCACGACTGGAGCCAAATATATCCAGGAGTGCAGGACGAGTTAGCGTATCATCGTAGGTATATCCCAGCACACCAGAATTATCAATTAGTGTGACTCCGTTGTCTATACCAAAGCCACCCAACTTAGTATTGATATATTCAACTAAACTATCAGCGGCGTTGGTAATCTCATAACCATCAGCAGTCTGCACTAGTTTAATTTCATACGGTCTAGCTTCACACTCCATAATTAAATTGAACAAGTTTTGTACTAGTGGATCAATTTCAAATTGATTTATCTCGCCCCAGGTTACTGCCCAATTTACATTAGATTCGGTGATGGCCAAATACCAAACCTTCTCTTCTTGATTGTACTTCATACTACCTTGACTTATGTTTCGTTCTTCTTGTATGGATTTAATCATTGGTAGGTCGTAGGGAAAGCGTACACCAATGCGTTCATCATCTAACCAAATTTGTTTTGATCTGTTTACCACACGTACTGGTTTACGAAACTGTGGATTCTCTGCCGGAGCAACATCAATACCATAGCGAGCAAACTGCTTACGATATTTAAGTACTAATCGCACAGCAAGATCTGCTTGTCTATCTGTTAAAGCGCCGCCCCAGTAGGTATGTGCGCTCATACTTTCTACAATTGTAATGTCATAACGTGCAAGATTAATAATAGGAGGTTCAGGCGGATTAACGATTACCAACGTACCAGGTGTATGTCCACCGAGTAGTTCTAAATAATCTTCAATATGTGTATACGCAACTGTCATACTATTAGTATACGAGAATATTTCAGGTAAATCAACCTAAAAAAAAGCCCAATGTAATCAAACATTGAGCTTTGAGGCTACCACACAAGGAGCTAGACTAGCAGTGTAGTAGGGTGAAACTAATCCAGTCCTTCTATACGACCATCCTTACCAATTGAGATCTTTTCTGCGTTTGGCTGTGCTGGCAAGCCTGGCATGGTCATAATGTTACCGCAGACTGCTACGATGTATTCTGCACCTGTACACAGTTTTAACTCACGTACTGTTAAGACATGTTTAGATGTTGCGGCTAATTTGTTAGCGGGATCATCACTGAAACTACTTTGTGTTTTAGCAATACAAACGGGATAGTGTCCGTAGTCCTTTTGTAGTTCATATAAGTGTGCTGATACTTTAGCATCCATATTAATTCCCGATGCATTATATATCCGTGTAGCTACTTTGTTTAGTTTAGATAATAATGTATCTTCATCTCGATATGTCAACTCCATTGCCTGAACACTTTGATCAATTGCCATAATAACTTCGTGTGCCAATTCCTCTGCTCCATCGCCGCCTTCGGCAAAGTGTGTACACTCTACTGCTTCAATGTCAAATGTGTTACTGATGTAGGCTATTAAGTCTGAAATCTCTTGATCAGTGTCATCTTTAAAACGATTAATAGCAACTACGCAAGGCAGGTTATACTGCGTCTTAATGTTAGTAATATGCCTATCTAAGTTGGTATAATTACCTTGATACTTAATTGCTCTGATAGTGGCTACCAGCACTACTACATCAGGCCGTAGACCGCTTTTACGGCACTTAATGTTAATAAACTTCTCAGCACCTAGGTCAGCACCAAAGCCTGCTTCTGTTACCACATAGTCAGCTAACTTCATTGCCAGCTTAGTAGCAATAACACTGTTACATCCATGTGCTATGTTGGCAAATGGACCACCGTGTACAAGTGCAGGAGTACCTTCTAAGGTCTGCACTAGGTTAGGTTTAACTGCGTCTTTTAATAGTGCAGCCATAGCACCATGTGCTTTTAAGTCCTTAGCTGTAACAGGTTTATTATCACGAGTATAACCTATGGTAATCTTTCCCAACCGACGCTTTAGGTCTTTAAAGTCTTCTGCTAGACATAGGATAGCCATTACTTCACTTGCTACCACAATGTCAAATCCTTCTTCACGGGTAACACTATTATGCGCACCTAGCCCCACCACAGTACTGCGCAGGCTACGGTCATTCATTTCACTTACACGACGCCAAACGATCTTGTTAGTGTCTAAGTTTAATTCATTGCCCCAATGTAAGTGATTGTCTATCATTGAGCTTAGTAAATTATGAGCACAGGCAATAGCGTGGAAGTCACCTGTAAAGTGAAGATTAATATCTTCCATTGGTGCTACTTGTGCATAGCCGCCACCTGTGGCTCCACCTTTCATACCAAACACTGGACCTAAGGCAGGTTCACGTAAACATACAATTGACTTGTAGTTTAACTTACGTAAGCCATCTGCTAGGCCAATAGTTGTGGTAGTTTTACCTTCACCAGCAGGTGTTGGTGTTATCGCTGTTACTAAGATTAACCTGCTATCTCGACCAGGACGGTCAGCAAGTGCTTCTATGTTTAGTTTGGCTTTCTTACTGCCGTATACTTCCAATTGTTCATTCCATACATCGATGGAATTAGCAACGTCGGTAATAGATAGTAAGTTGGCCGATTGGTTGATTTGAATGTCTGTTTTCATTGATACTACTATTTAATGCTACCGAGGACGGAGGATATAATTTATTCCTACAATGAAAGCATCCAATACTGCGCCTGGATAGTTTTGTTTACCCATATCCACAAAGAAACACATAACAAATAAACCAATGAAGAACCATGTTAGTTGTCGATCATTTTCATGCAACCAAAAACGAATTTTATTCCACATATACTACTCCTTGTTAGCTAATTTTTCAGATAATTTTTGTAGTTTGTCCACTGCTTCACTGTAACGAATCCACGATTCGTGCGCACGACCAAAACAATAACCGATGAACACAAACCAAACCACGCCTAACCAAAATTGCCATTCCATATTAAATCTCCTTAGTCTTTACCGCTAGCTAAAAGTATTACGGTAAGTAGGAACCACCAAGCACTCCAACCCTGCCAACCTACTAGGTAAACGGTACCTCCTAGTAGGATTAAATTATACATCATTGCCAACAACAGCTTCATTATGCTGTCTTCATACAAGTTGTACGTGCCATGCTTTCCCAAGTGTTAGGAAAACTCTTGTATAGCTGTGCTACTTTAATTGCCATACGCAAACTCATCTCACGCATTTTGTTTTTGTTAGCATCTAAAAAATCAATAATAACATCTTGTCCAACTTCGCTAATGCCCAAGTCACTAAACATCTCACCTTGTTTAGCAATCTGTCTAATACGCAATACTTTATCACGCATAGTGTCTAATGTCAAATCTAAATAGTGACAACGTGACTGTAATGCTTCTAAGTGATCCTTCAAACGTTGTGACTTAACTGCATCAAATTTTAAGTTAGTAATAAAAATTACACTACCTTTAAATTGGAAACTGTTAGGAATGTCTTCTTGTTTTAGCACACGAGATTCTGACAACCAGCTAATCTTACGTGACTTGCCGCTGTCTAACGCACCTTTAAGCAAGTTCAAACTAACATCATCAAATAGTATGCTATCACAGTCATCAAATACAATAACGCTGTTAGCATCACTGTACTCGTACAATACCTTGTACAAACCAATAGCACTAGCACTACCTTTAACCACAGTGTGTTTAGGTTTTGCATTAGCAATGTTTTGGAATAAGTTTGCTTTGTCAATTTGTGCTTCCACAGTATAGCTTTTACCCACACCCGGAGGTCCACTTACAATCATCGCACGTATATCACCGTTCAATACTGCCTTAGTCATTTCGTCAAGCATTTCAAAACGCAAGCCAATATCAGCAATACGTTCTTCGTCTGACTGTTTGCTAGTTGCGTCTACTTCTTTAGCAGTTACTACACCAGTATACTCGTCAGCATGTACAAACTCAATGTCTGTAGGACTTTCTACTAATACTCTAATTTTATCTTTACCAAACTGCCCTGTACCATCAACAGTAATAAAGCCGCCTTTAGCACCAACAGTATAATGTTTTACAAGTGGAAATACTTCGTTTTTAATTTCAGTGTTTCTATAACTACCATTTTTAATTTTAACAAAACCAGTCATTTATTGCTCCTTTTGTTGTTTTCTTAGTATTCGTAATTATAGCACCTCTGCGTGTGCTTGTCAAGTACTTTAGTAGTTAAGTTCGCGGAAGTCTGAATATGGAATTGTGTAGTTGTTAGCACGAATAATTGTGACTAACTCTTTGGCCGCCGCGTTGTAAAAACGAGCGAATTGACGAACTTGTAGACCGCTACGTTCACCGTCGCAGGTTAAGTTCTCTGGGCTTAGATCATTGTCTAAACTATCATACAAATTTTGACAATCACGTTCTGATAAGTTATTAACATCGTAGGTTACATTATTGAAAATACGTGCCCAAGCATTTTTTTGTTCAATGTATTGTGCTAGATTTTTCATTAGTTGCTCCGTGTTGTTAGTGTATGTATAGCATTATACAGTCATTTAACCAAAATGTCAACTACTTTATTGGGCTAATTTTGTGAAAATACTTTGTTGGAGTTCTGCTACTTCATCGTTTGGTACGTAGAAGTCTGTAGTTGGGTCGTAATACTCGCCTGCAGGTGCATCGTAGTACAATACGCGACCGTTTGGATAATGGAATGGGCCTTCTAAGCCCTTGCGTGGGCCATATTCTTTGCCATTTTGAAAAACTGTGTAGGCCATTTGTCTATTCCTTATTAACTAAACAAATGCTATTATACGTTCTTTTGGGTTAGTTGTCAACCGTTATTTAATCACAGTCAGAGAACGCTTCTATCAAACGTTTGTTACATTCTGTGTCGCCTGGTTGACAGACAGTTGATGGAATAGTTGGTTCTTGTGGTGTAGTTGGTACGGTTGGTTCTGTAGTAGTCGACATTGTATGTCCCTTGGTTAATTTGTATGGCAATTTTGTCACCATGCAAATATTTAGTTGTTTATGAAAATAATAAGTAGCACCATTCACTAAAAACATAGTATACATGAATTTAGTGAAGGTGTCAAGCGTTATCTTATAGCAACTTTATCGCCACTGTAGAATGTGTGTCCGCCGATGCGATCTATTCTTTCAAGACCCCACTTTGGACGTACTCGAGCATTGTGAAAATACAATGCGTCAGAACCGAGTGATTCTAATCTAAGTCCGTCAAGTAATACCTTACGTGCAATTTCCTGACTTTCCTTCCATGCTTTAGAATATACTCGTCGACCTTTAGCCAACGGATCACATACCCACGAGAACTGACATATAGTTTTGTCTGCTACTTGAGTTTTTTGATGTACAACCCCGCATATGGTTGATGGGAATTTACCATTGTTAGCTCTATTGATGGTTACCTGAGCTACTGCTACTTTGCCGTTAAAACTTTCACTACCGGCTTCATGGTAAATGTTTTGTGCTAGACACGTTAATTGTCGTTGCGTTGATGCGTTTATTTCTTCATTTGCTTGCGCAGATGTTGTTACTGTTACTGCTATTACAACAATGGACAGATTTGCCCAGGTTAGTAAATTTCTGTGAAACAATCGTGAGATTGATCGCATAGCGTTTCCTCCTGTTTAGTTTTGTCTTTAGGTTGTCGGCCTTAAGAATTGATGTCAGCAAGTGCCTTTTCGATGCTGACATAATATTGGCATGATCGTGTGTTCATATCTTTAATCATTACCAAGTCATAATCATCAAATGGTGCACGGGTAATCTGTGTGCTTGATGTGTGTCTATGACATTTTTCTCGCTTTGCGCAATATCTTCCTGCGCAATAGTAAGTTCTTGCTTCTGTACTACTTATATCTGCTACTGTCATTACCTTAGATTTCGTCATCTGAATCCTCCGAAGGTATAGTATATAGTTAAAGTTTGATCTTGTTTACTGTATACTTTACTAGATGCAGATTAGGATAACTACTCTAATCCCAAAATCGCCGGATGTTGTCGTAGTAAGCTATTTCTATAATGGTTCCAAATGTTGTACAATTCATCACTATTATGTTCATTTATCAGTACTTTTAGGCTAGATAATGCTCGTAAATCGCCCAAATATGGCTTATATTTTTCCGGCACAGTTTCAGACGTATATTGGTAGCCAAGTGCAGAAATCTGCTCTAAATCAATAAATGTAGGAATTAATCTTTCAATCAAAAATGTAAAGTTTGGTAATGTTTTATCATGTGCATAGTTGCTCAACCCTGCACCAAATACCTGATGTTTAAACACAGGATCCTTTTCTGCTTCTGTAAATAGTCGACGTGAAAACGTCATAAATCTTTCCCAGAATGATCTGCTACCAACAATATAATTTGCAAACATTGTGCAGTTGCGATCAAGTACCATGCTTTTTACATCAACATCTTCATAACCAAGTTTAGTTAAAAAGCTATTGCCAATTGTAGATATGTTAGGATGATATAGATCACCTTGTTCCCAGCTATTAGCAAATACTGCTTCGTTAACTATACATGGATTAACAAAATAAACATCAGCGCCGGGATTACTTGTAATAAAGTCAATAAATTGTTGACCTGACAGGTTAGTTTTTTCTTTGAACTTCCAAGACACAAATCCCCAGTAGTCTAATCCCTGTGCCAGAATGTTTTCGTATTCTCTATCCCACACGTCCCACTCACGTAATTCTGGACGAGGGTTCGCTGTATTATCCAATGGAGTAAACGCAGGATCGCAGTGCTGTTTTAATTCTGGCTTAAAGTATATTTGAAAAATTTTCATGTTTGTCGACATAATATGCTAGTTCCTTAGATATATCTCTTGCTCGAGGAACAAATTCGTTCTCAAGTCTATAGTTTAATGTTTCTTTGTTTGTAATGTGATGATATCCCCAACCGCGTTGACGGTCTAATAGAGGTATTTGTGTTTGTATTTGCAGTTTACGTGCAATACCATCTTCATCAAACGGACACCATCCATAATATAATATAGCCAACTTATCTGTAGTATAGAAGTTGTAGTGACGTCCGGGAGCCATACAATCACCAGTGGTTGATATTGGATAAGGCACGTGTCCTTTGTGTAGTCGTCTGGCACGACGTTCTAAGAATGCCTGATTGCTGTCGCTGAATACAAAGCCATGATGTTTTTGTTTGTACAAGGGCAGGTCGTGTGTAACAGTCTGCTCTCTATCGGTGTCTACCATAAAGATACTTGGTACTAGTATATGTTCAGGACCACGGTCATCCATTGCTGTGTAATCACCAATTAGCTGTTCTGTTACATTAAGACAAATCTTCCAACCTTCAATGCCAGCTTCAATGTCGTTGACTTCTACATCAATTAAGTCTGCTTGAAAGTTTGGGTTACGACTAGTTACAATATCCCATGTAGGACAGATCTCTCGAATGATGTCACGACTACGATCAGTGCTGTGATAGTCAATCATCACGCCGTGGTCAAATATCTGCTTATGATGATTAAGGAACCACGGTAATAGATATTCTTCATTGTAAAAATGACAAAGTAAGGTCTTACGCATTATTCTACACTGATAGTTGGGAAGTAACGAACGAACACATCTTCTGTATTATCACGTTTAGTTTTAATATTGCGTTTAATTTCATTAAAGAAATTCCAAGCCAATGGAACAAATGCTACGTTAAGATCTGCGCACTCATCTAACATATCAATTGACACCACAGGAATATGCATGCCCGGACTGAAAAGACCCTGCTTCATCGGATTGTCATCAATAATAAAGTCTAATGTAATGTTGCCAAAGTTAAGTAATGTCATACCTTTGGCTGCCGCGCCATAACCAGCAATAACAAATCCTTCTGCACGATAGGCCACAATAGTATCTTTAAGATCTTGTACTACTTGCTGTGCTCGACGAGCATACTCTACATAAGTCTGTGGATCTTGTAAACCTGCGGCACGTTCTTCTGCTAGTACCTGTTCAACTTTGCCATCTGTACTAGGATGTTTACTAAACACAAACACATAGCTGTTACCATGGATAGGTGTTTTAGTAATATCAATTAAGTTTAAGCCTGCACGTTTTGCCAGTTCATTCATGCTGTTGGCACAGAAGAAACTTAGGTGCTCGTGGTAGATAGTATCAAACTCATTGTTCTTAACCATGTCTGCTTGACTAGTTTGAATGAACAATACGCTACTATCGTGCATGATTTCTTTACATTGCTGTAAGAACTCTAATGGATAGCTGTTATGTGCAAATACATTCTGCGCATTGATGATATCAATGTTTTTGGCTTTCAATCCTTCTACATGAGCCGCTGTAAAGTAATCTAAGATAACTTCGTGATTCTTACTGCTAATTGGATGTAGGTTTGTAGCTGGGTCAACACCATAAGTTGTTAAGCCAACCTTTTTAAATGAATCTAACTGTGTGCCATCATTACACGCAATGTCTAATACACTGGTTGGCTTCTCCGAAAAGAATTCAAATGAGTAGTTAGCAAACCAATCAAAGTAATCTTTAAGTGTTTGGCTAGTGCCGCTTACATACAAATAGTTACGGAATAATAAGTCAGGATCAACTGCATGACTTAACTGCAAGTGACTACATTCTGTACAACGATTAAGTTTTAACGGAAATATTAATTCTGGCGTTTCTGGTGATTCTAAGAAACTATTGGCCATTGGTTGTTCACCAAGGTCTAAGGTTGGTTCTAAATGCTTACTGCCACAGCACAGGCATTCAGTTAATTCTTTCGCGTTATCGGTCATACTCTTTTTCCCATTGATATGTCATGTAATTGTCGCGGCGTTCAACGTGTGATTCCGCATATCTTTTTTTTAGACTAGTAACTATTGTACTAGGTGTTTCAGTAAATGTAAAGTCAAATGTCTTCTGAAATAATGTAGTATCTAGTCCAAAGTCATATGCGTTAGCAGTAACTCCTCGGTCAACTACAGGCACGGCTAGTTCCTCGGCTACAGTGGTAGCAATATATTCAACGGTAGCGTTGAAACTAGCCATGTTGTAGATACCCGCTTGTGGACGTTCAATACAGTGTGCTATACCTCGACATAGATCTTCAATGCCTAATAGGGCACGATTGATATGCTTGTTTGTTACAGTAATTTTACCTTGTGTGTTAGCCGCATTATACATAGCATTGATCATAACATCGGCACGTAGGTTAGGTGCCCAACCGTTGACTGTACCAAAGCGTAGACCCATTATGGTATGTCCGTTACTGATAGCAATCTTAGCTTCTAAGTCTAAAGTATATTTGGTAATGTCGTAATTGTTTACAGGGATAAACTGTCGATTTTCTTCAGTAAACAATTGCCCTGGCAGACTGTTACCGTATACGCTTGCTGAACTAGCGTAGATCAACGGAATATTTTTATGTGACAATTTGTCTATTAGATCAGTAAAATTAGTAACATTGTTTAACCAAGGACTTTTTATATCGCCGACACAACTAGCCACACTGCTATGCCCTGCTAGTAATACCACAGCGTCAAACGTTGACATGTAGTCTACGGTTAATTTATGATAGTCAGTTCTATTAGACGTTTCATCATAGTTGTACCAGCAACAGTCTACACTTTCTACAGTGTAGGTCTGTGCCAATACTTGCCTTAGTCTAGATCCAACATAACCATTACCGCCAATGATTAAGATGTTTTTCATTAGTCAATAATCATCATGCCATTTGGAGCAATGTTGCCTTGTAGGCCAACTGTGTCCAATTCAACTAACTTGGCTGATGGCACAAACTTTGCCATACTGTGTTCAACATCAATATATTTTCCTTGATTAAAGGTGGCAAACATATTTTGTAGAATATTTTGAAACAGTTGAATAGTATCAGCAAACAAACTAGGAGTAAACGACCATAGGCGAGTTTGTAACATAGTAGTTACACCGGTATCAGCTGAGTTAATCCAGCTGGCCTGTGCTCGTTTAAACACATATTTGTCAGCAGTAACATCATTATCAAATTTAGTAATATCAAACTTATCAGTTAATTGATAACGTCCACTAAGTTTAAATATTCTCGACGAGTTTGCAATAACTTCCATTATCTCAGGATTAGATGACATGTAAGTAAGCGCCTTGTGCATACCAACACATTCCATTGAATTTTTACCAATGTCATAATTTGTAATATTGTTATGGAAATGTTGTATGTCTAGGTCGTCGCTGTTATCGATATAATAATCAACTTGATCAATTAGTTCATTTAATTCTACACTGTCATCTGCCTGTACCGCAACTGTGCTATTATCAATTAAAATAATAGTACAATCTGGTATGTATTTCTTGGCACTTTTAACTGTATCTAATGTTTGTTGTATACGTTGTTTAGCATCGTATATACCATAGTTAGTATATACTGCTGATGTAATTAAAACTGTTTGTTTACTCATATTGGTGTACTCGTGACTAATTCAGTTGGGCGTTTGCCATCTTTGTCTAATACTACAATACTATCATAGAAATGTTGTCCTGAAAGATCTTTATAAAAGTCGGCAAACATCATATTATCTGGGTGACGATCTAAATCTTTGTAGTAATTAACATTCATAGTGTCGGTAATTTGTTTAGCATAGTTTAAAAACGTGCTAGGTACTCGAATACCGCCACTATACTCTGGCCAATAGTTAGTGTGTGTATCTTCACACAGATAAACACCGCCGGGAGTAATACTCGACCAAACCTTTTGTAAGGTTAGGATTTGATGACTGCATACATGACTACCATCGTCAATGAACACATCAATGTTTGGGTACTCAGTTAAGAACTTGTCCCAAAATGCCGGATCTGCCTGGCTACCGTTTACCTGTATACAACCAGGAGTCTGGTGCTCTAATTTGAAAGAATTCGGATCAATGTCAATACCAACAATAGTAGCACCTTCACCAAAATACTTTTTCCACATTTCAGCACTGCCACCGCGGCAAATACCAACTTCAACTACTACTGGCTTCTTGCCAACAAACTTAGCAAAGTGTTGTTCATAGATATCAAAGTAGTGGCTCCACTTACCGCAGTGTAGATCCAAATTATCAAATATTTCTCTTAGCATCGTAACCATCTCTCATTGTCAAGTGTCCATTGTACTACTTCACCGATACGTTCTGTTAGGCTAACCTTAGGTTCCCAACCTAATTCTCGCATGTAGTCACCACTTAGAGCATAACGTAGGTCATGGCCTGGGCGACTACTATGGAAATCAACCATTTCGTATTTTAATTCTTTACCTTGTGCATCAGCAATGATCTGTGCTAGTTGTAGGTTGTTGATTTCTTGTTTACCTACTAGGTTGAACTTAGGACATTTAGCATCACCGTAGTCTGGTGCTAGTTTAGTACTGTCTAAGCCTAACAAGAAGAACATGGCATCTGCTACATCTGCCGCATGAATGTAGAAACGACTGCCCGGAATTGTACGTGTGCTGTCACTGTGAATAGTAATAGCATCGCCATCGTTTACCTTACGAATACACATTGGAATAAACTTCTCTGGGTGTTGGCGTTGACCAAACACATTCATTGTATGTGTAATGTAGATAGGCATCTTGTAGGTATTTTCAAACGCTACAGCTAATTCTTCACCACCAGCTTTAGTAGCTGAGTATGGATTGCTTGAGTTGTAACGATCACGTTCACCGTAGTTTACGCCAACTGGTGCTGGACCAAATACTTCATCTGTTGAGAAGTAGATAAAACGTTCTAGATTAGGTAGTTTACGTGCAAACTCTAAGATGTGACCTGTACCTACAACGTTGTCCCAGACAAATTCCATTGGGAACTCAATTGATCGATCAACGTGTGATCCTGCGGCTAAATGTAGTACATAGTTTACATCACCAATGTCACGAGCAACCATTGGATTTAATTCTGCACGTAAGTCGTGGAATACAACCTTAACACGTTTCTTAGTTTCTGCATCAAAGTTTGCCATCATATCACTCAAGCGGTTTAAGTTGCCGCTAAAGTCTAGACGATCTAAACTAACGATATTCCAATCTGTATTTCTAAGTAAGTTTTCGATAACGTGGTGTGCGATGAATCCTGCACCACCTGTTACCAGCACGGTTTTTGACATTGATGTGTTCCTTGTTAATTGAATGTTACTATTATATCAGTATTTATTTTAGCCAATTACGCAACTAAAATTATGCTGGTTGTGATACTTTGCCTTCTACATATTCACGAATGAATTTAACTGCTTTGCGACTTGTGTCAAATACAAACTCTTTGGCATCTTCTTCTGTATTTAAAATTACAATAAAACCGTTTGCTACTTTACGAATTTCAATTGATTCAAACATAATGTGTACTCCAGTTAATTTAAGATAAACTCTTATTTTACTATTATAACATTGTTTTGATACGTTAGTCAAGAGAAAAGGCAGAAAAACTTGCCAAAATTAACAAGTTTCTGCCTTATTTGATTCAATTAACTAGGTTGACGTGCTTGACCACCGTTAGCTGGTGTTGAGCGTAACTCGGAGAACTTTTTGTTTTTTGATTCCATATATGATTGCTGTGCGCTGACCATTGCTTTCAAATAGATCCTGCGTTCGGTTTTATCTAAGATTGTTGCTAGTGTTAATTTAACCATCTTACCTAATTTGAAACCTGCGTTTGTTTTAGCCATGTGTATTGCTCCTTATCGTGATTCAACTTTGAGATTTAGTACAAAATTTTCTACTAACAGTTTAATAATTGTTGATACTATAATTGCTTCACCGGATTCCGAATCAGCGTGTTGCTTATATAGTTCGTATGCTTGACTGCCCACCAGTTGATATATACTATCTTTGTTCAAAGGTAAGTTATCCCAATCTATAGCATCAGTCGTTTCTACTTCTTTTGCTAGTTCTATAATTTGTTCAAGTGTGTAGTTCATATAATTAGTATACTGCCTGTAGAATGTAAAGTCAAGAAAAAGCTCACCGAAGTGAGCTTTTTTGGTTAAACTAAATTATTCTTAGAAGAATAAGATAGCACCTGCTGATACTGAACGTGATTTACCTTCTGCACCGTTTTGTGCTTCTGATTTAACGTCTGAGTATTCAGCTACTAAATTAACTGATTTAGTAAGTGCGTGATAAGCACCAAATGTCCACATTTCGTTTTTCGAAACTAATGCGGTTGCTGTTTCACCACTGTTACGATCTAGTTTACTTTGACCATAACTTACACCAAGTTTAGTTGCTGTTGGCAATGTGTATGTACCTTGTACATAACCACCGTTTGAATCACGACGTCGACCTGTAGTGTCAAAACCATCAGCTAATTGTAGTGTGCGGCCAATACCTTTACCATCAAAGTAGTAAGCAGTTAAACCGTATGGACCAGCAGCTAAGTTTGTACCAACGTCCCAAGCATAAGCGCGGTCATCTGCTGCAGAGCCAGTTACACCTTCAACTTTTTGTGAAATAGCACTTGACCAAACTTTAGCAGCAATGGGACCTGCTAATGAGTAAGATACTTTACCTTCAAAAGCTGGTTGTGCACCACCACGGCCTGTTGAAGTTGCTGAAGCAGCTTGTACACCTGCTGTTACTGCATTTAAGTCAGCTGTTTGAGCATTCCATGCTTGCGTTACACCAGCAGTGAAGCTTAAGCCGTTGAAGTTTGGAGATGTGTAAGAAATTTGTGATTTCCAGTCTGCATACATATAGCCAGTACCAATACGACCTAATGTAGTTGTGTTACCAGCTAGTGCACCAGCACCAGAACCAACACCTAACAATGTCATGTCGTTTAAGATAGCATCACTAGCGAAAATACCTAGGTCTTTACCTAGTTTTACACTACCCCATGATTTATCACCGATAGTCAAGAATGCTTGACGATTTTCTTGGTTAGCACCTTGATCACCAGCTGATGTTGTTGAAGCACCTGGATTAATTGCAATAGTGAAACCAATGTCTAAATCATTTTGACGTGACTTACCAGAAACTGATAATACGTTTGGTAATAAGCCAGTTGTAATATTTGATTCATTGCGTTGACCATTGGCATTAGGGCCGCCAAGACCACCAGCAACTGCACTACCTGTGCCACGTGTGTTTGTATAGTATGCGTTTACAACGCCGCCGATATCTAATGTCCAATCACCTGCTGGAATTTGAATACCTGCATTTGCTGTAGAGTACATACTTGCTAATAATGTTGCTAATAAAATTTTCTTCATTACGATACTTCTCCTTTTAATGGATAACACTAATATGTTATACTATCAGTGTAAGTTATTTATAAAGAGAAGTCAATAAACTGTGGCTTTTTGATATACTTTTTGGTAAAATTAGTGCAAGATGTTGTATTTTTACAACAAATCAATGTATTTCAATTGGAAGCTGTCGGCTTGCATTTCATGTCCTATATAACCGCGTGGGTTACATACTACACGTGTTTCACCTAAGACATAGTCAAACGCATCGTGTGTATGCCCGTGTACCCATAACTTAATCTGCGGGCGATAGGCTATGAAGTCACCAAGTTCAGTATGGAACGCACCGTTCATAACCCGATCACCTAACCATTTAGGTGCACAGCTCTGCCAGCTAGGTGTGTGATGTGTGACTACTACATACTTCTTAGTGTCATCATTCATCAACACATGGTTAATATAGTCTAAGGCCTGCTTGTGATCATCGACGCTGTCCTGTGGACTAAACTTAGCTGGCTCTTCTTTGACCTTATGCCCTATGACCTTACGATCCACATTATACTCACCATCATCATACAACGGTACTGTACGTGCTATCATTCTGAGACTGTTCTTAACATTGCGGAAGTCATTCATCATGTCTTTGACAGCGTGTAGAGTAACAGGATCCTCATCGTTCATACTGGTCCACATAGTAGCACAGACAAAGGTAACATCCTCTAATTCAAGTGTTTCCTTGTCCATGACCTGTATGTTAGGAAACTTAGCTAGGTGACGTTTAAGAATACCGTAGCTGTAAGCAACATCACCGTTGTAGTGTTCGTGATTACCCAAAATGTAGATAACTTTAGCAAACTCGTTTGATACTTGTTCAAAGAAAGCAAAGTAACGTTCTGCTCGTTTGGTCTCGGTGATTTCAAAGTCACGAGCCATACAGATATCACCGGCTAGGATTAAGACATCGGCATCAGAGTCGTTGGTCAGCTCCAAACTGCCAAACTCCAAATGTATATCTGATGCTATTGCTAAACGCATGTCGCTCTCCTTATTAATGTATTATTATACTACCAAACGACTGTGTTGTCAATCAATATCTATACGTATCAGGTTTGAATGGTCTAACAACTGGAACACCAATATAATCTGCTTGTGTTTGATTTAATGTAGTTAGCTCTGCGCCAATATGAAAAGGTTTCAGCAACCTTTTCATATTGGCGTTAGCGGCGCCAATCATAGTATTGACCACAGTCATTAACGGAGTACCGTTGGCAATAGCTTCGTTAATTTTATAGATACCTGTAGTAGTTTCTTCTGTTACACCACGGATGTCTGCTAATAGTTCTGGATAGTTAACATGGATATACCAAGTTAGGTCATGCCCATCATCTAACAACATGTTAGGGCGCCAACCATCTGGACCTGCAACTGTTTGTTCTAAGCACCACCAGTATTCATCTTCTGTTTCGCCTTTCCAAGCAAAAACAGGAATACCTTGATCAGCTAGTGCAGCCGCGGCATGGTCTTGTGTTGAAAAAATATTACAACTTGCCCAACGTACTTCTGCGCCTAATGCCACAAGAGTTTGTACCAGTACCGCAGTTTGAATAGTCATGTGTGATGACCCTGTGATACGTGCTCCTTTAAGTGGTTGCGAATCTTCTAATTCTTTACGAATTGCCATTAGGCCTGGCATTTCTGTTTCAGCAATTGCAATTTCTTTGTGTCCCCAAGCCGCTAGGCCAATGTCTGCTATTTTATAATCCATGTTAATCCTTATATAATTAAATTATGCTGCTAATACGTGATGCAATCTATCAGCCGCGTAACTTGCAGCCCATGCGTTTGGTTTAACCATTGGAATAACATTGCATGTTCCGCGAATGTAACCTATTGCCTGTGTTACAACACAGCTTGAACCGTGAGCTTCGTTTGGGTTGATGTCTAAGTGTACAGCAACATCACGACCTTCTAATACTTCGTGTAGTTTCAAGTACAGTTCTGAAATTTTGTACACTTCGTTCATTAGGCGCATACTCGGACGATTACGTTTTTGGTCGTAGTCTACTTCTGTTGAACTTTCACCAAAGATTTTACAACCGTGTTTACCGTCAATGTGCACCACAACTGCTAAGGTATATTCTGCATGCCATTGTCCGTTTTTACGAAAACGTGTACTGTCGCCGCCAATGTAGATTTTTGTTTCTGTACTTTGTGCATTGATAAAATCACGCACTTCATCGAAATTCAGTTTTTTCATATACTGCCCTTATATTGTATTTACTACTAGACTAAATCCAAGTAATACATTAATTTATGTTTGACCATCAGGTTTGGGATACGGTATTTCTCTGTATCTCTAAACCCAATCATATGCCCTACCTCTGCCACTGCACCACTACGTGCTACACCCATATGGCAGTGTACTACTACATTCATACTTTGTTCCCATGCTTCTTTTAATGCTTCTGCAATACCCTTGGCATCAGCGTTGGTAATTGCTGCCTCATAGTAAAACTTTTCGCTATCGCTTTCTTCTACATCTAAGAAGTAGAACTGGCGCACTGTACGAAAGTTATACTTAGGTGTAGGGAATTCAGTACCAGGATCTACGATCTGGATTAACATACTGTTGAAACCCGGGTCGTAATGATATCCTTTACGTACATCATCAAGACTGATATTTTCAATCCACGGTTTCATCATCGTATTCATCCTTATATAATTCTGGGTGTTTAGCACGTACAGCAAGGTGTGTGCTCATTGCACTACCACTACTAAACTGTGCTCCTACTTTAAATTTTCTTCCGTTAAGCGTAAACGGCTTTAAGACTTCGTCTCCATTCCACCAACTGCGTTGAATACGAATGTAACCTAGTTCACCTAACTGCTCACGTAGTTTAATAAACTCCGGGTGATCCTCCGAACTTGTAGTACTACACTTGCCTTTGCCTTGTAAGATTAATATTAATTCTTCAGCAGTTGGCTCACGGCCGTTTTGAGTATAAGTGTTCCATTCATTGTAAATAGTTACACTACACATGTAGTCTGGGTTGATTGTAAAGTCCACTACCATGTCTCACTTTTTAATATTTGAAAAGTTAGTGCTTCTCGTTCTTCCTTGGACAATGTTAAGTTTTCGTGCTCTCGATTCTTATACCATTGCATCACATGATCGGAGTTGTCACCTACAATGTTTTTTGACGCAAACGTAAGACCCACTGGGATAATGCTACTAGTAACTATTACGTAACGCCCAACTACTCTGGGTCCGTTCATTGTACGTATTATATTTTTATCGTTGGGCAGCTCACAGTAGTATGTCATCGTTTCTTCCTAATATTCCTATGATACACTTCACCATTGGGCAACTTACCATCTATAACACCAGCAACTCCCATTTTGCCGATAAAGACTACAGGTTCTTGGCCCAATTGGTTAAGGCGTTCACGAGTCTCGACCCATTTTGGTTTCTGTTTCACCAATCTTGTTCCTTTATTTCAGTATGGTCTGCGTTTAAAGTTTCCCATACTAGACTCTTTTGAAACTTTTCATACGCTGGGCCTTTGTTGATCCATTCTTTGTAGTAGTCTTCATGTCCCCAACTACCTTCTGGTGCGTTTTTAGCAATCCAAGAGACAATATCTGCTAATGCTTGTTTGTTCCATGTATCAGCACGTGCTACACTGCTATATAAATCATTACAAAGAACAGCTTTTACAAAACTGCCAGGTTCAAAAGCATATAAGAAGTAACGTTCTAAAGCACCACGAGTGTGCTCGGGTACTTTACTAAAAAAGTCCCATTCAAATTTACTCATAATGCTCTCCACGTTTTCTTAGTTCATCAATTAAGCCACCATAGGCTAATGTATATTGTTGTTCTAATCGTTCTAACATATTAATGCAACTTATGATGTGTGCTGTATCCATGTCACCGATCAATAAGACTTTGCGTGTTTTAGTTAACCACGTCATCCGATGCGTCCTGCGATACTCCTTAAAGTCCGCATTGTTAGGCGTACTTAGTATGTCCCAGGCTAATTGTTGTTCTTTATCCATGTGTGTATTATACTATCATTCTACCAAAATGTCAAGTGGGGTAACCAATGGGTAACGATCCCATTCTACGACTTTCACAGAGTCGGGTGCTAAACCTTTACACTATGGTTACCATCGAACTGGAGCGGATAACGAGGTTCGAACTCGTGATTCAACCTTGGCAAGGTCGTGTATTACCACTATACTATATCCGCATTTTAATCTTACTGCTCAGTAATATTTGAACTGATTTAGCCGGGTTTGACGGCAAATATTACTGCTCAGTAACATTTTATTTGGAGCCCCCAGAAGGATTCGAACCTCCGACACTAACGTTCGTAGCGTTATGCTCTAGTCCAGACTGAGCTATGGGGGCGTGGTAGAGATGGTAGGATTTGAACCTACGGTAGCTTGCGTATGGAGCAAGTGCATTAGGCCACTATGCTACATCTCTATATTGAAAGTGGAGTATGTGACAGGGGTCGAACCTGCATAATACGGGGTTGCAATCCGCAGCTTATCCATTCAGCTACACACATACATTGTTTGGCACCCCCTGATGGACTCGAACCACCGAATGACAGGATCAAAACCTGTTGCCTTACCAGCTTGGCGAAGAGGGTATTACTGGTGCTCCTACCCGGTATCGAACCGGAGTTACTACATTACCAATGTAGCGTAATGCCTTTATACTATAAGAGCAATTAAACTATTTTAGTTTGTTTGCTATCCACACTAATACAAATACTTCTAAAATCAATGCGCAAAATGCTAGTGTAACAACTACTGCACTCTTTAAAATTAGAAATAACATATAATGCTCCTGTAGTTAATTAATGCTTTTACCAAATATTTCATTGAGATATTCGGCATCCCAAAATTTATAATAATTAGTTTTAGCTATTTTATTTCTTGCCGCTAACAGCTTATCCATTGGCTGACACAATATTAAATTATGTTTGCCATTGTTGGTTTGTGCTTCGCCGATATAAGTATTTCTTGTGCTATGATCTGGCAGGTATTCTATTAATGGGTTTTGTTCTTTCAATGTTGCACAGGCTTTATTTAATTCTTCAACTGTAATTGCAGATCTAATTACATATACAATTAATTCAAAGTCTTTGTTAGGAGGAACAATTGATGTAACATTATCAACAATTTGTACTTCGTATAAATCCATACTAGCTTTAGCAAACGGGCAAACTGATAGTCCGCTTAAACTTTTTTGCGGCAAGCCTACATAGACTGCCCAATCATGTATGTCTTTCTTAATTTGTTCATCTGTAATCATATAATTCCTTTATGCTATCAGCCCTATTTATATACATGATACTTTAGGTATCTGGCAATTTGATATAAGAATGAGTTGGGAGTTGTCCTCCCGGAAAATCGTAGTCCCATACGTCTATGGGATTCACGTGTAAATCCACGCTTGATGTTGCACATTGTTAAGAGGTGTCCTCGATTAGCTTCTGGCGGAGAGTATAGGATTCGAACCTATGCTCCCATTACTGGGAGGACGGCTTAGCAAGCCGCTGCCTTCGACCACTCGGCCAACTCTCCTAATTTCTTACTATACAACTATTATAACACCGTGTATCAACAGTGTCAAGTGTTTGGCGGAAGTTAATCGCATCGAACGATTTACCATTCCTGGTAACTACAGTTTTCAAGACTGTGTGAGGAGCCGACCTCAGTAACTTCCGAGTTGACAAGTCACCGCATTAGTCTTCAGCTTGCGCTGTTATCTTATCCTTGTCTGACAGCTTTTTAATACTAGGGTTTTGTTAAAATACTACGGGTCGCTGTTTGCCCCTAAACCCATACCGGTTAAAGATACTTGGTACCCGATAGTGGTAACGATCCACTCACCTATCGCTTATCAAGCGATTGCTCTACCACTGAGCTAATCGGGTATAAAAATGACACTATCCGTATAAAATGTGGCTCCGGTCGTTGGAATCGAACCAACCTTCATGGATTAACAGTCCACCGCCTACACCGTGTTTGCTTGACCGGAATTGATCTTATCTAAAATTTCGTTTGCAAGCCTGATACGTTTAGCACTATTAGATAATCCCATAGCCCGTAACGCAGGTGTTGCATACATGTAGATTCTTAAATTTTTTTCTAATTCTACTAAATCAACATGTATTCTATTGATTTTAATATTTCTTGCTCTAAATGTGTGTGTTTGACTATGACAATTAGGACACAATATTCTTAAGTTTTCAGGCTTGTTGTTTTGATTGTTACCATCAATGTGATCTAATTCTAAAACTAACTGTTTACCCTGCCACTCTTCACCTATTCCACATTCTTTACATTGATAATTACTTTCATGCAATACTCGACGTTTAAGAGCTTCTCTACTCATTTCTTCGTGCGGACGATTCCATGATTTTAACAACTTAGTTTCTTTTGCTCTTCGTTGTTGATCTTCATAATCATATTTAGATTTATTTTGTTCAAATCTAAGCCGCTTTCCTTCATCGGATAACGAATTATAAAATTTAGTATTTGCTAATCTTTTCTTTTCTTTTGACTCATCACTAAACACTCTACTATTAGCACAACTTCTACTACAAAATATTCCGTTTAGTGAGTGCTCTTTTTTACATTTAGGACAAATTTTCATATCGAACTCTCTGTTATATGAACATACTTAGTCGCAAGTTCGATACTACTAAAATTTTGGTGGAGGTGACAAGGATCGAACTTGCGACATCATGCTTGCAAAGCATGCGCTCTCCCAACTGAGCTACACCCCCGTAAAACTTTAATATTTAATGCTATATATTGTGATTAAAATAATCACTGATTTGTTCTCGAACATGGGCAACATCATTGAGGTATTTTTGATGTAATCCGTTCCAAAAGTAATTATGATTATATTCCAATACAGGTTTAATTTTTGTATACATTGAATTTAATGTTCCCTGTGATTGGTTAAAAAGATCAAGTAATTGTTTAAGTAATAGCTCAAATCTTAGTTGAGGCACATCAACACTATCATAACTCTCATCAAATATAGAACTATATGTTTCAAATCCTAATTTTTTTAATTCTGCTAGTGCACCAGCACTGCTAAACAATAACATCGGATGTCCGTATGCCAATGGTTTCATAGTTTTTTCTGTAAAAAATACATTATAGTTTTCGCTTATATATGTTTCATTGACAAAGGAACAAAAACTTTTTTCGTAATACTCGATGTTTCCTGGACCCCAATCATTATTAACAAAATTATCTATTTTATATGGTAATTTTTGATAGGCCTGTTCCATATCTAAATCTAAGTTATACCATCGTTTACCATTGCCGATTGTATCGTTTAGAGTATTATATATAGTTTTACTATCGTTAACACCAAAACGATCCTGCATCAAATAACTAAAGTAACACCGATCTAATAGATTAAATTTCAACATAAACTGATATAACGCTTGCCTTGGCCACGCGGCACGATTGTTTAAACTTAATAATAGTTTTTCAAATGTTCTATCGAAGTTAACTGGTACCTGCGGCATCTCTGTTGTATAGTATGCATAGGCCGATGGTATTTTAAAAAACTTGCAATCATAAGTTTGACTGAACTCTTCGGGATAATCTCTTGTGGTAACTATAGCAACTCGACAATGTTGATAGCGTTTTAACATGTTTTCAATTTGATCATTTCTAGTAGCTTCACCTAGACATGAATAAATTATATATTTTTTTGTTGTTTTATTATTATATCGTCCATGATAATTACTAACCAAATCAACCTGGTCTGATATCAACGTGTCGAGTTCCGGGTAAGGATTTGATTTTTTTGGATTCATATAATAGTCTTAGTGTAAGTGTTCTGCTACTAGCACCACCTAGCCCAGAACTGAGTAGTTACCCTGTCCAGCTGTTATCTTTTGGATATAACAACAAATAACCCACGATACTTTCAAGGCTCCCGGCAATGGGACTTGTGGCATGGTCTAGACCATCGTGTGTGCCTTGGCGCTATGGTATTGCCAATTACCCACTTTCGATAAAGCGCAAAGTGTAAAGCTAGTGTTTGGAGCGGGATATCAGAATCGAACTGATGACAGAAGTTTGGAAAACTCCAGTTTTGCCATTAAACTAATCCCGCATGTTGGTGCGAATGGTCGGACTTGAACCGACATGCCCTGCGGCGAGGGATTTTAAGTCCCTTGTGTATACCAATTTCACCACACTCGCATATTACTGGTGCCTTAGGAGAGACTCGAACTCTCACGCTGTTAAGCACCGGCTTCTAAGACCAGCGTGTATACCAATTCCACCACAGAGGCATATTACTGGTACAGCTACGGGGAATCGAACCCCGCTTGCCGGGATGAAAACCCGATGTCCTAACCGATAGACGATAGCTGCATTACTGGTGCCGGCTGAGTGAATCGAACACTCTCTATCTTACGAAGCCTGATTACAAGTCAGGTGCAATCCCACTCTGCGCAAGCCGGCGGTTAAAACTTTTACTTACGTGCTTCTAATATTCTAATACGACTACGGATCTTTGCTTGATCCTTTTTCTTACTAGTCTTTTCTAACATGGTATTTAATTGTGTTAGGTTTAATGGACCTAAACGTGGTTTACCTGTGCGTGTCTGCATTGGATTTGCTTTTTTCACTGCCATGTTACTTCTCCTATATTGGTTGCGGAGGACAGATTCGAACTGCCGATCTTCGGGTTATGAGCCCGACGGGTTGCCACTTCCCCACCCCGCGATAAAAGTTCTGCGGCCAGTACAGGCCTGTTATCATGTGCAGAATCATGACTGATTTCAACGGTGGAGTTTCACCACAGGCATCAGCTACCCTTGGACGGTTTGCCGTACTCTCCTAACCTCGAATACATATTGTTACGGCTTTCTTCCATTTACTTATTTGTTACTATCTATATAGTGTAGCATTTTTGATATTTGCTGTCAACCACTATTTGAAACTGGCTCCGGTGGAGGGAATCGAACCCCCACTAACGGTTTTGGAGACCGCCGCACTGCCATTATACTACACCGGAATAACTTGGCGACCGATGAGAGAATCGAACTCTCGTAGCAGGATGGACAATCCCGTGTAATAACCATTATACGAATCGGCCTTAAAATTTGTTGGGTTGACTAATGGGGGTCGAACCCATAATGCAGGAATCACAATCCTGAGTGTTGCCGCTACACTATAGTCAACATTGGTAGGACGGGTGGGCTACGATCCCACCACCTCGACGTTAAAAGCATCTTGCTCTTCCAAATGAGCTACCGTCCCAAACTTGGTGGGTGATCTAGGAGTCGAACCTAGTTTCCAGTGGACACAGATTTACAGTCTGCTGCAGTCGCCAATGCTGCTCATCACCCTTAAATTGGTCTCTCGTGTAGGATTCGAACCTACGTTCTTCTTGCTCCCAAAGCAAGTGCCATACCAGACTAGGCGAACGAGAGTTAACCGCACTCATATGAATGCGTATAATAAAGCACACTAATTACTCGCCTAAGACATAGTCCACGTTGCATGGGACCTAGTTGCCGATTAATGTACTTTATTATAACTAGAATTTTCTGTTCACATAAGAACATGCCATCCTCTAGTCCGCCCATTTGCCTAGTTAACGTGCAGGCTGCGATCTCGTTTCGCGTAACACGTACTGCTACTACTTAGAAAGTTTTTTCAAAAGATTAGCATTTTCTGTTAATAGTTTTGTTACTCTTTCTAATTTTTGTTCTAGTACCACTATCCTTTGTTCTGGAGTCGGCTTTTGAACAATTTCTTTTTTATCCATTTTTCGTCTTCTTAAAAACAAAAAACCCTAGTAACATTTCTGCTCTAGGGTTCTTAATTAAAATTCACTTATATTATATATAAACGTTAACTAAGATCCCCATAGATACTATTCGGTGTGCGATCATTGCCTAATGTCTCAATCGCTGACCAATAAGACATCGTGGCAAGTGCTGACACTTGTTTCGATATTGTAAATTGATGTAGCTGGTTAAACATTTTGCTTTCGCATTCCTTTAATTAATTTGTTACTATAACAACTAGTATACAGTCTATTTATCAGACTGTCAACCTCTTTGTTAATTTATTTATCTTTTATTTTTAATACGGTATAAAATACCAAGTTAATCGTCAATTACGTCAATTCCAGCAGTACCAAGTTCAGTTACTGCTTCTACTGCGGCTTTCTTCTTCGGTGCGCCCCAGAAGTTAGTTGTTGCTGTTTCACTTTGTACACCACGGGCAATTTGTTGTATCTGTCCGCCATTGGCTAAAAACTCTGCCATTGCTTGTTCGTAATCGTATTCATTCAAATCTGACATCTTATTTCCTTATGTTATATTACTGGTCCGGCGTGAGGGAATCGAACCCCCAACTAGGGAGTAGAAATCCCCTGTTATATCCATTTAACTAACACCGGAGTGTTTGGTGGGCCTTACTGGACTTGAACCAGTGACATTCCGATTATGAGTCGGACGCTCTAACCAACTGAGCTAAAGGCCCAGATAAATTATTGTCTTATTTGCTTGCCAACTTTAGTTAAATATTCTACACCACAGGTGCCTGCTTCAACATCTAGTAGTGCCTGCACAGTAGGAAGATTTTCATATTTAGGTTGCGCTGTAGTTGATCCTGCATTGCGTGCAGCAATAACACGAGTCTTTGCAATTTCGTGCCCACGTACACCTGCGGCTAAAATTAATTGGAATCGGTTGCCACCAAATACGGCATCACAGTTATCAATGTTGTATTTTTCAACTGACGCTATCTTTTTTGACATAGTATGTACCTAAGTTATTATTTAAAATACTATTATAACATAGGATTACTTAGATGTCAACGTTTTTGTCTGGGAACTTTTATAGAAGTACTTCTTAGATCTCTGCTTTGATCATCCCAGGCACGTTGCTGTACCATAGTTATTTCTTCAAGCAATTTACCTTTTTCAATAACGCTTCTTATATAGATATTCCCCGATTTTAAAGTTTCAATCTTAACTCGTATATGCAATAATATACGTTTAGGATTAGTAACGTCGTGTATAATAATCTCTGGTCTGGCTTTACCGCCAAGATATGTAGCTGTTAAGTTAACTTTGCTTAATTTATCTCTAAGATTTTTAAATCGTAAAATTTTAAAACCGCCTTTGTTAAAGTCGACTAGTTCTACACTAGGATCGCCTAATGTAGCAAAATGAGTAATAGCATGTGCTAAGATATCAACAAATTGTGCTTCTTTGGTATCATTATCACCCATTAAATTTCTAGCTAATTCTTCTGTTACTAACTTATAAATGTAGGCCAACGCTTCAAATTGGTTCTCTCTATTTAAAGTATTAAATTGTTGAGTATATTTACTAACGTCGATACCAAAGTAATTCCATAATTTAATCATCGACGTCATATCAGCGCCGCCTACTTGGCCAAATTGTTTAATTCCACCAATTTTAAGACTAGTGTTAAGTCTTAAATAGCGCATTTGCCCGCTGGTTTCTTTCACTCCAACCCATACATCTGTTTTTTTATCAGTTTCACTGGCGGCGCCATCTGCTACTATATTAATTTCATCTGCTTTGCCGTTTAGATAAAAATATTTACTATAGCGTTCAGCCATTGGACTGTTAACATACGCAGCTGCACTTAAAAACTCGCTAGTAACCAAACTGCGTTTTGCAGGATCCATTAGATCTTTATACGGACCAGTTTTTAATTTAAGTATAAAAGAAATAGTATCTGAAATTTGACTATTTGCATCATTTACAGTAACTTGATATGTATCTTCTCCGGTCAGTTTTAATTGACTTAAAATACTTGCAATATCATCAGGTGTAACTGTTGCTATGTTTTCATTACCTCGACGTTTGGTAAATTTAGCAAACATAGCGGCGCCCAGGATGCCCTCGGCAATTTCACCTTTATTGGCTACTTTAGGTTTTTCGGCGCCTGAAGCTGTATAATGTACTAAAGGATTTTGAATAGCCGAATTGCTACCAACTACTAGCCATGTTTGGCCCTTGTCATTTTTAAAAGCATATTGATCCTGCCCTCGACCAAGTTGTAGTGTAGCATCAAACTCGGATACTGTAGCGGGATCAATCAATTCAATATAACCACCGGTGTCAATTCCCTGTCGAGATAATTCCGCAGAAAATTTTTGTCCGTGTATACTATCACTAATGAGAAACTGTTCACCGGGGCCGTATTTAGATATAGTTACTTCAAAAAGATTGTCAATAAGGTTAATAAATTCGCGCATATTGTATTTATTATTCTTTACGCTCGATGTCATCTTCGACGCAGAAGTCACCGTATTGTATTTCAATTATACGACAGGGTTTGTTGTAAGGGTTAGCCAATTGATGCCACTGTTCTTCCGGTATGCGATGAGTTGAATGTTTATTTAGATGCGGTGTTTGAATAGTAGTTGGGTAAACACGACTATATTCGCCTACGGTTGCTTGGCCGTCTGCAACAAACCATAATTCAGATCTATTATAATGTTTCTGCATACTTAGGTGCTTACCGGGATTAATGGTTAATTCTTTGACTTTTAAGCCCAAAACGTCATGTAATACACGATAATAACCCCATTCTCGCTCAGTTTTAGGCGCTTTCCATTCATCTAATATCCAACTGCTACTATTACGCTTTTCCATGCCGCCGACACCAAATACAAATTCTACATCCTTGCACTTCATCTCAGGAATATTGTCTTGGGTTCTATCGCCGCCATTGGCAAATACTATATGGCTGTTTGGATACATTAGTTTAACATTATTAATTGCTTCAATAGCCGTGCCGTCATTATCATCAAACAATATACAATGATCAACCATTTTTAAGTTTTCGATAATAGCAATCCGCTCGATACTAGGCATAAATGCACGGCCTTTCTTTCGAGCTACCCAGGCATCACTGTTTACGCCAACGACTAGTATATTACCTAATGCTTTAGCTGCTTTGAAATATTCTATATGTCCGCTATGCAAGCAGTCAAATCCACCAGTTACAAGTACAACTCGATTAATCATATTTTTTCTTAGGTGGGCGCAAGATGCCAACTGGCTTGGTAATCTTAGTTTTTTTAATTATGTTTGCCTGCTTGATAGTCTGCTTGTCCGATGGTGTAGATATATTAATAACTCCATCAAATGTGCGAGTAGCTTCTTCTGGAATTTCAGTCCATTGACTTACATAATCGATAAAATAATTTTCTTTATCTAGCCACGGATATAATATATCTTCCTGTCGTAGATACCCATATTGAGTTATCGAATCGACCACAGTCGGATTTAATAAACCCAGATCAATTAGATCATACCACGTTGTGTTAGTTGCATCCATAGGAGCAATGTCTGATTTGTATACTGCTATGTGTATCCATGGGTCATTAAATGATTTAAGTAGGTAAGCATCCTTGCAGTCAAATCCATTTACTGCCAACATATAAATTAAACTAGTTGGAGTAAAGTTATAAAAACACCCGCTGTGTGTTCGACTATAATATTTGTTATCTGCTACGCCGCTATGTTGCGGAATGCTCAATACTAGCATAGCATTGACATTCATCTGTTCGTTCCATACTCGTAATGTTTCGATTGGATTAGTACTATATTGCAGACTATCATGCGACCATACTAGGTCAGCTTGTACTGGAATACATCGTGCAGTAAAATCTCTGTTGATTGGTCGAATATTAGCAAACGACGGTATTTGACCAAGTTTAGCAGCATCACGATCAACTGCATAACAATTATAATTATAAGGGCGAGGAGGATCGTCGCGTGATACTAATGTTGCCCACCAAGTGATGTCTTCACCTGTTCCACAGCCCATATCTACAATCGTATGTAAACTATCAAGAAAGCTATCATACTCCCTAAGTTGATTTAATACCTTAAGTGCATGTCTAGCCATTTTTTAATATCCTAAAAATAAAGTCTTTGCTGAAAGTAGTGTATGCTTCTATAAATTTTGCAGTATAGTCAGCTTCGTCTATTGTGTTATTACTTAATCTCGCAAATCGTAATTCTTGTGAATAGTGTATGAGTTGACCTTTACGATTCATATAATCCAATATGTCAATATTATCGTTTGGGCCAATATGAGAAGAAACGTATTTAATCTCTTCCCACTGTGCTAACAGTTCGTCTACGTTATTGATTAACTGTTGCATCTTCCATTCCTGCTGTGCGCAGTCTAACAATATGTCCAATCATGTATGATTTTGCTTCCAAACCTTTCATAATGCCTAGCCATTTATTACGCAGTAAGGCTACTTCGTTAATGATGGTTTCCATATCAATAACTTCGCTTTCACCATCGACATACTTTTCAGCATCGCGACTGGTCAGCGCACGTGCATAGGCTTCAAGATACTTTTTGTAGTGGTCCTGACGGATTTTACGAAGTTTGATGTTGAGAAAGTTAAGCACCGCTTCAATCTCCTGTAACTGATTGAAACGTTGCTCTGTAACTCCGGGTAAAGTAGCTAGGCCTTTTTCAATATTGCCGTGTACCTTAACTTCATTTTTAGCCTGTGCTAGCTCATTACTATAGTAGTCAATGAAGTCAGGCAATGCGCCAATATTTTGTACTACTCGGTTATACCACATACTTACTCGTCGTCGTAGTCGTTTTCAGGTTCGGCTTCTTCGCCTAGATATTCTTCCACAGCACGTCTAAGGTATGCATCGGTACCGCCAAACTTTTTCAAATCTGCTTCTGTAATGCTGTGATCAGCAACTACATTAACCACATGATCTGCTACTGCCTGTCGATCTTTTTGTGAAATATATTCCTTAGTAGTAAGCCACATTTCACTTAACAAATCAATTTCTAAACTCATTATTCAGTCCCTTGTTCAAGTACTTGGTTTTCAGATAAATCTTCGTCTGCTACGTCGGTAGCTTTTGTACTTAGCAAATGCACATTAGTTGAAATTTCTTTCATTACTTTATCTAGACACTCATCTTCATTACGTTCCCATGCTTTACGGAATTTTTTAATAACAACCCCGTCTGCTAGTGTGTAGACTAAACTGTTGCCTTCTTTTTTCAGCATGTTTTTAGCTTCTAACATATCTACCATACCTGAATAAGGACTCATACCAGTTTCATATGGAATCTCTACTTGTACACTCTCAAACGGTTTAGCATATCGTGTCTTCATAATCTTACAAGCGGCACGGATACCGTTAACTGTTGTGGTCTTATTACCGTCAGCGTCTGTTTTAAGTTTAAGTTTACGCATAGCTACAACAATACTTGAAGCATAGATAAAGCCTTGACCGCCACTAATCTTGTCATCTGGGTCAAACATATCCTGTGACGCATACGTATGGTTAGTTGCTACTAGACCTAAGTTTAATGTACCAAACATGTTCACACAGTTACGTACAAGTGCTGTTAGTGCTTTAGGTTTACGACCCATATCACCTTTCATTTCACCTGCTTCAAACTGGTTAACGTCTGTCGGAGTTAACATCATTCCTAAACTGTCCAGAACAAACAATACTTTAGGACGGTCTTCTTCTGGAAGGGTACGATACTCTTTAACAAAGTCACTGATAACTTTAGCCACATCATCAATCATAGCCATGTTAAGTTTAAGCAGTTTACTTTCGTCTGTATCTACACCCAATGCGTGTAGCCATGCTTCGTCAAGTGCGTTTTCTGTATCAATTAAAATAACATAAATGCCTTGCTCCTGTGCATGACGTACAATATTACCCGAACAGATAAATGATTTTCCTGCACCCGATTCACCAGCAAACACAGTTACCTTACCCATAGGAATGCCTTTATTAAAGTCTCCGCTTAATAGATAGTTTAATGTGTAGTTGCCTGTACTGATCCAATCTGTAGGATCGTTAAAGCCAATACCTAACCCATCAATTGATTTGGTAATTGATTTTCTAAATTTACTAATGTCGAATGGTTTTGCCATAATGTTTTCCTTTGAGTGTGTATTAAGTTTATTTTACATGAATTATACTGCTATGTCTACATGTAATGACATATATCTTTTCCAAAATTTACCAATTGCACTAGGATCAAAGTCATCGAATCCTAGTTGAGTATATAACTGTTGCATATTGCTGATAAACAATTCTGCAGCAAAAATAGTCGAGTCCACATCAACAACTATTTTTTTATTTTTTACAAGATGCCACAGATAGAATTTTTGCATTTCATCGTTGTCAGTTATGTAATTATCATTTTCAAATTGTTCCCAGGTTGGCCAATCGTGTCCTTTTAGTATATTGTATTTTTCTTTACAATAATTACCTGCGTATGATTCAATCGGTTGTAGATTTGATGTTTTTAGTTTTGCTGCAATATCAAAGAATTTTCTATAATTTTTTAACATTATCACAGTGGCATTAGGCCACACTTTAAGCAAATTTAATACCTCGCCCGGACCTCTATGAGAGCAAATGAAGAATTTTAAATTTGATTTTGATAGCTGCTCGGTGAGTGAATTTATATAATTAATAGTTGGGCTACCTGTTCTCCATAGTTCCTGGACCGGTCCATATATGTCAGCATCGCCATATTCATACATTGATATCCAATTTAGCATGTCATGCCTCGGTGCTAGCGAATTTAATGCAGTCTCTAGTCTAAACTGATAATCATTGGGACTATTAATCAAATATTCAGCAGCACGAGTATCCTGCGGTACAGCATACTTACTCAATGATAAACAATTGCTTATAAATTTGCCGCCGGCAAATGGTGTAAATTGTATAATAACTGGATTTGTGCTGTCGAAATTAACCATTGAATTTCTCTAGTTGTGTTAGGTAATGTTTACTCATGTACCAATCATAATTATAATCAACCGTGTCTTTTTCTAATAGATATAAATCATGCCAATCGGCAGTGGTCAAATGACCAAACTTTGATAACATACTTAGAAGTTCTACTAATCGAACAACTGGATTGGTAATTGAGTCAAAGTCATAATTAAATATTGTAGTGAATAGTTTAAATCCGTATATTTCAGCTAAATGCCGGTGCCAGCCCGGTTGACTATAACCTAGCCATAAAGATTTACCTACTACTGGATATAAAAACTTTTCGGTAACAAACGGTACGTTGCTGGTTGCCATTGTTTCCGATACTATTTGTATAAATGATTGATTTATCTTGTCTAATAGTATTTTTATATTACGTTTATGATTATAGCGTGTATAGTCAATTGAATAGATATTATTATAAAACTCGTCCGCATCAGCACCATCTGCTATGATAAATTTTCTATAAAATCGTTCATCTAGACTAGATTCAAAACACGCAATTATATTACCATCGATTCGATCTTTATATGTGGAGAAATTTTTAGTATTGTATTCAGGTGTAAACCAACCAAATTTATGTAGTGCCGATGTTAACAATTGTCGCGATATATGTTCGGACCCATTAAAAGAACATACAAAGTTCTTAAAATCTTTTTCTTTATCGACTAATTTAATATTAGTAAAGTGTGAGAAATTTAATGTATGCTGATACTCTGATGAAAACCGAATATTTAAATTTGAATAATTAGCATGAACCGCCTGCGATAAAACATTATGATATTGAATGTCGTATTGTTTGCCCTGCGCACCTGCGTAATCGTTTATACTATCTAATACCGCATTACAATTATCTACGTCAAATCCACCAAGGTGATCAAGCAATTGAAACCTGGCTGGTAGGCCGGCAAAGTCGATTGCTGATTCGGGTAAGAGTTGATATTGTGTTATTTGCAATTTCTACTCCACCATATATTATAAATTTTGCTTAACAAATCTTTATCGGGCATTGCCAGTGAACTACTTTGTGTAATTTGTTCTATATTATCAATTACAGTGTCTATAGAGAATATATTATCAAGATCAAATACTAAATTATTCACTAGTTGATTGCTTGGGTGTTGATACAAAGTTTCTGTACTAGAAAATAAATTAAATTCTGGATTTTGGGAAATATTAATCATCTTAAATTCATCAATACTATCAACTTGTATCACAGCATTGCCAGTGAAGAATTGTTTTACTAGCTCTTTTCTTTTTGGGTTGCAGTATGCAGGATCATGTTGTAATTGTCTAATTAGCATAGGTGCTTCGACATAATAGTGTTTTGACCATACCATTTGCTCGACCCATGCTCTAGCACGTTCTGACGTGATAATTACATTAACAAAAATACTGCCTGACATAAATTGAGGTATCTCAGATTTATGTAATATTAAATTAACTTTTTTATTTGCCTGTACATTATCAAAATAATAATCATCGTGGCCATCAACAAGCAATTGATTATATTCTTCAAAAGATACCTGCGTGCCTCGATCGTATGTGCCGCTGTAAAAATCCGAGCGATATGGTAAATCAGGTTCTAATCGTAAATGATAGGTTAAATCAACGGGGAACTTTGAATCAACGTAATTAACATATGATTCAGCAAACTTATCTGTGCCCTTTATTGCTTCAATGGATGACTCCCAATGAGCAATATCATTACTTAATTGAAGTGCAGTCGATAGAAATCTACCAGCTCCGCCACTTGGGTATCTTACTACGATGAATGGAGACTTATGCATTCTTAGTGAGAGTTATTGTTTCTATATAATCCAATTCAATTGCTGAATCGATTACTTTTACTAGTTCGTCAACAGTCATATGTTGTCTAGTATCATAAAAAGAATTAACAGTTTGATCATCGTGTATTCTTCTATTCTTAGCAAATGATGTTTTAATCCTACCCGGGCGGATTTCTATTAATCGGTAATTAGAATTTTTTAATTCATCACGCATACATTGTATGAATGTAGTTAGCCCAGCTTTACTTGCGGAATAAATGCTATCGCCGCCTAATGAAGATTCAACCGCTCTGCTAGTAATAAAGATAATTTTACCTGTGGGATTTTGTTGAATAAATTTCTGTGTTAGATAAATTGGTGCCCGAAGGTTGACATCGAGTATATCAGTCCAAGCTTCTATATCATGAGTTAGTATACCCTTGCCTCCGCCGTGACTATGACCGGCATTGTTGATTAATACATCAACTCCGGATAAATCAACAGTTTGTAGATCGGATAGTGTGCTTAAATTAACTATCGGTTTGTCAATTGACAAGACATTATGGTTAAGCAATAGATGTTCTTTTAATGCTAACCCTAAACCTGAGGTAGTGCCAGTAATTGCTATTTTCATTTTTAGAAAAGAGGGATAGTACTTAAACTATCCCTACTCTTTTATCAATTAAGCAGTTTTCTGACGATTGCGAATCATTGCTAAAATGTCTTCAGCACGTTGTCCGCCAGCTGCCGGAGTAGCTATTGGTGCTGTTGGAGCACTAACTTCTACTTCATCAGTATCAAACGGAGCATCTGCTACTGGAGCAATTGCCACCGGAGCACTTTCAACATGCTCAGAAACAACTGCACGGTCTGCCGGTTGAGCTGCTACATCACTAGCCGCAGTAGTCGTTGCAGGAGCATTTGATGTGTATGAACCGCGTGGTTTAAAGTACGCACCCCATTTTTCTTCATCATATGGTTGACCATCAACACTTGCTTCAAACATTTCTTTCATGATTTTAAGCTCTGCTTCGTTTGGACGTTTAGGCAAGAAGTCAGCAAGGTTATATAAACCAAACTTCTCAATTGCTTCTGCTTCGTCTACAGTTAATGCAGATTCTTTACGTGACCATTTTGAAGTACTGTAGTCAGCATAACCACCTTTACTTGTTTTAGTAGCAGTAAAGTCCAAACCACCTGCATAGTCAGTTGGCAAGTTTTCTAACTCTGGATCCATCAATGCTGATTTAACCAAGTTAAAAATCTGTGGGCTAATGATAAAGCGACGAATTGGATTTTCTGGAGTCTTATCATCTTTCAATGGATTTTCACGTACAAAGCCTTGGAATAAGTATGATTTCTTTTTCCAGTATTTACGACCCATTTCTTCTAAACTTGGATCTTTAAACCATGTACGTACTTCTGCTAGGATCGGGCATGATTCACCCCACATCTCAACACATGGTACTTGTACTGTTGTTTTTTTACTGTCTGTTTGGCCTTTAATGCCAGCGAACTCTAAGTTGATCATATTACGTTCAACCCAGAAGAATGTGTTTTTTGGATCTGCATCTGGTAAGAAACGGATACGTGCTGTTGCACCTTCGTCAATATTCCAGTGTGCATAGATTGCGTTGTCGCCGCCGCCTGTGGATGATTTACCTGAACTACGTGTGTCTTGCGCTTGTAACTTTGCTCTGATTTCTGCTAATGATGTTGCCATGATGTGTTTCTCCTGTTGTTTTAAGTTGGTCTTAATATAAGTAACTTCCCGCTACCTACAATAGTATTTATCACCTATGCATTAATAATACGTTATATTGATAGCAAGGTCAAGTAAAAAGTTTAGATATTTTTACCAAAATATGGGAGTAGCTCATCTATTAGTTTACTGTATCCTACAATGTCTGGGTGTACTTCTTTCCAATTACTATATATAAGATCCAATTTCTCAGCGGCTACAATAGACATTGGCTTAAATTCTGTGCCAAATTTCTGCATGAATTCTGGAGTATCTGCTAGTTGGCTATACCATTCTGGGTCGCTTAGATATACATCTTCTAATAGATTAGGTATTAATAATTTAGTGGCACTAGGTACTACAGATGTTAAATTACTATATTGTTCAATACTCGGGTGTAGTTGACCCCAACACCCTAACATTAATACCTGTACATTATGTTGCAGAGCAATTTCATTTAATTTAGTATAGAATTTAGAAAAATAATCAGCAATCATATCATCTAAACTATCGTATTTCAATAAAGAATCAACAAACGTATGCTCTAATTCTTTCCACTGTGTGAATTCAGCATCGGGCGGTTTCTTGACATATAGATAGTGTTCTCTAAATATATCTGTTTGCAGGAATACAATATAATCCACAGTATCCCAGGCAATTTCTTTATATTCGTCACTGTGAGAATGCCCATATAAAGACCTGCCTGTATTGTTCCAATTACCTTCCATACGATCAAGTTGTAACCAATTCGAGCCACCGGCTTTGCTTATATTAATCACAGTGTGCCCGTGTTCTTGTAGTATAGATGCTGGGCCGATACCTAAAGGACCGTAGTCACTGCCAGTGCCACCGAATACACCGATACCCCAACTGTCACCTGCTAGTACTATTGTGCTCATTTATTGTGGGATGATACTAATTTTAAATAATGATGTCTATTATACTCTATTGTTGGCAACATTTCTTGGAATATACTGTTAAGCTCGTCTAAGGAAAATGTAGCTATACGATCTATTTCTTGTTTAATAGCTTCAAATCGCTGATAATTATTTTCAATTTGGTCATAACTTTCATCAAACCATGGGCTAAATGTTTTAAATCCTGCTTGTTGTAACCGTGTTAGGCTGTGTGCGCCTGACATCATAATGAATGGTCGACCTATATATAAATTCTTAATTGCTTTTTCTGTGATCCATGTATTACTCACACAGTCTGTTTCTACAACAATTTCCATAAAATAATCATGATACGGTTTACGGCCGGCACCTACTATCATGTCATGACTGTATACTCGCATTGGAAATAGTTGATCATATACAATAGGTGTATTGGCGTCGGCCCAGGCTATATCATCTTCGAAGTGTTTACGAAATGGTAGATCAACCAGCATACCACGTTCTTGATATGATATGTACGAGTCTTCTCTATAGTGAGTAAACAATTGTCGAGCTATTTGTAATCGATAAAACGTGCCTCGGTGAAACCATGCGGCAAATTTCTTAGTAAATCGATTAGTAGACATAGGTATGTCTTTAATAGTTGGATATAATACATTTATCCACATTTGTATGCTGTCATGTTTGAGTATAGTTACATTGGGTATATCTAAATCATCTCTACAGAACATAACACAGGTTTCGGTAGTAAGATTGTATTTTTTAATAATCAACTTGACAATTTCTATGCCGCCTGACAGAATCGGATTACAACCGTCTTCGAATACAAAAAGAAAACGTTTGCCTTCGCCTATTTTATCAACTTGATATATTAATTGATCAGTACCCATAAATGCATAGTTACGATCAAACATACTATTAAAGTTAAGTGCAATTACATCTTCTATTTCAATGATAGGCACACTTCTGTCTGCCCATGGTCTATTTAAATATACCTGCCAGAAAAATTTTGTTAATTTATGCATACAAATATTTATTACTCAAGAAAAAAGGCATTAAAAAATGCCTTTTTATAAAACTAATTTGTTATTATTGTAGCCCTGCTATTTTACGCATTTGTGCGATATCTTCATCAAATTGTTTATTGTATAATGACACATCGTCTTCTGGTTCATCTTTAGCTATTGCCTTGATACCATGAGGGATAGTTTTAAGTTTGTCTTTGAAGCTTAATGGTTTTGCGCCCATACGTTTTAATTTTTCATCTTTGTTAACGTGATCTTCGTAACCTTCTGCTAATGCCGCTTTCATTTCTTCTTTAGATTTGTTATACTTTGCCTGAAATTCTTCATCTGATAGTTCTGTAAGATCCATGTCAACTTCTTTCATACGTCCTTCGTTCATTTCTGGATATTCTACGCCCACTTCGTTATATACTTGACGGACCATAGCACTAATATCACTTGAGCCTAATTCTTCCATCGGTGCGTGGAATGATGCTACATCACGTGCAGCATTCATAACACCATCTGGGCCTGCTTTCATTAATAGTTCTTGGTGTTGCCTAATGTTGCTTGTAATTCTACGAATAATTGCTGTTTGGATTGATTCAACTTGGTCTTCATCGTATTCGCCTTCGCTCATTCCACGATTAAACTGATCTGGGTTGTCACGATCTTGGTCAAATTCTAAATCGCTACCATATTCTTGATCAGGTTCGTCAAGGTCACGATCAAATTCCATGTCGTCACCACCTTCATCAACTGTCTGATCGGCTGGCTCTACGTCGCCGATTTCGTTCATAACTTTACCGTAGATTTCTGGCATATTTTCTTGTACCCAATCCATAACTACATCACGTGCATCAGCTTCTGGGTCTTGGTCTGCTAGTGACTCTAACTGATCAAACAATACATCGTCGCCAATTAAGTTGTATAATGCGCTGGTAGCATTAGTAGCATCTACACCAACAATAAGTGGTTCCATTAGTAAATCGATTAGTTTAGTAACTTGTTCTTCACCTTCTGGTGTAGCCCATGTACCTTCAGCTACATTAGTAGCCCATGATTCAAATTGTTGTGCGAATTTATTAGATTTTTTCATATTATATGCCTTTTGTACAATTGGTAGTGCCGAATCAGTTGCGTCATTGTAAGTTTTTCTAACGAAACGCTCACGCATACTATCAACGTCAAAGTCATCCATTAGAGTTTGTTCATCCATCTGGAAACTTTCTTTGCAAGCAGCGTAACCCTTACGTCCGCTCATTCTTTTTAGAGTGTCATTCAATAAACCATGATATTCAAATGCCGCTTCCACCATAGCTTGTGTTTCGGCATCTTCAAATGTTCTACGTACCATTTGTGATTTAAATGGGCGTAGTTTACTACATTCTTCTGCTACTTTAGTAATGTGTTGACCGAAATCATCATTAACATTACCGCCTTCCGATACGTGGCGTGCCATAGCACGTGCGTATCTTAAATTGTTGTATGGTAATTTGAAACGCTCACCGTCTGTTGTTTCAACAAACAATGCTTTAATTTTGCGACTACGTGCGCCACGTTGCTCTGGGTCTACTCTGTCGCTGTGACGTACAATAATCTTCACGTTGCCATCTTGCTCGTAACTGCTACGACTTGTGCCGTGCATTCTGCTTTCACCGATGACTTCATCTTTACTATATGTGCTGTCTGATTTGCTTACTTGTTGTAAGTCACGGTGTTTTAGTGTACTACGTGTAATATCACGTGGCTCAAAGCTCAATAGATTACGTTTAGCAAACTCACGTAGCTCTCTTAAAAAGCCATACCATTTAGCTTTTTCTTCTTCATCTAAGTCACTGCTGATATTTTTACTAAAGTATATTTTAAGTGAAGTTTCATCAATAACGCTAATTGTTATATTACCGTGGCTTGTACCATCAACTGTATAATCAAAGTTGAAAAAACGTGCATCTTCTGGGTTTTGTGTTGCCTTGGCATTTTCATCGCCTAAGCTAACATCTTCAAACCTATCACGGATCTTTTCAAACAATGCTTCAGATATTTTATTAATTTCTCTCATATTGTATTTATTCAATTAGAACATTATGAATGGCATTGGCTCGATAAAATCATCAAGTGTATCGCGCATTGCATTGTCAAGTGTTGCATCATATGTTTGTAGTAGCATTGCCATACGTACTATTAACACCAGGCTCATCACCAAGTCATCTGTTTCGCCGGGCTTAGCCGCAAAACTTGATCCAGTTGCTACAAATGTTTTTAATTCTGATATTAGGTTCTTACTAGCAATAGTCATACGTTTGGTTTCTATTAGATTTTTTAACTTAGAACAAGCTGATATTTTGCTTTTGTTTGTAGTATTAAATCCTTTACGATAGCGTCTGCCAGAGCCCATAGCCTTAGGTTCATTTAAGAATGTTCCTTTGATATTTTCCTCGCCCATTTCGGCTACTGTTATTAGTGCCGCTTCACCTATTGTGTTGTTTTCCATACTGTAGTAAATGTTGTTTACTGGTATTGTTTCTGCCAGATAGCGTGTGATTTCTCGTAATATACCGATTTGTTGCTGTATTGGTGTGCGATTGTGTTGCCATTCTCCTACTTGCATAAAGCTAGGCAATTCAAATATTTGTATTGCCGCAGGATCACCACCTGTACCAAGACTAGGATCCAATGCTACAAGATAAGTGTTTGTTGGGCTAGGTTTTTTATACCAACGTATTTGACCTTGTCGTTCAATTGGGTCAATTCCGTCCATTTCAATTAAATGTCCTGGATTAATTAATGTTTCGTCCCAGATAATAAATTCACAATCCATTTCACGACGGAAACGTTCGTCACCTAATTGACTACGCTGTTCTGCGGCCCATTTATCATCTCTATCCGGATGTTCGCGCCAGAAGCTACGGAATGATTTAAACCCATTAACTCCTAATTCAGTGGCATTGCCAAATTCGTCGATGCATTTGTTGGCTCCTTTCCATAAGGTAGCAAATTGGTCTTCATCTGAATTAGGTGTTGATGTGATAATACATTTACCACCTGTTGCTAGTGTAGGACTAATAGAAGTCCAGAATTCACGGCCAATGGTACTGCGCACAAACGCAAACTCATCGCAATATAATAATGAAATAGACATACCCCGGCCGGTATTTTCTGTTGTAGTTGATGAGTTAATTCTACTGCCATTTTCAAAGTCTATACTACCTTTGTTGTAGCTTGTGGCACCGGCACGTATAAAGTCGGGACACAGCTCGTATGCATAACGTATACGAGCCATAATTTCTTGTGAACCTGTGTATTTGTGTGCGGCAATTAGGATAGTACTATCTGGTACAAACATAGCGTACCATAGCAAGTAGCCTGCAGCAGATGTTGATTTGCCTGTTTGTCGCGGCATTAATGATATGCTAAAACGATAGTTGTGATATGTTTCAATTAAACGTTTTTGATAATCAAATGGTTGGTACAACATACGACCTTTAGTAGGATGCTGTATATAGAAATAGTTACTCATAAAGTATTCTGGCCCGGTAATAGGGTCAGCACAACGAGCAAACTCTAAGATTTGCTGTTCGGTAAAGGTTTCTGTTTGGTGCGCACGTTTTACAAGTACGCCTTCAAGTGATTTAGCCATACAAATACTTATGTTAGAAAGGAGATTCGCCTGTCAAATAAGGCTTAGAAAACCATAAACGGAACCACTCGGGTGTTCCTGGCTTTACGTTGTTTTGTTGTTGGTATTTTATTTTTTCGTCAGCAGTAACGCTACAGTTACTACCTTCGTCGCTAGTTTGGCTAGCAGTATATTCTTGTAGCTGTGCTAGCCCGCCTAGTCCAGATCCATTTAATCCAGCAAGTGCTTTCATTTCATGTATAGGATCGGCAGAGTCAAGTACAGCATCAGGAATAGTGTCCTGAGAATAGTCTTGTGTACGAATGGAATATTGTTTAAACACCGTATTTGTTTTTCTTTGGCGCGGCTACAGGACTGACTTTGTTTACTTTGCTGGACTCGACACTGTCTTTGCCGCCATGCGTTTTACGTTTAAGTCCAAACTTCTTAGCTGCGTGAGCAATAATTTTATCGTCGGCATCGCTGTAACCTACTGTTACAAAGTCACTGCCGGTGCCGGCACGTTGATCAGCGTCTACATCAGGTGCGCCGGCTAGCTCAATACCAAAGCGGTAGGCTAGGTATGGGTTAGCGTTGTTATCTAAATGAGGGAAAGACTGAAGATTAGGAAGGGCATTTTTAGAACCCGTTCTAACATCACCTTCAGTAACTATTTCATTAATTTTCATTAGTATTTGCCTGTTAGTGTAGCTATTTGTTTACGTAACTGTTCAAGCTCATCTGTAAGTGCGTCAAGTTTATCACTATTTGCATCAATTGCTAATTCTTCACTATCATTTTCAATTTCTAATTGATCAATGTCTGCTTCTTCTGCATCATTTTCTGCACCAAGCGTTTTAATATCAGACATACTGTGTTTGTTTGCTTTACGTACTAATGTTGCTAATGCGCCAAAATCATCATTATTTGCATCGGGATACTTAGCCTTTGCTATATTCAGCATATTTTGTGTTTCTGGGTCCATAGTGGCCTCAGCAAGTTGCTCAATATATTCGCGTAATGTTTTCATTTTAATATTCGTCGTCTTCTTCTAGTCTACCACGTAGATCAGTTACAGAACCTGTTTGACTATTACTACGCAAAAATGCTTCAAGCCACGGGCGAGTGTATGCACCAACAACATTACCTACTTCTTTAGTAGATTCAAGTTGATTCGCAATTCTAACCGCTTCCGATAATGCTTCCTCGAGTTGATCTATTAGATCAGCCGCGTGGCTAGTGCCTTCATCATCCCAAAGTGCTTCTTGGACTGGCTGTTCTAATGAACTACCGTTTTCAACAATCATCGCATATTTTTTTAATAAGTCTGAACTCATTTTGTTAGACCTTTTAACAAGCTAGTATATTTGCTCCAGCTAGTATCTTTAGCTTCTGCAACTGCCATCGGATTGTCACCTGGCTGTGCAATTTTGTAAGCACGTTTAGTAGCATGTAAATCATTGCCGCTTGGAATAGCAGCATCAATGCCAGCTGTTTGTTCGCGTGGACTGTTTACGTATTCTGGATCACGTTCTTCATCAACTGCATCAATCATACCTTGTGCAATAGCTGATTCTGCATCTTGTGGTAATTCAACTGCTTGTATTACTGGTTGTGCTGTAACTTGTTCCATGCCTGCTAGTTTACGGAATAAGTTAAGTGCATCTTCTTGACCGTTAGCAGTAATGTTGACATTAATATCTTCTTTAACTGTGTAACGTTTACCAGCAACTTCGAACTCTTTAGCACCACTTGCCTTAGCAGCTGCTAATGCGCCTGAGAATTCATTGCCTTCTGCCATTTCTGCTTCTGGTAAGGAATCCATATCAACATTAATTTCAGCTGGTGGATTAGGTAGTAATTCAGCTTCAACAACACCTGCGGCAGCATAGAATTTATCATGGCTGAAGCGTGGGTTTTGCTGTTTAAATATATCAGCGTGATGTTGTGCTAACTCTTTACGTTTAGCCTCATCTGGAATATTTTTAATTAAATCTGCTACCATACGGAAGTCTTTACGGCTTGCAGCTTCATTAATTGAACTTTCGTCTAACTCTTCTAAGCTAGATCTTTCTAATCCAATTTCTTGTGCTACATCAGTTTCGGCAACAGGAGCAGGCAATCCAGCTAATGCTGCAATTTCATCTAATTCTGATATACCACCCAAGTGACTATTCATTGGAGCACCGCACTCAGCAACTTCTTTACAGTAGTGGCTATATGATGTTGCTACGTCACCTAAGAAATCTTCGTCCATTAAAAGAATGTTTCTAGCACGGTTAGGTTGGATACCTTGTGCTACCATTTCTTTACGCACAGCCATTTCAAATTCGCTGTCTGCTGTGTTTAAATTAGGATTCTTTTCACATAATGCTTTGGCAACTTGTTCATAGAAGTAATCAGTTTCTTCCATTACTCGACCTTCTTTAATTTTAGCAAGTTTAGCTTTTTTCATAGCAGGAGCAGAATTTTTAATTTTGCCAGCATCTTTAAACTCGGTGCCTTCGTTTATCTCGTAATCTTCATCGTCGCCTACATCAACTACGTTGTAACGGCTTTTACGATCCATAATATCTTTTTCACGACGGTCTTGTTCTTCTTCACCGCCATATTTTTTACCTTTGTGCGTGGTTACATTACCTTGCTTAGTGACAACTCCACCTGTAGCTGTAGTTAATTCGTCTAACTCTTCTGGCTCATCTTGATATGTTGCTTGATGAATACGAACATTTGGCTCTGCATCTTTACCGCTAAACCAGTCGTCTTTTTCTGCTCGACGATCTTCAATATCTTGTAAGCGACGGCGTTTTTCTGCCGCAGATTTTTTAGCACTTGCTGGATCAATACTAGTATCTGTATCTGGATCAGCAAATTGATAGCTATCTAAGTCAGTTAAATCATCCATTCCTTCTTTAATTTTTAATTTGCTAGTTAGGTCGTTTGCATCACCGCCAAACATATCTTTAAACGCACCTTTGGCATTGTTTTTATCTTTAACTGCTTTCTTAGGTGGTTGATTAAAAGATGAGGAGTGACGTACACCGTATTCATCGTAGTCGTCGCTACTAAAAGGTTCAGCTTTTTTTTCCTTAACAGCTTGCTTCATTGGCTCTTTCTTGTCGCCATCTTTATCTAAGTCTAAGAAGTCTGGTTTAGCGGCAGCTTCTTTAAAAGTTTGATATTTTGCTTCTAAACTTTTAACTGCTTCGGTGATACTACCACGTGCATCTACGCTTTCGTAGACTGTAGTAGCTTCTGTATCTGGCGTTGGTGCGGCAGTATCAGAAATGCCTTTTAACTTGCCTAAGATGTTGTAGATGTTGTTGCTCATTTTATTATTTTCCTTTAACTGGGCTTGGTATTTTATTTTGTACTGAGCCCACTGGGCTTTGTGTTCCTTGTGGTAAATCATTTGTTGTTTTACCATCTGCCGGTTCATTGCCAGCAATTTCAAACTTAACTTTGTTTAATTCTTTAAGAAAACTACCTTGACTGTATGCTTTACTAGCTTCTTCGCCGCAGGCACATTCATCATGTGAGTATTCTTTATCTAATACTGCTTCACCTTTTTTGAATTCACGCACATCGTTGCCTTCTAAATTCCAACGACGTTGTTCTTCTGGGTGATGCGGACTTACTACTACAATGCTTGCCTGTGGAATGCCTGCACGCTCGCTAACAATGGCACGTAGTTGTGCTTCGTTAACTGGATATGTAAGTACAACATCCATCAAATAAATTTGACAGTTTGCCATACTTGGAAAATCAATATCACTAGGCTGAATTGGTAAACGTTTAGCTTTACTCATACTTTCTAAGCCATATGCATCAAGTGCTGCTTCCAATACTGCTAGTTTTTCAGCTGGGTCAATGTTAGCAATTTTAATGCGAAACTCATAGGTCTTGTGACTTTCAGTTAAATGTTGTAGAAAATTCTTCATAGTTTTATATATCCTTACAGTTATTTATTCAAAATTGCTGTTTTAATCTGGCTTGCTTTTGCCTAGTATCTGTGCTAGTAAGGCGTTTCTATCAAGCACTACACCACCGCTAGTACCATCTACCGCATCAAGTAACTTATCACCATCTGTCTTACTAGCATCTTTTGCTGCCTGCTGATCTAATCGCATCTTTTTAAGTTGTAGATCAATTGTACGTATCTTTCTATCAATCTTAGCCTGTTTAGCAGTGATTGCATGTCCTAGCAATGTACCCGCTGTGGCTAAGATATGCCCGCTAAAGCGTGCTTCAACATTCATACCTAAATCCATTAGGTCTTGAAACTTGTCTTTAGCTAGGTCACTTAACTCATCTAGTTCTTTATCAGTTACATCTAGATCGTTGACGTGTGGCAGTGCCGCATCAATTTTATCAATAGTAAGATCCATTTCTTCAATGAGTGCTCTATTTTCTTCAATTGTGGTGGTTGCGTCGTCTACGGTAGCTTCTTCAGTAGGAGCAAGGTTAAAGAGTTCTTCAAGTTTTTTTGTCATAGTAAACTATTTATTGTGTATTGGTATAACATTATATTTTGTTTGTCGTATGTTAGTGCTCTGATTGTTATTGCACACATCACATAATCCAATTTCTCGACTACTTGTAATATAAAAATGTTCAAGCTCTTCAGGAGTTGTATTAGTTAAATCTATCGGCTTGTATTTTAAATATTTTTGCCAGTCCGGATCATCGAGTTGTCCTTTAATTTTTAATAGATATGGCATTACTAAAAACCAGCTACATTTGTATAACTTAGAATCAACAAGTGCATGACAATGCGGCATACCGCAACCATTAGCATACGAGCCCGCAGGATCATTTGTGGCATATGGTTTCAATAATCCATCAATTTCAAAATATCCGGCTTTGAATTCTGCGAGCCTTGAAACTTGGACAGTATTTGAGTTTACGTGATATATTTCCGCCCATGATGATAATTTATGTAAATTAGTTGCTGTTACAGCATCTTTATTATTTTTTAACCAAGTTACATCAAGCGTCAATGGTATAGACGATACCTTGTCAGCGGCTAAGTTCTCTACGAATTTATCTAATTTAGCATGATATTTCTTTGCAATTACATCTCGCGAAAATAATGTAAAATGATCAGTTATATCTACATTGCATGGGTGATAAGTTTCACATAGTGATAATAATGGTTTTTTAAATTTATCTATTAGTAGGCCATTGGTTAACAAACAGATCACGGTAGTCGGATAGTATTCTCGGATTTTTTTAACTATAAGCTGTACTTTATCCCAATATAGGAACAATTCGCCGCCAATGAGATCTATTGATTCTGGGTCAACATACTTACTAAGATCTTCTATACTTTTGTATATTGATTCTATTGTTGGATCAAATTGAGAATCTTTAATGAAGTCGGATCCACTAGAGCAACCACGACAACTAAGATTGCACCGATGACCGTATATTATTTCAACTGTTTTTAATTTGATTCGTTGCATAGTATCTAACGTTTAACGTTTTTAAAAATATCAAATTCTGATACTACTCTAAAACGCATACCGTGTGATTTAGCCCATTGATCTGCCATAGCCCATTTAGCTAGGTTAATAGCTACTGATAGTTTGTCACGATAGCTTTTAGCTGCTTCCATTGTTGTTTCTTTGCTAGGTTTAATTTCAATAAGTTCAGTATGACGTTGTTGATTTGCATCTAAATAGACTACAAGAAAATCTGGAATATACACTGTATTCTTGCCAGTTACTGGATTGCGATATGGAATAGTAATTGCTTCACTAGCCCAGTTAATAACAGATGGGTTATTATCAGCAAAACACATAAATGTGAATTCCCAACTACTCCGATAAGTGGGTGCTCGTTTTCCTATATATTTTTCTGGATTTTTTATAATATATTTTCCGCTAGCATACTTTGCCATCTCTATATCCTTTACAATTTGTGTTGTGCCAACGCGAATAATTACCTTTATTAGTTGTCGTTCCGCAGTATTTACACTATTCTGTGATATTCATTATGCAAGGATAGATCGTGCTATGTATTTGTTTAGTTGCGGACTATTGCTAAGTCCTAATAAACTAGTATTAACTCTATTTAAGTTAAGAAACATTGTTAGATATGCATTAAGTTCATTTTTATTTAATTTGCGAAATTCATCAAGTATTGTCATTGGATCGATACCTTGTGTTTGTGCAGTGTAGATAACAGATGCGGCTAGTGCTGATCCACTTTCTTTATTGCCTGTCACGGTTTGAAAATATCCCACTATAGCATCGTCGGCATTTTGACCGATTGTAAAGTTAGGATTAAAAAAATTATTAAAGTAAGTCGTTGTACTATTTGTATCAACGCTTGGTGGTAAATTTCCAGTTACTGACATATTATTCCTTTAATTCATGTTGCCCGAGGATTTTCTTGTTGCAGGTGTTATTGCTTTAGCTAATCCCGTTTGTACACTTGATATAGTCGGTACAAATACTGTGCTCTGTGTATTCTGTCCACGAAGTATATTCATTGCAGTTTGTTTAAGTTCTGCCGAAGCTACATTTTTAATATTAGTATTTTTAAAATTGGATCCTGTGCGTAATGCACCCAATGCCGCAGCGCCGAAGTTGCCGCTGCCTAGGTTAGTTAAAACATCACCAATACCTTGCACTAATCCACCCTGTCCAAGTATGCTAGTTGTACCGCCGCCTAAACTTGACAACGGGCTAGCTGACTTATCGTAATGTACCTGTGCGAACCCCTGCACTTTGCCACTGGCAACTGGGCCCGATTCATAATGAATTGCTTCATATGCTACAGTCATACTATGTTCCATAGGACTATAATCCCCAGCAGTATGTTGCCCATGTGCAAAACTTTGTATTGTTGGATTTATTAAAATATAACTGCTAAATGATTTCTGATGTAGACTATAAATTCGAATAGCTGTGATATAATTAGGTGCACCTGTGCCATTAGCCACTGGGCTAAATCCCCAATTTTGTGAAGTACGTTTTTTATATTTAGATTCTTGTTTATATACCTGTTCTTGTTGTTCCCAGTCTCTATAATAATACTGGTAGTATCCCTGCCAAAAGTCACGGACTACATTAGAACTATCATCATGAAATGTAAAGCTAATCGGGTCATAGTTAATTCGTTCTTGATGAATAATTTTTCTATTGTAGGCATTTAATACTTTATTTTGTACAGTAAATTTAGGTAACGTAACTGTTTTTGCCATTATGCCAATTTCAGTATTATCACCAGGTTTAATATTTGGATTAATATCAATAAACACATGGAACATTGTTCCAATTTTAGGACTAAGTCTATATAATCCATCAACAAAAGTTTTAGAGGCATGTTGCCAGTCTTTTATTTCATCGCCTGTGCTTATTTGTGTTAATAATTGGTTAAAGAATCCGGCTGCCATTTGTTCTATCCATTTATATTATTTATCGCCAAAAAAAAGCCCGGTAATTAACCGAGCTTTTAAGTTGTTTCATTTACGGGTATTAACCAGTAATTGTAGTACCTAATGTTCTTGCAACAACACTACCAACACCTGTACCAACTGGAGTTTGAACAGCATTATCATAACGAATTGTTAATGCAATTGTCATTGGATCATTTGTACCATAGTTAGAATCACCGTAGTCTGCACTTGACAAGTAGCAACCATACATTTCCCATGATTCAAGGATTGTTGGCTCACTTGCGCCATTGCCACCATCTAAGGCTTCCCAACGTGTAACGAATTTATAGTCAATACCACTAGAAGCACTAGCTTGTTCCATAAAGTCGAATTGTTTTTGTAGTTGCTCACCAACACGTTTGCTAACTTCGCCAGATGCATCATCACGTAGGTTGCAGGTAACAGCGTCCCAGGTTGGTTTGCCAGCAAGGTAAACTTTACTGTTATATACAGGAATTAAGATTTCTTCAAAACTTAATGTTGGACGTTTAAAATCCATAACCTGTTTAGTTAACTCAGTTGATGGTTGACTAACACCAAAATTCTCAAATGTTACGCGAAAGCGGAACTTTAATTTAGGCATTAACAAACCTTGCGCACTTGCACTTTGGTTTGTACTTAGCGGTACGGTAAACTTGCTTAATGATGATGTTGCCATCTTAGTATTCCTTTTATATATTTAGTTCTTTCTTAGTACATAACTGGGGAAGTCGCCTTCCCCATTATATACATACTTTATTAATTATAACCCTGCTGCAATAGCACCTGTATTTTTCAAACGTACTGGAATGTAGATGAATTCAATTGCTTTAACTGGCTCAATTGCAATATCGATGTACAATTCGTTACGGTCAATACGATCTGGTGTATTGTTAGTTGTATCGCAAACTACTAAGTAATCGTAGATACCACGTTTAGCAACTACATCATTAAGTACTGATTCAAATGCTTGTTTAACTTGGTTACGTGTAATTGTATCGTTTGGTTCAAATATGAACGGACGAGCAACTTCATCTAATACTTTACGTAGGTAACATACTAAACGAGCAACATTAATGCGATCCATTGCACTTGTTGATGCCGCGCGAGTTTTTTGACCGTAGTTAACTAAACCAACACCTGGTAATACTGTTAATGGGTTAACTTTTTGTGCATATAATACATCACGTAACCCAGCAGTAACACCAATGCTACGGAATGCATTACCATCAGTTGTATCAACATAACCAATTGAGCTAACGTTGTCAATTAAACCACGACGTACGCCAGCTGGTGCAAACCATGGATAGCTAACATTATCGCTACGGATCATTGTACGTAACATCATATGACTTGGAGGAACTACAACACTTTCACCACCTAAATCTGTACCTAGACCGCTTGGGTAGAACACACCTACATATTCACTTGTGCTTACTAATCCGTTTATGCCATTATCTGCAGCAAGATTTTGATTGCTTGCCCAGGCTTCAATTTGTGTTGAAGCTGAATTTAATGTAAGTGGACTGTCACCAATAATAAATGCAGTTTGTTTACGATCGTTATTTAAAGTAATCATGTTAGTGATTAGTTCAGGATAACCAGGAGCGCAAATTAAGTTAAACTGTACTTGTTCTTCACGTAATGCAGTGCTTGATTCAATTGCAGATTTCATAGCTTCAACAATAACGTTGCGAACTGCTTTATGCCCAAAGTAAGGAACTAAGTTTTGATCAACGCCACTGTTACTTACCCATGTGCCCACTTCTGCTGGAGGATTAAGATCATCTGCAAAATATGTGCTTTCGAAACGTTTTACACCGTAACCGCTACGACGTGTATTGAATAGCAATGTACCACGAGGATACAATTGATAGTCAGGGCAATCTGAATCTATATAATCGCTTGATGCTAAATCAACAATGCTCGGAATTGTATCAACGATTGGATCTTCTGTACCATCAACACCCCAGCGTGCATCTGCAAATAGTATGCCGTCTGCACTAACTTGATCTGTATTATCAATCAATTCCCACACACCAGCTACATCTGTATAACGATAAATTACTGGATAGTTTTCTAAGTCGCTAGTATCAATCCATAAATCACCTGGTTGTAATTGGGCACCACTAACCTGTGTAGTTGGTTTACTTGCTGCTAAGATAGGACCTAGTGGATCTGTTGCTGTTAAATCATAACCACGTGCATCATTTGCTAGATTTTGATAACCTACCCAGCCACTACCGTCGTTAACCATAATATCAACTTCGATTGCTGAATTATAATACCATAATGTACCATCAGCTGGATTGCTGTATGGAGCAGTTGTTGAGTATGTATAAGTCAACGGAGTAAACGGACTAGCCAAGTAAACACTACCTGCTGTTATTGTTTGCATATTGGCAGCAGTTGTTAAACCTGCATCAAGTAATGGAGTACCTGATGTTTGTGTGAATTTAATTGTACCGCCAGCAAGATGACTAATGCTAACTGCGCCAGAAGTTTCAATTGCTGCTGCAATATTTGTTAAACCTGCGGCCAATATATCAGCTACTAAACTTGTAGCTGTTGTACTGCTTAAATTAATAGTTGCAGATTCTGTTAGAGTTGAACCTGGTACACTAACTTCCATAATAAATGCATCATTTGCATCATATGTAAATGAACCGCCAGCAGTTGTACCTGTTATTTTTACAATACCAGTTACATTTTTAACATATGGTTTAAATGTAGCAGTTGTTGCACCTAAAGTGTCGTATTTAACATACAATGTACCAACACCCAATTGGCCACCGCCGCCAACTAAATCTAAACCATTGATTGCATCAGTATCGCTAGCATACAATGGCGCGGCTTGTAATTCCCATGATTCTAATAGAGCATTATATTTTTTAATACCCCAGTTTGCTCCGTTACCTGTAGCAGATGTTTTGAACCACACACTGCCGGCTGGACGAGGTGTAACATCACTGGTTCTCCACGCAGGAGCATTACGATACGTATCAAATGTGATTGTTGGACCATTTAATGTTACACTTGTAACAGAAACATTGCTACTAATTATTCCTAAGTTTGCAGCACAATCCGGAGCTGGTACAGAAATTGTAGTACCTTTAGCAATAGTTAATTTACCATCCGCTGTAACTCCGTTACTTCTAGCTAGACTGTTAGCTCTAATTTCAAGTTGACCAACACTGTTAACTGTTGCAGTAACACCTGGAATAGACGCACCGGCAATATCAGCTGCCGCTTGAGTAACAGTGGTACTTGTCATAGACACATTAACGCCGTTAATGACCATTTTTTGACTAGTTGTCAATGTTGTTGGGTTAGACACTGTACCCACAACAGTAGGAATTGCTGTCTTCCATGCATCGCTACCAACTAATACCCAGGTATTATCATAACGTTTAAAATAAACTGGATTAGATGTTGTTGTTGTATTAACCGCATAGCTACCGATTGTTCCTACTGAAGCTAACGGAACACTGCCACTCAATTGTGCAGTATCAGTAATTACTAATGGATTTTGTAATGTAAATCCTGTGGTGTCTTCACTCCATTCAGTAATACCCCAGTTAGTACCAGAAGCACTTACATCTAACCAATATGTACCATCCGAAGCAGTGCCTGTTGGGCGGATACTTGTACCAGCTAACTCAGATAGGTTAACATCAGCACGTTGAACGTATATTTGATTAGACACACCTAATGCACTGTATGCTGCAAGTAAACCATATTCATTTAATTCGTGTGCATGAATTGGATTATCGCTAGAATCAACTTGAAAATTAACACTACCAAAGCCTGCGACTAATTCACGTTGACTTGTAAGTTTAATTAATTTACCAGCATTTGCTTTTGTTGTGTAAGTAGCAACTGTGCCATCTGGATTTATTTTATCTTGGTCTGTAGCCAATAATACATAAGCAACTGTACCAGTTGCGGTTGGTTGGTATTGGCTTTCGTCTATAATCGAAACCGATACGCCTGGGGAAATTAATGATGCCATTTTAGTATCCTTATATTATAATACTTTAAAATATTTATCAGTATTATCAAAATATAGTCTATTAAGGTGCCTTTGGCAAAGGTTTACTATAAATACTGTATGGAATTTCGCCCCTTATGCCAAAGTTGTACCAGAAACCCCGCAGCAATTAATTATAAGCGCGATGGAGTAACTCATTTTCGAACAAGATGCAGCGGCTGTATTAGAAAGAACAGAAAGCTAGTACCACAAAAACCGACATGGATGCTTGCTGGGTATAAGAAAAAGCCACACTGCGAAAAATGTGGCTTTAAGGCCAAGTATAAAGAACAACTCAGCGTATATTATATCGATGGTAATTTAAAAAATAATTCGCTGTTCAATCTAAGAACAATATGCGCAAATTGTCAAATTACCATTGTTAAAGAAGGCCTAGGTTGGACTCAGGGTGATTTGACTCCGGATTTCTGATATAATCAATTCTTCGGTGCTAGCATACAATTCATCTATGCTACCATCGTTAGTCACAGTAACATCAAACTTAGTACCAATCCAGGCATATTCACTTGGGTGGATGCCTAAGCGATCTAACTCACTTTTACCTAATGCCCAGCCAATCTTTTTCATACCAGCATTTACAGTCTTAGCAGCATTGTACCATTCAGGTTCATTGCCACGTTTAACACGTACTGTTTTGCCACCCAGATTCTTAATCATTTTAATTTCATTGGGAAAGCGACAATCCGAAATCACAATGTCTTCGTTTGTTTTACGTAGTTTATTTTCTAGACTTGCTATCCATATATCAGTATGGAAACCTTGACGACATACTTCCGTGCCCCAGTTTTGCAGTACCCAACGTGGAGTTAGTTTTGGCATTTTTAAGCGTTTGGCCCACCATGGATCTACTCGTTCGCGCCAGGCTCTGCCTTCTGCACTGCGTCCTTCTAATAGTTCACGGTCCCAACCAAATACTGTTGCAACTGCATCTTTGAGTGTGCCAGCAAAGCTCTCACGTTTAAAGCCGTGCTCTGCTACTAGGTAATCTGCGATTGTGTCCTTGCCTGAACCGATGAAGCCTGTCACTGATATAATCATACTATTCCTTTCTGTATATAGTATATTATACTTTTTTTATTGCCAGGTGTCAATTATTGATTTAACCAGTTATCCAAGTTAAAGGGGTGCCGCCGTCGGCATAAGTTGATATTTCAGCATCAAGTTTATCTAGCAATGCCTGTCCTTCTGCTTTAAGTGCTGCACCATTTAAACTGCCACCGCCTTGTGGACCAGCAATAGTAGCAAATTTCTCACGTGCTTGACCTATACTCATCATCACCAATGCATAAGCATAGTCTTGTATCCACGGATATACCTGCGGATCGTTTAACAACATATTATCAGGTTTAACATTGTATACCCATAACGCAACACTTTCTACCGCAGTAGAGTTTGGTCCTTGCCAAGGTTGTTTGCGCAATACTGTTAATTTTTTAGTTGCTTTATTGAACGTAAAGTTCATGTAGCCACCAAACATAGTCATTGCTAGCTCTTGGTATTGTGTAAACAATTCGTAGTTAGCAAGTCCACCTACTCGTCCTGCCACTAACATATAAGTGTTTAAATATCCACTTGCAAATGGTTCAAATTGACTAGCTGTAGTACCTGTTACACTACCGATACCACGACGAAATATTTGTCTAACGTCCATAATCTCACGTGGTAATATGTATTCTTGTGTTTCTGGTTGTAAATCTAAGAACGCATAGCTTTCTTCTACTGCGTTTGAACTGCGTTGACGATAACGTATAAAGGCCTGCTTAATACCCATGTCGTAATGTTCTTTATCTGCTTCGACATCAACAATTTGATCACCTAATCGTAGACGAATGTAATCAATGATATCGTTGCGTTGTTGATTCTCTGGTATCAGCGGAGTTGCATCATAAGCAATATGCCCAGCACCTGTACCGGTAACTGGATTGTATAAACTGTCTGTAGTTAGACTGAGATTTGCGGTTAAATTACCTGTTGCTGTTGCCATGTGAAATCATCCTGTTTCGTATATTTAGCACTAACAGGATGACTTTTAATGTTTATGCTACTTTGAGTAAAATAGTATCAAGGTTGATACGTCCATTTAGTTTAATATCAGTTGCTTTGATATTGTCTAAGAACTTACGCAATTCAATCTTGCCCGCGGCTAAGAATTCTTTTAGCTGCACCTCTGGCTTACGTAAAGTTTTTTGTACGCTTGTAGACTCGTTAAAACCTGTTATAGCAGTACCTTTAACACCAAGTGCACCACCCATATCTTCTGCTATGTATTTGCCTAGTTTACGTGTCTTAATATTGTAGACCCAAAGCTCGGTGGCGCCTATGATGTCAACTGGGTTGATTGATACTAGTTTATTGGTAGTATCGTTTTTAGCATACTTGAGTTTAGCAATAAGTTTTTCTTTTTGCGGAGGCTTACGCACTGCCGCTTTCTTAGTTGCTTTCTTAACCTGTCCATACTGTGCAATGCCGTCAAACAATCGAGTATAGAAAGCATCATAACGTTTCCAGTCTGCCGCTTTCATATAGCTGTATGCTTCTTTTAAGTCTTCGTCGCTTGTTGACTTAGCTTCTGTAATTTCAGCATAACGACGTTCAAACACAGCCTGTATTTTACCTAGCATTGCCTGTGGTACGCCTTTACCACTTAGGTATTCGTATGCTTTAGGTTCTACAGTCTTACCTTCGTACAAACTATCTTCAAGTTCTTCGAAGTGCAAGATATGAGTTTTCATAATCTCATTCATACGGTCCTGAATAGTAGGCACCTTAACTGCTGGTTTGGTTTTATCTGTTATTTCTTCAAGTACCTTAACATCGTTATCATCCAATGCTAATGCTTTAGTTACGGCACCAATAATGTATTTGATTTCACGTTCACGCAATGGCATACCCTTACTGTGTGCTTTAATCAGCGCAGGCGCAGTTAACGGAGTGTAACCGTCTGTGCTTTTAGCAAAACGTGTAATAGTTACAGCATCTAGTTTATGAGCAACGCCTGCTGTCTGTTTTAACCACTCGACCAAATACTTTTTAAGCTCTTTGCTAGAATAGAAATAGTTGTAATAGCGCAAGCTCTTGCGCATCTCGTGATCAAACTCTTCATCTGTAAACTTTAACGCACGTTCGGTATCCCAAACTGGCTCACTACCAACAGCTTTCTCATCTGCAAAAATTGGATCACGTGTTGCTGTCTTAGCTTTTTTCTTTGCTCCGTCAATTTTAATAGCCATCTGTTCTTCCTTGTTAATAGTTTATATATAGCATTATACAGCCATTTGTTGTATTTGTCAAGCTCATCCTGCCAGTAGAACTGCAAACGTTATCATACGTTCATAGTTTGCTATCTCTTCATTGACTTTGTCAACTAATTCTTTATGTAGTCTAGTCTGCTTTTGGTGTCTACGACAATTGATTTCTTCTTTACTTATATCTTTAACCATTAGTCCAATATTATGACTGATGTTCCACATTTCGTGCGTGTACTTTTTCATTTTATGTAATGGCGCTTCTAATGCAGTCTGCACTTCTGGCCAATCTAAACTTGATTGTATTTCATTCATAAAGCAAGTATAGCATCTATTTGCAGCTATGTCAATCTAAGCTAAATATTAGATATACAGGACTATGTAATGCCAAGATTAAGCATGTACCGCCCAAATAAGGGAAATGATTATAAATTCTTCGACCGCAGAATCAGTGAGATGTTTACTGTTGGCGGCGTTGATATTAATATTCACAAGTATCTTGGTCCAATCGAACAAGGCACCAGCATTACTACTTCGGCAGCGCAGGGTTCGCCTGGCACCCAATTAGTATTTGCTAATACATCGGCTGTAACCCGTGGTATGTTTGTTGCGGGTACTAATATTCCTGCTGGCGCAACAGTCATTGCAAAGACTAGCACAACTATTACATTATCAGCAAGCACCACAGCTATTGTTGGGTCTGGTGCAACCATTGCCGTCTATCCTGATGCAACACAGCCTAGTTATGCTAATGAAAGTGTGAAAAATATACAAGACCTATTGTTTTTAGAAAATAGAGATCGTAAGTACGACACTAGTGTCTACACTATGCGCAGTGTTTATCGCATGAACGACAATGATTTTGACCTAAGTCAGTTTGGTTTGTTCTTAACTGGAGATACTATGTTTATGGTATTTCATTTGAACGATATGGTTGAAACACTAGGTCGTAAGATTATGGTAGGCGACGTAATGGAACTACCACATTTAAAAGACTTTTATCCATTAGACGATGATTTACCCAGTGCGCTAAAACGTTATTACGTTGTGCAAGATGCTACACGTGCGGCAGAAGGATTTAGTCAAACATGGTATCCGCATTTATGGCGTGTTAAAGTTGCTCCGCTGGTCGATAGTCAAGAATACAAAGACATTACACAAAACATCAGCAGTGGCGATGATAACAATACACCAATTGGTGATTTATTAAGCACCTACGACAAGTATACTGCGGTTAACGATGCTATTATTGCTCGGGCAGAAGCCGAAGTGCCACTAAGTGGATATGACACTAGTACCATTTATACCTTGCCAGTTGATACTAATAATTTACCAAATGTAGCTATTACATCTACTGCTAAAGTACAAGGATACTTAACAAGTACAGGTTTGCCGCCAAACGGATTGGCGGTTAGTGCAGGAATTGCGTTTCCGTCTACTCCAGCCGTTGGCGATTACTACCTACGCTTAGATTATGTTCCTAACAGACTATTCCGGTACGATTCTAAACGTTGGATTAAAATTGAGGATTCTGTACGCACTAACCTAACACCGGGATTAGATAATACAACTCAACGTAGTGGTTTTGTTAATAATATAAATGCCACATATAGTGGCGGACTTGGTTGGGACGCAATTCGTGTTGCTACCTCTTACACTCCGGCGGGCAACGCAAAAACATTATCATTTAATATGTCAACTAAGACAGTTGTAACAAAAATTGCGTATGTTAGCACACATGGCGTAAAAACTACATTAAATGGCACACATATTACCAATACTGTAGCAAATACTGCTGGAAATGTGTCATTTACCATCACAAATACACTATCTAGTAACGATATGCTAGAATACACAGTTTACAGTAAAGTAACACCGGAACGTCAGGGTTTATCTGACATACTTTCACCTTTGGCGGATAACTAATGAGCAGTCAATATTTTTATGATGGTCAAATTGAACGCTTTGTAGTACAATTCATTAGAATAATGAGCGGCTACGAAGTTGAGTTTGGACAGGATCGCACTGGTAGCAAAACTCTACAACGTGTACCAGTTTATTATGCAGATGGTAGCAGACAAGTTGCGGCAATTTTAGCAAACAATAGTGAAAACACTATGCAGACTGTGCCAGCAATGGCTACATATATCAGCGGATTAACCTACGATAGAGATCGTGTACAGAGCCCAACTTACGTTAATAATATGAGTATACGTCAACGTAAATATGATTCAGATACAGATACCTACGAACAAACACAAGGTAACGCATTTACTATCGAACGCATAATGCCTGTGCCATATACATTAGAATTAAAATTAGATATATGGACTAGTAATACTAAACAAAAATTACAATTGATTGAACAAATATTACCGTTATTTAATCCAGGTTTAGAAATACAAAGTACAGACAATTATATCGACTGGACAAGTTTAAGTGTTATATATTTAGATAGCCCTAATTGGTCAAGCCGGGCAATACCTGTGGGCACTGAAAATCAAATTGATGTTGCTACACTGACATTTAAATTGCCTATTTGGATTAGCCCGCCCGCCAAAGTTAAAAAGCTGGGTGTTATACAAAAAATTATTGCAAATATACATGATGCACAGGGTGATTTAAACTCTGCTGCTTACACCGAAGATAATCTAATGGGTACTCGTATGTATTATACTCCCTTGGACTACGGAGTTTTATTAATTGGCAACACGCTTACCTTGCTTAAAATACAAGACGTAGAAACCTTAAGAGAACCCACGTTAACTACTCCAACTAAAATCGGCACACGAGATAATTGGCACAATTTAGTTAATGTCTACGGTTCATTGGTCGAAGGCATTAGTCAAATTAGATTACTAGCGAATGACGGAGTATCGGAGATTATCGGTACAGTTAGCTATCACCCAACCGATGATAGTCTATTAATTTTCAATGCGGATATCGATACCTATCCAGCAAATACACTAGATGCAATCGATGCTATTGTCGATCCTCGAAAGAATACTGCGGTTGCACTGGCACAAAGCGCCGTAACAGGTACTCGTTATTTAATATTAAATGCAATCGGTAGTACTGCAAATGGTGCGTTTGATGGCCCAAGTGCGTGGCGTGGTACAGATGATTTAGATTTAATAGCAGGTGCCAACGATATTATTGAATTTAATGGTACACACTGGACTGTGGTGTTTGACAGCGCGGCCGAAACTGTGTTACAATATGTGTCAAATTTGAATACTGGAACGCAGTATAAATGGAATCTCAATCAGTGGGTTAAATCGTTTGAAGGGGAATATCGTAACGGAAATTGGACATTAGTTCTTTAGTTGACATTTATCAGTTAGTGTAGTATAATAGTTAATATGTTAACTAAAATAAAAGAATCAGTATCAAATAAATCAATTGAAGGTGTCGGCACGTTCATTTATTGTGTAACTACACATCGATATCTTTTTCTATTACGTAATTCAAGTAGATACGCAGGTACATGGGGATTAGCAGGTGGTAAGATCGATAGTGGCGAGCAGTTACTCGAATCCCTACATCGTGAACTTACAGAAGAATTAGGTGTAGATTTTTCCTCTGCCAGAGTAATACCTATCGAAAAATTCACCAGTGATAAAAACAATTTCTCATATCATACGTTTTTACTACCCGTCAATGAAGAATTTGTACCTGAATTAAATCACGAGCACAGAGGGTATTGTTGGGTTAATTTGGATGATCATCCTAAACCCTTGCATCCAGGTGTATGGCGTACTGTTAATTTTAAAGAAGTTGTTGCTAAGATTAAAACTTTAGAATCTATATTATAGATCCACTTCTAACGCAAATGTGCGTAATGATGCTTGTCTAAAATTTAAACAGCCTGCCCATGTGTCCGACACAGTCATTCTTCCTGTACGCGATACTAGAATAAATTCAACATCATTATAAACATCAAACAACATCTTACGTGCTTCTATCCAGCGAGTATCTAACACATCACTTCTAACCGGTTGATAACAGGCAGTGCCAGCATATACGTTATTATTAAATCCACGACCCGATTGGTGATCAAAGCCCAACATATATATTCGTTTATGTCCATCAAATGCTGCAATATATGCTGCTGTGGTTCCTGCATCCATATATGAATTGTACGGAATCATATAAAATTTATTAGGATATTGTAAGGTATGTTCGGCGTTAGTGTATACAATATGATCATTGATATAAGCACTCTCCGCTAGTTCTTTAATCATTTCATTACCAGTTGCTATTAGAAAATCAGGAGCAAAATCTCTATACAAGGCATTGCAACCATAACTTTGTAGAGTTTTTGCGCCAAGTAAACCACCGTGGTGATTTTTAATCACGGATAGATTTAAATCTAGTCTGCTTAATCCATTACCCAATACAATTGCTTGATTAGATATTTGTATATTAGTAATAGCGTTTGGCACATTTTCTGTTGTATCGTGCCAAACTCCGTTATTATAATTACGCTCAACTACAATTGATTCTGTAGTATAATCCTTACGATATCGTTTAACTAAAGGAAGCATTAATTTTTATACCTTAATATATGTTGTTTGTATTTTTACTGCATTACCAGCATTTGCACCTTGGTATGATAACTCAACTGTCCCGCTAGTATACGTCGCTGATATAGTACCTAAACTTGCTGTACCTGTATACATAGTAGCATATTGGTTTTTGTATGCAGTGGTGCCATTGTGTACTACTAATACTTCAGCAGTTTCATACTCGCCTAGTGACGAATTTGAAATTGACAATACATATTTTGCACTTCTGTATACTGTTGCATCAAATGTATCAATCACCACATCCGAAGTACCCACCGATACTGCAGCTGGATCTGCTACAATAATTCTAGCAACAAGAGCATCGGTATAAGTATTCGCCCAACGTTTGTCGGTGGCGCCCAGATTATGAACTTCGTTACCATTTGGAATAACATTACTATTAATGTCTGCAAAGAATATAACATTATCTGTGTTAGAATCACCAAGATTAATATTACCTGCTGTATCACCCTTGACTGTTAAGTTACCGTTAATAACAACATCATTCATGAATGTTGCTGTACCAGTAGCTGCCGAAATACTCATTCTAGTTTCAACTGTGCTTGTACCGGCTATTACGTTAGCAAAGGTATCATTAACTTTAAATTGTACATAGCCATTACCGTTGGATAATGCTGATACTGTTGTGGATGTACTTAATGCTCTAGCATCAATGATATCACCAACAGCCGGAGCTTCGGTGAATGTTAATACATCACTGTTTATTCCACCTACACTATATGATAGTGTTGGATATTGCACAACTCCGTTAATTGCAACAATAAGAGCTGATGTTGTTGATGGCGCCGATAATGTAAAGTTAGTTGCAACTCCGTTACCTGTAAATGCATTTGTTGTAACTAATGTAAATGAGCTACCTGCTACTTGCCATGATGTACCATCAAAGAATTCAATATTGTTGGATGATGTACTATATCGTGCCATACCTATAACATCAGTGGCACCGGAATTACTTGGACGTTGACTAACATCACCAACTGGTAATATAATTGCACTTGAACCGGTAAATGTTGCTATAGATCCGGCAACAGCCGATGTTAAGTTGCCGCCAAACACCACAGCATTATTAGTACTATCTGCTAAGAATAAACTAGATGAATTTGTACCTTTAACAACAAAGTTTTCATTCGATTGCGTATCGTTTATTACTGCGCCATTACCCACAAACAAGCTATCACTAATACCAACACCGCCAACTACAACTAATGCACCTGTCGATATACTTGTACTTACTGTTCCACTTTGAGCAATCAAATTACCGTTTTGTGTAATTTGTACGCCAATATTACCAAGAGTTGTTGGATAGAGGCTAGTTCTTAATGTAGTTCCTGTAGCAAACTGCATTCCGGTAGCCGAGTATACATAAGTTCCATTGCTATCACCTGATGCAATGCCACCACCATAGGTATTATCATTAGCTTTTATTTGGATAGATCTTCTGCCAGAACCTTGTTCGTGGTAGATACCCTGATTGTTTATTGTAGTATATGATGAGTAAAATACAGTATTATCACCAAATGTTACATTAGCACCATCGACAGTTAAGTTGCCGCCTGCTGTAATTGATTTAGCAGCACTAATACCGCCGTCTACACTTAATGCACCGCCGCCAGAAAAGTCACTTTCAGTAGTATCACTAAACGTAACTTGTCCAGCAACAGATAATTCACCTGATACTGTTGCATTACCTGAAATATACGCTAATCCATCAATTGTAACATTGCTAGTAGTGTCAGTGAATGTTACAAATCCATTGTAGAAATTAGCGGATGAATTAGATATTGTAAACACATTAACAGCATCAACATTAGCTGTAATTGTACCATTGCCCGAATCAGATACAGTAACGTCTGTATTATTTTGTAAAATAGAGGTAGCACTAGCTGAAGCCAGTGTAGTAGTTAAATAATCTAATGTTACTGCATCTTGTGCGCTGACCGGATTAGCAATATTAGATATCAACGAGCCTGTTGCATCAATTACACCACCTGCATCTGGATTCAATGTAACATTACCACTGCCGCCAATTACAGAAATTTCTGCGGTATCACCATTAATACTAAAGTTTTTAACTGTTAAAATGTTTGATGCAAAGGTAAAGTCAGATGAGTCAGATAATAAGCCACCTGTGCCAGCATAGGTAATTCTTGTTGCAGTTAAGCCTGTGTCTGTTACAGTTGTAAATGTACCAGCTGCGGCAGATACGTTACCAATTACAGTACTGTTAATATCACGTGCTGTTACTGTTAATGCAACATCTAAATCGTTATTGACCGTTGTAGTACCTGTGGCTGCACCAACACTTAATGTTGTTGCTGCACCTGCAAAGTTTACTGTAGTGGCTGTTGTGTTAACTAGATCAAAGCTACTAGTACCTGCTACCAATGATGTTTCTAATGTAGGGCTTGTACTGAATACTAAATTACCAGTGCCTGTTTCGTCGGTAACAGCATCTAGTAAATTACTACTTGATGGTGTTGCTAAGAATGTAGCTACATTTGCTCCAAAGCCAGTAACACCTGTTAACGGTAAGCCGGTTGCATTAGATAAGTTAGCAAAACTAGGTGTGCCGATGTTTGGCGTTGTTAGTACTGGACTTGTACTGAATACCAAATTACCAGTGCCAGTTTCATCTGTTACTACTGTGATTAAATTACTACTTGAAGGGGTGGCTAAGAATGTAGCTACTCCTGTAGCAAGTCCACTAACCCCTGTACTTATAGGCAAGTCTGTTGCATTAGATAAGTTAGCAAAGCCAGGTGTGCCAATGTTTGGTGTTGTTAGTACTGGGCTATTACTGAATACTATATTACCTGTACCAGTAGCGCCAGATGATGTAACTCCTTCTAATGTTACATGGCCAGTTACACCAAGTGTGCCACCAACTGTAGCATTACCAATAATGTTTGTTGTTTCGTTACGTATGTTTGCTATACCGGTGGTAGCACCAACTATAAGTGTTGTTGCTGCACCAAATGCATTTACAGTTGTAGCATTAGTATTGAATACATCTTGTGTTGCTTGTGTGCCAACTACTGCCGGGTTATTGATAGTCAACGTACCACTTGTGGCACCAAATTCTAAATCAGTTGCAGCTTTAAACGCATCAACTGTTGTAGCATTTGCATTTACTAAGTTAAATGTACTAGCAGTGGTTGTAATGTCTCCACCATTAACTGCTAAGTTAGCAGTTAACGTAGTTTCACCAGTGACTGATAATGTACTACCTACTGTAGCGGCGCCAATAATATTTGTAGTTGCATTACGTATATTTGCAATACCTGTTGTGCTACCTAATATAAGTGCAGTTGCTCCACCTGCAAAGTTTATCGTGGTAGCAGTGGTATTAAATAGGTTTGCTGTTGTTGCACTTGTGGTGATGTCGTTACCACTTAATGTTGTTACAGAGTTGCCATCAAACGACGTTACTGTAAATCTCGGAGCTACTGTAACAGTGCCTGTGAAATTGGCACCCGGTGTAACTATATTTTTATTAAAATTAACTGATTGGGTTGCATTAGTCCATAAAATAGTTGCATTGGCGCCATCTATGGTTAGACCTGCACCGTTAGCGGCTGCTGGATTTGCAGCGCCTTTAGCCACTGTGATGTTTAAATCTTCAACATCTAATGTTGCTGTGTTAACTGATGTTACAGACCCATCAACCTGCAAGTTACCTGTGATAACTACATCACCACCTACGTTTAAGTTTTGAGCAATACCAACACCACCAAGTGTAGTAATTGCACCAGTTGAACTGTTAATACTTTGTGTAGTATCAGTTGCGTTAATGTTACCACTAATATCTACATTAGCATCAAATGTTACTGTTTTTGCAAACTGTGCTGTACTGTTGCTAACGTGGAATCCACGTCCTACACTAGCATCAACTGTAACATTTCCAATAAACTGACTGGTAGTTTGAACAAACAATGAACCACCAACGGATACATTAGAAGTAGCGTCATCTATTACTAATAAATCTGTAAAGTATGCCGCTGAATTTGTTGTAATGGTCGAAACTAATACACCGTCTACATTAGTTGTGATAACACCTGCCACGTTACCATTGTCTGTTATAGTGATATCGGAATTATCTGTTTGTAAGTTTGTAACACCACTGTTAATTTGTGTGTTTAAATAACTTAATGTAACTGCATCTTGCAGATCTGTAGGGTCAGCAATATTTGCCACAGTCGCACCGTTGCCATCAATTACATTGGTGCTAGCTGATAAGTTAAGATTGCCACCAACTGCAGCGATAGTATTAGTTTCACCGTTAATCGATACATTTCTAATAGATAGTGTGTCTGTAACAAACGTCAAGTTTGCGCTATCGTCTAAATCTCCACCAGTACCGGCAAATGTTACTCTAGTTGCTGTTAATGATTCGTCGGTTACTGATGTAAATTTACCAGAGGCTGCAGTTACTGACCCAATTGGTGTTGCTTGTATACTATTTGCTGAAAGTGTAGCACCAACTACTGCATTACCTTCAATGTTTGTAGTTGCATTGCGGATGTTTGCTGTACCCGAAGTATCACCAAGTATTAGTGTAGTGGCGGCACCAAATGCATTTACTGTAGTAGCAGTTGTATTAAATACATCTTGTGTTGTTTGTGAGCCAACTACAGTTGGGTTATTAATTGTTAATGTACCAGTTGTAGCACCTAGATCAATGGTAGTCGCTGCACCAGCAAAGTTTACAGTAGTAGCATTGGCATCAACTAAATTAAATGTGCTGGCACTTGTAGTTAAATCACCACCATTAACAGCTAAATCATCAGTTAGTGTTACCGCACCAGTTACACCCATTGTACCAGCAACTACTAAATTACCAAGTACATTCGTAGTTGCATTACGTATGTTTGCAATGCCTGTAGTTGCGCCTACTATTAATGTAGTGGCAGCACCAAATGCATTTACTGTAGTTGCTGTTGTGTTGTATAAATCTTGTGTTGTTTGTGAGCCAACTACAGTTGGGTTATTAATTGTTAATGTACCAGTTGTAGCACCAAATTCTAAATCAGTAGCAGCTTTAAATGCATCTACAGTAGTAGCATTTGAGTTTAATAAATTAAATGCGCTAGCGGTAGTTGTTAAGTCACCACCATTAACTGCTAAGTCACCTGTTAAGGTAATATTAGCCAATGTTAAGTCTAAGCTGTATGTAACTTCTTTAGTAACACTATTGTATTGTAATGTACCTACGTTGCCAGTGGCATTTCTAATTGGGTTTACATAGAAGCTGTCTGTTTGTGCCGCTACGCCGTTAGTTTGATCTCCGCTAGCATTAAGAACAATAGTTCTAGCAGGTTGAGCAAGATATCCAGCTTTGTATCCTATAGAAATTGCATAATCACCGTTTTCACTGTGAGCAGCTTCATAGCCTATTGCTATCGATCCTATACTTTGGTTGTATTGACCTGCCCAAGCGCCAACTGCTACGGCGTATTGTTCTTGTTGCAGAGTTCCAGAATATATACCAACCGCAACAGTTTCTGTAGCTTGAGTAGTTAAACCAGCACTACGTCCTATGGCTACAGCATAATCTGATTGTGTATTCTCTCCTGCAAACGCACCAATAGCTACCGAGCTAGGTCCTTGACTAGTTAAACCAGCACTGTGTCCAAATGCTACTGCATTGCCAGACGTGTCTTTAATTACCGCACCATTAGCTAGGGTAATAATATTACCCATTGTAAGTTTACCGCCTACAGTAGCATTACCAATAATATTGGTAGTTGCATTACGTATGTTTGCTATGCCAGTAGTTGCACCCACTATTAATGTGGTAGCTGCTCCAGCAAAGTTTAGTGTTGTAGCAACTGTATTATATAAGTCCTGCGTTGTTTGTGAGCCAACTACAGTCGGGTTGTTAATCGTTAGTGTGCCAGTTGTAGCACCAATATCAATAGTTGTTGCCGCACCAGCAAAGTTTACTGTGGTAGCATCTGTATCAATTAAATTAAATGTAGCCGCTGTGGTAGTTAAATCACCACCGTTAACAGCAACATCTCCTACAGTTGTAAAGTTACCAGTACCTGATAAGTTTGCTACTAGTGTTGTAGCACCATACCATTTAAAGTTAAATGAGTCACCATATTCCGGAACGCTCGTCCATAATGTTGCAGAATCGATACCAATAGCGTAATCAACTGTGCTACCACTTAGTGCAGGATAAAGAACTACTTTAGTACCATCGGTTCTTGTAGTAAATGCCGGAGCACCTGTGCCGTTTGTGTTCCAATCTATACGATTGCTGGTGCTACCGTTTAGGTAAATTTGGCCATCACCTGTTGTAGCACTACCAGCACGTGTAGTAACTATTTGCCCAGGTGTTGTTACAGTAGCATTGTTTAAGGTTAGTGTACCAGTTGATGCACCAATACCCAAGGTAGTTGCAGCACCAAATGCGCTGATTGTAGTAGCATCAGTGTTTAATAGATTAAATGTAGTGGCAGTTGTGGTTATATCGCCGCCATTAACTGCTAGATCGCCAGTTAATGTAAGATTGCCGGCGCCAATATCATCTATTGTTGTAATGCCAGCGACTGTAAGATTACCAACTTTTAAGTTAGCAAATCCGCTGTTGTCAATAGTGGCGTAGCTTGTGCCAGTTTCAGTTGTATAAGTGAGTTCAAATTGGTTATCATTTTCGTTCCAAATCAACGCTGTGCTGGTTTGATTACCACGATTGAATATTAGACCAACATCGTAACTGTTTGTTCCAGTAAACGCATTGTTTAGGACAATTAATGGATCGTTAACATAAGTGTTGGTACTTGCTACAGTAAGGTAACTACTAGCACCTTGAACTGTTAGATTACCAGTAATGGTAACATCACTGGCTACTGTTAGATTAGCATTAAATAAGCTACCTACAATAGATCCTGGAACAATCTTGGTGTTAGCAAGGATCGTTGAATCCGTAATCTGATTATTCTTAATTCTGGTTAGAACTGCCATAGGTTAAAACTCCGCTTATAATTATTAGTATATAGTAAACTGAATGGTAGCGGCGGTTCCATATTCCCCTGAGCTGGCACAGTTTGTTATATGTATTTAGTTGAGATTTGAGATTTTAAGTTTGGTGATTTATATAGTTTTATATTAGCGCAACTCATACCAAAATAACTGGGTGGCTGATGTACCAGTTGAAGTAACTATGTAAGTTGACCCTGTTTGTATATTATGTAGTACGTCTGGTGTTACCTGTGTTAATGCCATAGTTATTCTCTGTTATAGTGTATTTACTACTTTTGCTGGGTTAATATTGATCATTTTCCCTGTGAATATTATTTATAGTACATTTTTACATGTGGCCTTCTGCAAATATGTTTACAAATACTGTATCATCTTCTAGTGCTTCAATTTCGTGCCATTCCTTATTATACTGCGGCAAGTTTTGCCTCTTCAGTTATTTTCTTTTCAGCAATTACAGTAGGATAGTCTAGTTCACCAGCAATAATTTGTGCCTTTAATGCTTCTAATACTAGGCGTGCTTTATTTTGCTCTACTCTTTCAGAACGCAACAATGAACGCAATTTATCACGGTATTGGTATTGAGCTATTGTCTGAACATCTTCATCACTCATATCCCAGGGTAAATTTTGCGTGTCTGTATTAATATGTTGTGCTAGATTATCAGGAATAGCGTCGGTTGGTAAACCAGTAAGCATCACAGTATAGTTGTCTACATTTATTTGGTATTGATAGACTTCCTTTTCTCTGTGGTATGCGTTTGTTACTAAAGTATCTAAATGTTCATCTTGTGTTACTATCATGGTTATTTCTCCTATTAAAATTTAAATGTAGTTAACAGCTAGTCGGGAGCTATTAGTAGGTGCATTTGCTGGGTCGGCATATTTAGCTCCGAATCCATTGGACCAAACGTATGCCTGCATAATACCGCCAGTGCCTTGGTATTGATACGCACAAAGCACTATTACGGTTTCTGAAATATTAAATCCGACGGAGCTAACTTGGTCCATCCCGTAATTGAGGTTTATTGGCGTCACTGGGTCGGCATATTTACTGCCAAATCCGTTGGACCAAGCGTATACAGTTACAAAAGGGAAGTGATTGTGACCAACAGCTATAGCATTTCCTGAAGGGCTAAATGTAGCGTTCCATGCACTGCCTTGGGGTGACCATAATGGGTTTGAGCCTATTGGCGTCGCTGGGGCGGCATATTTACTGCCGAATCCATTGGACCACGCCCATACATGTATATATGGTGCTATGTTAGCTACGGGAACGGCCAGAGCAGTCCCTTGCGGATTAAAGGTAATTGCTGATAGGTTATTGCCTGATCCTAGCTGAGTTGGACTGGTATATTTACTGCCAAATCCACTAGAAAAAGACCATGCTTCGACGTAACTCCGCTGGACCATTGCTAGCACAGTTCCTTGCGGATTAAAGCACACACCTTGCCCACGGGCACCAAGTGGCAGCGATGCCGGATCGGCATATTTAATTCCAACTCCAGTAGTATTAGACCAAGAGTATGCAGATATCCTTATACCTGTAGTGGAAGCAACAGCTATTGCATCATCCGAAGGAGTAAAGGCTATAGTAGTAACAATAGTCGGTGGTGGTGTTGCTGGGTCGGCATATTTACTTCCAAATCCGCTGGACCAAGAGTATGCAACTATTCCCGGAGTTCCAGATTGTACGACTGCTATTGCTGTGCTCGAATGAGTAAACTTTAACGATCCCGGAGAAGATAATGCTGCCGACGGGTCGGCATATTTAGCGCCGAATCCATTGGACCACGGCCATGCATATACATACGGTGCCAAAGCCGACGACATAGCTATCACTGTTCGTAAGTTACTTTTACCAAATCCGTTGCTCAAAGTAATACGGCCGCTGGCTATTTCAAATAAGGTTCGCACAGCACTATCACTTAATTTGCGACTAGTGTTAGCTGCAACACCAAGTTCTACGTTGATGTCACTGAATTTAATTACACCACTGGATGGTAACGGCATTACGGGGTTCCAAAGCCTGCTATGTCGCCAGTGACAGTTACGGTACCTGAGGTGTTCAGGCTCATTTTAACTGCGCCATTGTAGGCAAAATATAAACTAGTACCAGTTTCGTAAATCTGCCAACCCGTGAATTTAACGTTGGCACTGGTTGTAACATTGCCAGTGAATGTGGCTCCACTTAAATCAGCCTTACTTGCAATTTGTCCAGACTGTGTTGCAGCATTGCTAGTTAGAGTAGCAATACTACCAGCTTGTACTCCAGCATTGGCTGTCCATGCAGTAGTAACTGCGTCAACATAACCTTTCATGTTGGTGTTGGCTGTGGTTATCGATGAACTAGTAGTTGATATTTGTCCATCAACATAACCTTTCATGTTGGTATTGGCCGTAACTATTGCAGCATTAGCACCCGTAATTGAACTACTTACTGTAGTGATTTCATTTGATTGTATAGTATTGGCTGCATCAACATAACCTTTCATGTTGGTGTTGGCTGTAACTATTGCTGCATTCGCTCCAGCAACTGAATTACTAACGGTTGTAACTGCTGATCCTAGCGCATAACTGGCGGCTGCTGTTCCGCCAAGGAAGCTGGCATTATTTGCTAGACTAGCAGTTCCTGTAAAATTAGTTGCAGTTACATTACCTGATGTGATATTACCAGTGACCGATAGGTTACTTAGAGTACCTACTTGGGTAACATTACTTTGTATATTATGTAGTACGTCCGGTGTTACCTGTGTTAATGCCATAGTTATTCTCTGTTATATTGTATTTAACTAAAAGTTTTACATTACACCCGTTTAATATCAACTATAATATAGGAACACTTAAAGACAGTCTTTTACCTAACTATTTGCAGCTACTTTAGCGTCTTCTACAATCTTCTTTTCAGCAATTGCGGTTGTGTAATCTAATCCACCAGCAATGATTTGTGCTTTTAATGCCTCTAATACAAGTCTAACTTTATTTTGTTCTACTCTTTCGGAACGCGGGCAATGTCTTATCTTATTATGTAGCAATTATATTATCATATTTCAATGGTATTCCATTTGCTTTATAAAACCCCAATGTTTCTGTGGAGCCTTCCCCATTAAGAAAGGCCGCACCTTTTAATTGATTAATCGGTGCAAAGCCAGCATTGACTGCCAACCTTACGCCTGTGAATTCCTCATCTTTAATAAATTCAAAATGACGCGGAGTTCCAGCAAAAATACTTGGCTTATATGTGTTTATATAATGGCATAAATTTAATTTTGATGGACTAGCATCCAATAAAATTGCGGTTATATCATTTTTTAATGCAACACAAATTGATAATGCAAAACCGTATGCGTGTGTTATTTTTTCCGCACAAAATAAACTTCTATCATTTGTATCCAAAAGCAAATCCCCCATATATTCGCCCACATTTAACAATGTTTTTGGCGTATGCGAAATGAATTTTGGGGCGCCTGTTCTGCCTGATGTATGAAAAACAATACATTCTAAATCTTGCTCAAAATCTAATTGAGTTTCAATTGGCTTGAAATTTGAATAATCTATTTCATTTGCAATGATTAAAGAATTTTCAAATTTTTTTTTGGCTTGATTTAAAGTATTAAAATTATGCTCAACGCCACATTTCCCCGAACCTACTAAAACTGGGATGGCACCAATCCACATTGAACCAAATATAGCAATTGGTAAAAAAGCCGTATCAGGCAGTTTTATAATAATAAAATTGCCCTTTTGGATATTTAAAAATTTTAAATAATTAGCAAATTTTTTAATTGATAAAAAAATTTCATCACTTGAATGTGCCCCATTTTTATCAATAAAACATGGGTTGTTTTTATTGGTTAAAAAAAATTGTGAAATGAAATTCATTGTATCAATTTTACATTTGATGAAATTTGATTTTTATTTATAAAACAAGCAAAAATTGATGGCTTAAATATATTTTCATTAACTATGTTATTGATAATTTCAATTGCTTCAATTTTTGAATTGGCTTGAATATGGGTGCCAGTCCATAAATTAAACACTTGAAAAATTCCATCATTTTCATACGTTTCTATTGAATCAACACCGCACCATTCAACATCATTATTTTCATGATATTTTACCAAAGCGACTGAAGTCATTTTTTTGTATTTTTCAAATATAGATTCATAAATGATTTTTTGATTTTTTTTTGCTTCATTTAAAGTATTAAATTTTTGTTCAATTTCCAATACTTGGTTGTAAATAAAATAATGACTTACAGCATAACTTTCATTCCAATAATCCCAAGCATTGGTTGAATTAAATAAACTTTCCCACCATTTCAACGCTTCTTGGTCCTCTGTTTCTAAAGCTATATTGAAAACCTCATTATCTGTTTTCCCAGTCAACGGCTCATTTAATGAATTTTTACCATTAAAAAAATCCAAACCTTCTTGGCAAATTTCAACATCAGCTAATTTAATTAGATCTAAATTTACAGTTCTCATGATACAGCCCCATAAACACGAGTTGTATTACCGCTTGTCCAAGTAACAGTGTATCCATTAAGCGCGACTGCTTTGCCACCTGCTCCACCAGCATATCCACTCGCCGCTGCACCCCCTGCCGCCCCCCAGCCGCCACCACCGCCGCCGCTAACGGCTGCGCTGCTTATGCCCCCACCGGCATTTGCGCTACCGCCAGCACCACCACCAGCAGTGCCACCAGCACCACCTGAGCCGGCAAATATACGGCCACCGCCACCGCCGGGATACCCTGTGGTAGATTTGCCTGAACCAGCTTGCCCACCACCGCCACCGCCGGCGCCGCCACCTTTACCGCCTGAGGCGCCACCTGTTCCATTTGTACCGGCAGAGCCGACGCCGCCACCTACTCCGCCACCACTTTGCTGGCCAGCGTTACCGCCGCCAGCACCGCCACCACCTTGGAAAAAGCCCCCGCCACCACCGCCGCCGCCAATATAAGCAGAAGCATTCGTATTATTTATTGTCACGATTGAACCAAGGCTTATGGCATTTCCACCGGCTAAACCTGTATATGGTGCTGTTGACGTGCCACCAGCACCACCCATTCCAGCAATAAATCCATTGTTAATGATAGTTAAGCCGCCAGGAAAACTTCCGGTGGTTAATGCAGGAGTTCCCGTAGAAGTGGAATAAATCCAAACTCCCGAACCGATAGTGATTGTTGCGGCAGTAGAACCATCCCATCCATTCGCTAAAGCCCAAGTTCTTAAATTCAAATTGGTTTGATTTGATGAAATGGTTGCCAAGAACGCATTTGACTTACCATAGCCAACATTCATTGCTATAGCACCACTGCTTACTCCAAATAGTGTTCGTACCGCACTATCATTTAATGATATCTGTGCGGTGGCGGTTAAGCCAAGTTCTACGTTGATGTTGTTAAAGGATATCGCACCACTGGATGGTAAAGGCATGTTACTTGTCCTTTATTTGTTGCTCTAGCAAGTGGACCTGTTGTTGTAGTTCTTTAATAGCCGCAAACGCTAGGGCACACATCTTTTCATAGTCAACAGCCAAGTAGCCATCTTCTCTAGTGCGCACTGCTTCGGGTAACACCTGCTCAACGTCTTGTGCTATAACACCAAAGTCAGCTTTACGCATAAAGTAGTCATCTAAGCCACCGTGATCGGCAATGTATTCATCAGTCCAATCGAATAGTTTACCACCAATAGCTGTAACTTTAGCTAGTGCGTCGGGTATGTCACGCACATTTTCTTTTAAGCGTGAGTCCGAACTGTAGTAAGCTGTGATGTTGTTAGTGGCACGTATTTCACCACTAGTTCCACTTGCGGCTGTACCTACACCAAGACTTGAAACTTGAGTGCTTGAGTTTGGCACTGCGCTGATATAACCATTTGGATTGGTACTGTTGTACGGAGTGTAACCAAGTGCAGTAGTAACTTGACCTGACGTTATACCAGTTAAGTAGCCACTTGGGTTTGTGCTGTTATAAGGAGTAAATCCTAGTGCAGTAGTAACTTGACTAGAAGTAATTGCACCAACTAAATTTGTAGCACTTACGTTGCCGGCTGTAATATTTCCGTAGAAGGTAGCAGTAGAGCCGACATGTGTATTTGCATAGAGTATGCTCCACCAAGCTGATGTGCTACCTAAGTTTACGCTTACGTTAGCATTAGGTACCGGAGCACCACTTACTGTTAAACCAGTTAATGTACCAACACTAGTAACATTGGTCTGGGCCGCAGTTGTTAATGTTCCGGTTAAGTTAGTAGCACTTAGGTTATCTGCACCGACATTACCTGTAAATGTTCCGCCAATTGATGTTAGGTTGCCAATTCGTAAGTTACTATAAGTAGCGTTAGTAAAGTCAATTGTTGTAGTAGGTTCTGCTGCTACATTAGCAAATAGTTTCCAAACGCCGTCTGTGGCATCACGCACAAAGCCAGTGTGTTGATATCCAGGATTAGTAAACGAACTTACGATACCGATATCTAATACATCACCGGAGTTGTCATCGGCTAGATATATCAGCGAGTCAGCAATACTTAGATTGTTGGCATTAAATATTGTTTCAGTTCCAGCAACTTGTAAGTTACCGCTGATGTAAACATTTCCACTAAAACTTGCACCACCACTGACTACTAGTGCGCCGGTTCCTTCTCCGGTACTTTGTGTTGTATCAGTAACACGCAGATTACCACTGGTCGATACGTTGCCTGTGAATGCTGCTCCTGCCAGTGCAGCTTTTTCTGTGTCTAATTCTGCCAGGGCATCTTGAACTGTAGTTGAACTAATTGTTCCAACCGGACTACTGTAGGTTGCATTAGCATAGACATTATAATCTGTATATGCGTCAACTTCTGCTAATACTACAGTTCCGCTAGTAACTCCTGTAGATAGTGTAACTGCTGAACTATTTGTTTCAGTATAGGCACTGTCAAACTGTCTAACACCATTGATGTATATGCGTAACTGTCCTGCACCCGGAGTGTATGTGATTCCAGTGTATACAGTTTGTCCTGAAGTAGCAGTAAAATAAGTTCTACTGGTGCTGATAGTTGTACCAACTACGCTGCCTCCACCTGTTTCTGCACTCCAATAGTAACTGCCTTCACCTGCAGTTTTTAATACGTAGCCACTGACTTCACCACTGGGTAATAGATTGTTTAATGCAGAACTAGTACTTGTTCCACCTGTACCACCAGATGATATAGCCAGTGCAGATGTTAACGATATATTTGGTGCGGCCAAGGCGCCAGTAAATGTTGCACCCGATAATTGTGCATAGTTGTTTTGTATAGTTGCTAATGTGCCTGCTTGTGCTCCAGCATTGGCCGTTAGAGTTGAATTTATTGCATCAACATACCCTTTCATAGCTGTGTTAGCAGTTACAATTGCAGTATTAGCACCGGTTACACTATTACTAATGGCTGTAATTTCATTTGATTGTATAGTATTGGCTGCATCAACATAATCTTTCATTGCTGTGTTGGCTGTAACTATTGCAGCATTAGCACCGGTGACTGAATTAGTAACAGTGGTAATCTGCTCATCAACATAGCCTTTCATTGCTGTGTTGGCTGTGGTTAATGAACTTATGTTTCCTGTATAAGATGGTAAGTATGCCGCTACATTTGTGTCAGTATACCCTGCTGGCAAGCCGGTTAGTTGACTGCCATCACCTATGATGTAGTCTGCACTAACATTTCCTGTGATCGTTAACCCATCACTGCCAAATTTACCTACATTGCCGCCGGCAATAGAAACATTTACAAAGTCATCAGTTGCTTTGACCTGCGTGGTATTTGCAATAAGTATAGTCGGATCAACATCTGATGTTAGATTAATCGGAGTAGGGCTACCCGCAGGAGTAAAACTCAATGCATTGTCGACTACTTTAAGCAGTGCACCACCAATATGAATAGTACTGCCACTCATGTACAGGTCGCGCCACCACATTGAATCAGAACCCAGATCATATGTGACATTTGCTGTTGGTATTAAATTACCGGTAATATTGACATTACCAGTAGATAATTCTACTTTAGACGTAGGTCCGTAGGTCAGTGATCCTATAGAAACTGCGCCAGCAACAATATGTCGAATTTCAATAATATCAGTATCTTGCGGAGTTTCTGTGAATGTTATTACATTACCAGACATATTATATGATGTAAATGGTTGTTGCATTGTACCGTTGATACTAACTAGCAACCCGTCTGGAGTAGCCGAGGTTGTTAAATTATAGCTTGCAGTTAGTCCATCAGGGTAGACAGTTTCTGATGTAATTGTAGCTGCGCCCGGGTATGTCCATTCTGCGCCAGTCCAGTATTCCACAGCATCATTGTCAGTGTTAAAACGTATGTACCCTATCTCAGGATTTAGAGGACGAGTAATTACATTTCCAACAGGAATGCCCAGTGCATCGGATCCAACAATTTGTACAATGCCTGTATTCTGTGCATCGATGTATATATTTCCACTTGATGAAATTGTGTTATCAACTATTGATATGTTACCAATATTAACAGTATTGTAAAATGTTGATGCATTAGCTGTTATATTTGCAATTAATTCTGAATCAAGGGTAATTTCTAATCTACTATTATTAGTTTCATCTATTAGATTTACTAGACTATCACCAATGACTAGGCTATTTGCAGCACCACTTAATGTTGTTGTTAGATAGTTTAATGTAACTACATCCTGTGCGCTAACTGGATCAGCAACGTCAGATATAACACTACTATTAGCAAAAATATAACCATTAGTTGGTGCTATTGTTAAGTTAGCCACTGTTGATATAGTTGTATCAGTAAAGGTTACATTACCGACTTGAGTAAGAGTAATGTTAGCAATATTTGTAATGCGGCCTTTGCTGTCTACAGTAATTTTAGGAATTCTATCCCATGTTTCATCATCTGCAGCACCATATGTGCCTGCAGTAACACCAGTGTCTGCTAAAGTTAATGCAATATTTGAAACATTACCACTGCCAGTAGCATCACCAGTAACTGTAATTGTAGTTTCTTGAGTTACAACACGAATATTACTTTCATAGATCTCATCAGCATTGATAATACCGGCTGTTGTAGTTCCTGTGATACCTAAATTTCCACTAATAGAAATGCTATCAACTGAGATGTTGCTTAAATTTGTTATGTTAGGCTGATTGCCTGTAAGTAATGTGCCAGTGATTGTGTTGGCTGTTATGGTGTTAGCAGTAATGTCTGTTCCGTTAACATTACCAGTAATACTAATATTTCCACCAATGGAAATGCTATCAACTGTAATATTTCCTAAATTAGAAATATAAGGTTGATTAGTTGTAAGTATCGTGCCATTTAAATTAGTTGCATTAATTGTATTAGCGTATACTGCACTCCACCATGTATCGGCATAACCAATATTACCAGCAATGTTACTTGTTGGTACAATAGAGCTTTGCGCAATGATATTTCCACTGACTGTTAATGCTGATAATGTGCCCAATGATGTAACATTAGTTTGGCTGGCCGTCAATAGTGTGCCAGTTAGATATGTACCACTAACATTGCCTGCGCCAACATTACCTGTTACGTCTAGTGATATTAATGTACCTAAAGATGTAACATTAGGTTGTGCATTAGTCGCTAGTGTGCCGGTTAATACTGTACTTCCACTTGCACCGATGCTAGTAACACCGGATAATGTTGTGATGTTTGGTTGAGCACTTGTTAGCAATGTACCTGTTAAGTATGTACCACTGACATTGCCTGCACCAACATTACCTGTTACATCGAGAGCAGTTAATATACCTGTTGATGTTATGTATGGTTGTGCTTGAGTTAGTAATGTACCAGTTAAATATGTACCACTAACATTGCCTGCACCAACATTACCTGTTACATCGAGAGCAGTTAATATACCCAGTGATGTTATATTTGGCTGTGCTGATGCAGTTACCGTAGTTGCCGATCCAATTACATTGCCGGTGATATTACTTATTATATTGCCTGCATCAATATTACCAGTGACTGATAGGTTGCCTAACGTACCTACTGTGGTTATATTAGTTTGTATAGCTGTGGTTAACGTACCAGTGATATTTGTACTGGTAATATTGCTAGTATAAAGGTTTCCGCTATAGATATTGCGCCAATATTTATTAGTCGCACCAATATCGTATGTTAAATTAGCTGAGGTTAATATATTGCCGGTTGTTACAAGAATGTTCCCAGTAACTTCTAATGATTCTTGGGGAGATGCCGTGTTGATACCAAGACGAAAGTTAGTAAAATCTAACTGTAATAATGTGTCACTGTTGGTAGTGAAGCCTAGATCAAGACCTTGTCTATCTAGATTTCCTAACAGTGCTGCCCCGGGTACACGACCTATTGCCATTAACTAACTCCTATTTTAATATTTAGCTAAGGAACAGGCTATACTGTAGTGCTTGCAATATTGTGTAGTACTAATATAACTGCGCCACCAGTAGGCACACTTGTAAAATGTATATTTGTTGTTCCATTGAATGTGTAGTTAATGCCAGGATTTTGATATACAGTATTTAAAAATACCAATACCTGTGCCTCTTGTCCAGAATTATACGTTTTAGACATAGTAAAATCAGAAACTATATTATCACCAGCTAGGGTGTCTTTAGTAATAGTAACATCGCCTTCTTTAGCTACTGCGTTCCATACACTACTATTATAGAATTCTAATTTGCCTGTTGAAGTATTATAACGAGTTTGCCCTACAACTGGCACATCTGGCCCAATTGAACTTGATCCAACTGGCACACCTAATGCATAGCTACCTGTTTTAAATACTGTATTTTTAAGTAAGCGTCCCATTTACATTCCTACGTAACTAACTGTTGCTGTTATTGCTGAATTTGCTGATGCTGCGGCTCGCAATGTATCACCGTTGGCTAATACAATTTTTTCCATATCAACAACAAAAGTATCATTACTTTGTATTTGAACACTTTTGTAAATTTGTACGTCACTGTTAATTGTTGTTGTACCGCTAGGCACTGCATATAAATCAAATGTTTTAGCAGTAGCATCTGTGTTGCAAAAGTACATAACTGATACTACAGTATTGCCTGAACTGACATATACGTTTGATACCACTGTTGTTAATAAGGTGTTAGAAATTGCCATTGTGTTAATCCTATAATAGTATTGAAAAAGCAAATGCTCGCTTTTTCGTAATTAGTTCTTCGTTAACGGCTTCACCATTAACAACATATACTCCACTTGCACCAGCGCCAGGAGTTGCTGCATATACTACAGTAGCGCCAGCGACTGCTGTTGGTGCAACTGCGGTATTATTAATTTGTATATTACCACCAAATTTTACATTTCCTACGTTTGCTAAAATTGTATAGCCATTAGTATTTAAATTGCCACCAAGTGCAGGAGCTAAATCATCTATTAATATTGTGCTACCACTGGTTGACGATGTTATAACTGAGTAAGTCGATCCATCATTGGTCAACTCCCATTTGTTAATTGACTCATTCCAGCGTAACGCAACGTTGGCTAATGAGCCACGAGCAACAGCAATACCAGCAGTACCTAATGTAACGCCAGCGCCTGTTTCACCATCATTGAGAACAATAACATTATCTTTTAACGTAGTGTTAGTTGTTTCGATTGCAGTTTGTGAACCTTGTACTGTTAAATTGCCTGTGATGATAACATCTGTGGTGTCAATTGTGTACGAGGTGTTAAGTTTTTTAACAGCGGCCATTTAAATATCCTAGTTTCTATTATTTATGCTAATTGTAGATAGTATAGTCAAAAAAATAACAGCCGAAGCTGTTATTTTTACTTTGACTAAAATTAGTCGTTTGATGAAATTTTAACTGTTGTGCCTGCTACTGCAGCACCGGTTGAAGTCCATCTAGCATGGCTGTTTGCAGTAAACTGTACACCTGCACTATATCCGTCAACTGCTGCTGGGAATAATAATGCAGTACGTGATTCAAGTTTACCAACCAAGTAAGCACCGTTATCAGAATCAAATGCTGTAAGGGTCATTTCGCCTGCGGCTGTTGGGCCATTAGCGGCAACAACTTGCGCTACTGTTGGACTATTAACACCATTAACCCCTGTTGGAACTAAACGAACTACCGCAGTACCGTCAGTATTAGTAACTCTGTAACGACGTGATGAACGTTGTGAAACGATATCAGCTAGTGAACCAATTGTAGCACCAGTAATCCATGCATTAGCTTGGATTGTATTAGCTGTAACTGTAGTTGCAGCTAAAACTGCTGTTAATGAACCTGCAGATCCAATATCACCAAAGCTAATTAATGTTGTACTTGTTGCGCTAGTATTAGCGGCACTCATTGTAACATTACCTGTGCCGATAGCTGTGATTGTAGTAGTTGCTGCAAATGCTGTATTTGCGGCCATACCGACAAATAAACCTACAGTAGTTGAAACTGTTAGTACATTTGAACCAGTGATACCACCGCCAGTTACAACAACGTTAGCTGGTTTAACTAATGTAATTACCGGTGCAGTTGTGTAACCAGTACCTGCTGTTGTAACACTAGCTGTATCGATACGACCGTTAGCTGTACTAACTGCATCGACTGTCACTCTGGCAACTGTGCCACCGATTGGGCTAAGTGCCACTGTAGCTGTTAAACCTTGTGAGTAGTTTGTACCACGGTTTGTGTAAGTAATACTCGAAATACCTTCACCACCTGCAGCACTGTATGTTAAACCATCATTAACATTATCTGAACCAAAAAACTTTTTCTTAATAGGACGTCCCATTTGTTTCTCCTTGTATAGTTAGCGTTCTAACGCCTACGCAGTGGGTTACTGCATAAACTCTCATTCAAGAGCGAACAAATATATTTATCGTTTTTAATTTTTATAGCCAACAAAAAAGCCCCTTACGGGGCTTTTTATTTTCATATCCTACTAAGAATAAATCTTATTGGAATGATAAGTTTGCTACAGTGATTTTTTCTAAGTAGTCAGCTGCATTACCAAGAGATGATGCAGTGTTACTTAATTCAACATAACCATAACGTGTCATAAAGCCCACTACTGGTTCAAAAGTAGCTGGATCTAACACAACGCCACTGCTCATTAATGGAACGTATGGGCAGTAGAACGCTGCTGCGTCTGATTCTGAAGAACCTTTGTAACCAACCAACACTGTGTCGTTTGAAGCGTATGTGTTAACATAGATCTTCATAGCACTATTTAAAGTACCAACGAATTTTGTGTTTGTAGGAGCTTCAAATGTACCTTCTGTACTACGAGCAAAAGCTGAAGTAGTTGCAGATTGTAACACTGTTAAAGCTGATGGACTTACAACAGCCCAGTTACCAGCGCCACGACGTGTACGTTGTGCAATTTTGTTAGCACTACGGTTGATTAAAACAGCTAAAGCAGCGTGTTCGTCACCAACGAATGTAGCAGTACCAGAAACAGTAGCTTGGTTGTAGTTGTCAGTTGCTGTAGAAGCTAATGCTGCCAATGAACCTAGAACTTCTTGGTCAATTTCAACAGTAATTTCTTGAGCCAAAGCTGCCATGATTTCTGCTTCAACATCTAAACCGTGCATAGATTGTGCATCTTGCGCAGCTTCAAATGTCCAACGAGCAGACAATTTACGTGTTTTAGCTTCAACAACTTGTTTCAAGATTTGAACGTTGATACGGTTACCTGGAACACCTTCTAGTGAGCTAGTTGAAGCTGCTGCACCTGTTGATGTTTTGCTTGAGTAAGCTGTAGCAATGTTGAATGGGCTTAATGCTTCTTGGCCTGGAGTTGCTGCGTCGCCGCCTAATGAACCAGCAGCTTGTGAATCTGCATAACGCACACGTAATGTGTGAATTTGTGCAACTGGACCAGTCATTGGTTGTACGCCAACGATTTCGTTAGCGATAACTGTTGGCATTACACGACGAATTACTGGAAGAATAACGCGGTTTAGTGTAGCAACATTACCTACTGCTGTTGCACCAGCTGAAGCGTTTTCAACTAAGTGTTTACGTGTGTTTTCTAAGATTACGGACATTGTAGAACGTTTTGAACCTTGTAGACCTTCTAACAGGGCATCCTTAGTTTCGTTCCAACGGCCTTCTAATAGTTGGGTTGTCATTTCTTTATTTTCCTTTTATAAGTTTTTGTATTACTTTAGCCCTGCTAAACGTTTTAGTTCAACAACGTTGTTGTTGGTTTCTAAATTTACTGTTTTAGCAGATTTATCACCAGTTACTTCTACACGACTCTCAGCTAGTACAGACTTTTCAGCCTTTACCGGTGCTTGTGAATTGTTTAAAACTGCTGGTAGATACTTGTCGTATGCAGATTGCAATTTTGCTGTTTGCACACCTTCGAGTAGGCTGGCCATTACGCCGGCTTTCTCTTTATTTAATGTTTTTAGTAATCCATTAAGTGTGTCCTTACGGTTAACACTTTCAGTAATTACACGTACTTCACGGTTTTTTGACTCAACTAATGCTTGTTTTTCCGCAATTACTTTTTTGCTTTCAGCTAAATCAGCTTTAACAGCTTCAATAGTTTGATGCAATTTAGCAATTTCTTTGTTCTCATTTAAATGAGTTACTGAGAATTCGCTAGCAAATGCTTCGAATAAGCGACGACCAAACATGTTCTCACGAGCACTTTGGATGTCTTCTTTTAATTGGGTCAGTTCTGTGCCTAGATTTTGTGCTACTGATTCTTTAACAAGTTTAGCTGAACGTGCAACAAAAGCTTCTTGTAGTTTTGCTAATTTTTCTTTAGCTTCTGCTACTAGTTTAACTTTAGTTTCAACAACTGCTTTCTTGTCAGCATCGAACTCTTTGATTTCTTCAGCTAACGCTTTGATAACAAATTTTTCTAACTTAGCAGTTGCTTCGTTTTGAACTTTGCGATCTGTGCGTAATTCTTTGATTTCTTCAGCTAATTTATTAACTAAAAAGTTGTTAAATTTGCTGGCGCTTTCAACCATGTGACGTTTAAATTTCACGCGGTCTTCTGCAAGAGCTTGTTTCTCATTGGCGAACTCATTAAGTTCGGCAGTAAGACTTTCAGTAACCATTTTGTCTAGAGCTTCAACCATTACTTGTTTGTCATGAGTGTAGCGACCTGCAAACTCTTCGCGCAATTCTGCACGAACTTGTTCACGAGCCTCATTAATTTGTGATTCCCAAGCTTCGGTAATAGCTGCTTGAGTATCTTCGTTAATGATGCCACTATCTAACAATGGCTTGATAGCTGTTAACATACTGATCTCCTATTTTAATTTTAAATCTTTAATCAAGCGTGTAACCTGCTCTTTTAAATATTTTTGTACCTTTTGATCTGCGCTAGCTTCTTTTGCCATTTCGAATACCTTGTGTCCGCCACGCATATTCAACAGTCCTTCGTAAATCGCTGTTGGGTATGCATTAGGAGCACTAGGTTGCGCAACTACATCTACTGTGACTATTTCAAAGTCACTCACTTGGCCGTTACTTTCGCTAACGTTGCCGCTACCTCTAGAACTAACACCAAGTTTAACTCCACTTTCCAACATTGTTTCTACTAACTTACCCATTGGAGTAGGGAGAACCTTTAATTTACCAAAGCCGTTAGGACCGTCCATCCACATATCTGTAATCATGTGACTTACACGGTCCAAATTAATTTTCAAATCATCTGGGTGATCTACTTCGCCTAAGACGCTGTAGCCACCCTTGATTTGTTCATTAATGTTTGTTACGGCATTGCTAATTTCATTTACTGGATACACTCGTTCGTTGTGGTTTTTAACGCCACCTTGAATGAATATGCCTTTCATATAAAGATTCTTACCTTTACCGTCATGACTATCTTCTGTCAGAATTTCCATTCTAGCATTGTCAAAGGTTAAGTTTTCTTTTAAGTATGAAGCCATTGTAGTATCCTAAATTATTTTGCTACTGGACTATTTGTACTTGTTGGTGCTTGTGCAGCAGGTGCTTTTTCTTTCTTAGCAAATGCATTACCAGCTTTACCACCAGGAACATTAATATTACCCATGTTATTTACTGTTGGTTTTTTAACTGTACCACCGTTCTCTGTACCACCGCGTACGATGTTAGCAGATGAACCGCCCATATCATTTTTCTTAGCTACTGTAGATTGTTTGTTGTCAGCACCTTCAGTATTTGATGGAGCAGCTACTTTTTCTACATATTCACGAACGATAGATTCTTCAACTTCTTCTTCTTCGTCTTCTTCTGTGTCACATTCTTCAGCTTCCATGAATTCAGCTGGCGCTTCTTCTTCGCCGCCAAACATATCAGCATGCTCTGGTTCGTTTTCTTCGCCAGCCATTAAAGCATCAAATTCAGCTTTAAGTTCGTCTAATGCTGACTCTAAATCATCAACACGTGTTTCAACGTCGCCGTGCTCTTCTTCATGTGAATCTAAATCACCTGAGTTGTCGAAATCGTTTTCTATTTCGCTGTCATCGCTGTCCATTTCAAATTCGCCAGCGCCTTCTTCATCTTCTTCGCTGATACCTTGTTCATCGATAGTAACTTCATCCATGTAACCTTGTACTTTGTTTCCGCCTACTTCGTCTAAATCTGTTTCGTCGATTAGGCTTTCATAAATGTCACGTGATTTCTCAACAACGATGTTGTGGAATAATTCGCGAGCCTTATCAGTTTCATCATTAATGATGTGTTCTATTAACTGTTCATACTTGTTCATAAAGAACTCCTTAAATTGTGTCTGTCTAGGTGAGATTTACGTTACGTAATATCTCTGTAATATTATTTACTGGTTTATTGAAAAATTGAAGTTAAATGCGTGTTTTTTGATTGATTCTTGTTGATAACTACCCCAGTGGAGCAACTTCCGCCGGTTTGTATTGTGATCTTACTCGTTCTAAATCTTGCTCTTTTTCTAATCTACGTACATCATTCATAATACGTAAACGATGCAACTGTGTTAATGTTAATTTAGTTTTACGCAGATCAGACAACTTTAAAGGAGTGTTATCCTCTTTTTCAGTCTGGTGCTGTTGCACTAATTCAGAATTAAATATTTCAAGTAGATTCATAATATTATTTACCTAAAATATTATAAACCTGGAGGTGCTGTAGGTGTTACTGGTACTGCTGGCTGATTTCCTGTTGCAGGTAATGCACCTGGTTCTACTCCTGGAGCTGGTTCTGCAGTTAAATCAGGCATTTCTAAATTACTCATGTCACTTTCAATTCCAGCTGGTGTAACATCAACTGCACGTAATCCAGCATCAGTATCAGCCACACCAGGAGTTTCGTTATGCTCTTCATCCCATAAATCACTGTTACGTTGCATTTCTTCTTCGCTCAGATCTAAATAACGCTCTAATAGGAAACGTTTACTTAGATAAGGTGTTTGCTCCAATGATGTAAATGCCTGTATACGTGCCGCATCTACTTCTGCTTGGCGATATTTGGCAAAGTTTTGTGGTTCATTAAAGCGCAATTCAAATAGCTGACCATCAATGTTAATGCCTCTCCAACGCATGAACATTTTAAACTCGTTGTCTAGTTTTTCAACTATCATAGTTTGTAAACGCATACAATATTGATTAAAACGCCATTCTTGGATTAGTGCTGTAGTCGACTTACCGTCGTTAAATGTAGATGAACTGTCATCACTGCCCGTGGGCAAATAGCTGCTAGGAATACGCAAGCCACGGAACATTTTGTTAGTGAAGAAACGTAAGTCTGTAATTTCACCTAAGTTACTACCGCCTGGTAATGGCTCAACGCTTGATCCACGACCTTCTGCGGTTACTGGAAAGAAAAAGTCTTCATTTGTGCTTAATGGATTGTAAGTAGCATCCATCATATTTTGTCCGCCACCTGTTTGTGTAGGTATACGACGTTGATGTACTTCATTTTTAATACGATCCACAAAGGCCATGGCCATGTGTGTGGGCATATTACCTACGTCAATTTTAAATACACGACGTTCCGGTGCACGTTGTACACGATAGATAATAATAGCGTCTTCTAACAGTTCTTTTTGTTTAAAGATTTTAAATATGCTTTCAAGAATACTAGTACCAAAAGGCCAGTTTACATCTAAGCCCTCTGTTAGACTAATATGCACTACATGTTCTGCATCTAGCACTGCTTCGTTTTGCGCATGACTAAAGCGTGAACCGCCACTATACGGAACATTTGGTTGTACGTATGAACCGGAACCACCGCTACCACCTTGTTGCGGGTGATTTGTGTAGGTATCGCTCGAGCTTAATGCTGTCGCAGTTAAGTTTTGAAAGTTAAGATTAAGATTTTTAATTACGTATTGTTCTGGCTCTTTGCCTTCTGCTTCGTTAACAATAACTTTGATTACACTGCCCATTTCTGTCCAGTATAATTTAAATGTTTCTGGATCACGTAAGAATACTTGATCACCATATTTTAATGTATTACGTACAAGTTTAAATAGACGTTTGTTTAATTGATTTAGATTAACCCATTGTAGCAGTTGATCTTTAAGTAGTTTAACTTCGTTGTCTGTTGGTTTTTCTTTAAAGAATAAATCAAAGCCTGTGCCATTTTCTGTATTTGGCTGTGTGCAGAATTCTGCAATAATATCAAGAGCAGCATTAACTTCACTGTCCATGTCCATTTGTTCATACTGATTGTAACGCTCAGTACGATTTGGATGGCCAATATACACTTCGGGCAATTGGCTTTGATAGTTACGATAGCTCGGATCTGCAGAATTGTTAATTCCACTAATTGGACTTAGTTGTCCGCCAGTGTTTGCAGTTCGGAAGTGCTTTTTCCATGACATAGTTATATTCTCTTTACGATAGTGTATTTATAGCTTAATAGCTGTTCTGCAATATTCCTGACGATATAGCATTATTTTTTTGCATTGTAGTTAAAATACTTTGCAACAGAGTAATTTGTTGTTGTTCTGCTGGATTAGCAGTAGCAGAAGGTTTTTCCATAGCTTTTTTAAGTGCTTCAGCATTAGTAGCCGGTATACTATGTAATTTTGCCTGTTCAGCGGCTAACTGTTGTGCTGACACACTAGTCAACGGTTTAGGTGCAGTTGATTGAGTAGTTGCTCCGGTAGCAGCTGCTGCAACTGTGCTTGCAGCAGACTCGTCTTTCATAATGGCTTTGCCTAATTTCTCGCCACCTTCACTACCACCCCAGTATCCTAATGCTCCGCCTATTAGCCCGCCAACTACTGTACCCACTGGTCCTGCTACTAGTGTACCTAATGCGGCACCAGCTGTGGCACCACCCCAAGCTCCACCGGCGCCTAATGCGGCACTACCAACTATACCGCCTTCTTTTTCGCGTTTTTGACCTTTGGTTAATGTTGCATCATTTTCTGTATCGTAGATATCACTTGCGGCCATAGCAGTTCCAAATACTGCACCAGCAATACCACCAAATTTTCCAAACGTCTTTGCACTGCTAAGAGCAGATGATGCAGTAGGAGCTTTGGCAAATTTACCCGAGGCATCACGATAACGGCCATCTTTATCGTATCCACCTGCGCCTGGGCCGCCTATACCACCTGGCATACCTTTTAGTCCTTTAAGCAACGACGGACCTACTAGTTGCAACACTCCAAGAATTGGTGCCGCCAATGAAAGTAGTAAAGATTTCCACGGATTGTTTTCAACCATTGTAGCTAAACTATCTAATGATTCTACAGCTTTAAAGGCAGCTTCGTATGATGCTTGAAGAGCTGTACTAAATGAATCTAAATGGGTTAATGCAATTGCTTGCATTCTTACTGCCATTTCTTGTTGTTGTGCCATTAATTCAACAGCTACGCCGCCTGCGCCTTTTGCTCCTGCGGCTTGTTCAGCAGCTATTTTAGCTCTTTCTTCTTCGGATTTTGCAAAATTTGCTGAATATTGAGTTGCTCTTAAATTTATAGCACTTGCAGCTTGCGCATCGGCACTAGTTGCCATTGCCATGCCTTTATTTGCCATTGCAGCATCGTGGGTCGATTGCATAGTGTCTTTTTGTAATCGAGCTGTTTGTTCCGCAGACAGTGTGCCATCTTGTGCTGCTTTAAATGTTTTAGTATTAAACTCAGCAATGCCTCTATTAGTTGCTTGTGCTATAGCAAGGTCTTTACTAATAACACTACCGTAAATCATATTTTCACGGAATGCTCGTTGCTGATCAGCATTCATGTTCATCATCGCATCATTGATGCGTGCTTGTTCAGTAGCCGATTTGCCATCTAATATCTGTTGGAATGCTAATGTATCGTTATCTTGGCGAAGTTTTTCTTGCTTAGATTTTGTATCTTCTCCGGTTAGATCAGACAGCACTTTCATATTTTTTGCATATTCTTGAGTCTGTGCTGCTATTTGTTCGTTTGATGCATTTAGTCTTCTCGAAGGACCAGCCATAATAGCCATTGTTGTTGCATACGCATCGGCTTGTTCTTCTAAGCCCATGCCCAGAGCAAACATTCCGTTACGTGCTGCATCGCCGCCTTTTTGCATAGCAGCAGCCATACGTTTACTGCCTTCTGCTACTCCAAGACCCGATCTTGCAAAAGTATCTCTATTTTGAACAACTACTTTAGAAAACTGTTCTAATTTCATACCGGCACTTAATGCAGTATCGGTCATGCTGATCATACCACCACTATATACTGCTCCAACTGCTGACATCGATTGGAACCCAGCGATTAGTTCCTTAGTTTGTGCAAGCATAAACCCAATACCTGCTTTAGCTAGTTCGGATACTGTATTGCTTAATGCACCTAGTGCTTCACCTGCGATTGTGGCACCAATGCCAAATTTACCTACATTGCCGCCGGCACCAGCTGTTGCAGCACCAAACGATTTCAAAGCGTTTGCGCTACCTTGATTGGCAGTGTTAACTAGATCAACACCAGCAGTCATCATCGATGTAGCTACGTCAAATGAATCACCACCGCGTAGTGCTGTAGTAGTTGCACCTTTAAATGCATTAGCGGCACCAACAGTTAGTACCCCAGCCATGTTCCACATGCTGTCTTTTAATGCTGCATGAGCTTTATTACGAGCATTTAGTGCTTCAAGATCAGCCTTGGCATCAAGTAGAGCTTGCTTTTTACCTTGATCTGACGTTTTATTAACTTCGTCTCTGAGAGTATTTAATTGGTCTGATAATTCTTCGGCACTAACTTCGCCTTTGTTGATGCTCTTTTTAAGATCATCCATAGATTTTTTGATTTCAACAGCCGATTTTTTCATCGTACTATTGAATTTATCAACACCACCTGCTAACTCTAATATCTTTTTCTTGGCTTCAACCCCAGAGAGATTCATTTTTTTAGCAACATCTGCATAGATCTCCATTTGAGCTCGTGCTTTTTCTGATGCATTAGCAAGGGCTTCGATCCTCTGGTCTAATTCTTTTTCATCCATGGTTTTAACCTATAAATATAGTATATCAATTATATTTATAGGAATTAAACCATGGCTCAAATCAATAACGCAAATCCGTTGGCTAAACACTTTCGCCAACCTGCGCTGTATATCAAGTTAACCAGTGAAGGTCGGTTTTGGAAAGAAGGCTCATTGGAACTACCTGTAACAGGCGAACTTCCTGTATATCCAATGACCACTAGAGATGAAATTACACTACGCACACCAGATGCACTGATCAGTGGTACTAGTGTAGTCGATGTTATACAAAGTTGCTGTCCAAGTATTAAAAACGCTTGGGATATGCCTAGCGTTGATGTAGACACTACATTAATTGCTATCCGTATTGCTAGTTACGGTCCTACAATGGCTATCGGATCAACTTGCCCTGAGTGTGGAACAGAACACGATTATGATGTAGACTTAACTGCTACCTTAGGTTCCGTATCGATGCCAGATTATTCAAAAACTGTTGAACTACCCGATGGATTATCTGTTAGCCTTAAACCATTGACCTATGCTCAAATTAGCAAATCCGGTAACACTGTGTTTGAAGAAGAAAAGTTAATTCAAACACTGGCAGATCCAGATCTTGATGCCGAAGTTAGAAAAGTTAGATACACCGAACATATTAGTAAGATGGTTGAATTAAACATTGAAACTATAACTAATTGCACAGCAGCTATTACCACAGAAGACGGTGATATTGTAACAGACACAAAATTTATTAGAGAGTACTACACAAATTCTGAATCAACTGTGTTGCGTACAATACAACAGACAATTGAAGAATTAGCTAAGGCAATTAGTATTAAACCAGTTGATGTAGTATGTACTGAATGTTCAAAAGAATTTAAATTAGCCATTGATTTCGACTACGCAAGTTTTTTCGCTCGCGGCTTTTGACCTTAGATAACGATGCTATCGTAGAATTGCTTGATTCCTACGATAAAGAGTCAAAAGCCTTTAGAGAAGAAGCGTTACGTATGTGTTGGTATATGCGTGGTGGTTTAAGTTACGAAGATGCAATGTTTTTAACACAGCAAGAAAGAGATATTATCGGAAAGATTATTAAAGATAATATGGAAACGACCCAAAAAAGTGGCCTCCCGTTTTTTTAATATTAAAGCACATTTATTGTGCTTTTTTATTGACTATGATATACGTAAGCTAAGGTCATTATAAGAGCAAAAGACATTTAAGTACATTTAAGGAATGTCTAAAGACATTCGCATTTCGCTTGCGCTCATGCCTTTTCTTCTAATCTAATTAATCTAATTTACTTTGATATGTACTGTAATGCTTTTGACTTTAGAACTGCTTCATCCAGATTATAGTCATACTTCACCCATTACAGGCAAAGTAAAACAGAGCGACTTCATCCGAGTGCTTCATCATACTAACTAAAAGAGATTATATTCATTTACACGGAAGCGGTCGCCCTGTACTCCCTACTCTTGCTTCTTGCGACGGTTGATGCATAATCCGTAGTTAGCCAAACTATGTCATCATATGGGTTGTATCTTTTTCACAGTGCCCAAATCATTCGGTTTTTACACCTAATTTTTATATTGTTGATTCGCTTTTTATAGCACAATACACGGTCGCCATTCAGTGTGTAGTCTAGTCTACACGTTCCACGTGCGGCCATTACGCGAGCACGATCTCCTCTGAATACAGAACTTAATCTGCAATAGGGCTTTTAACTACATTTACTGCTGAGTTGGAATTTGTTTCTGTGAGAGTGACTTGGTGTCTAGGAGCTATGTGTTTATTGTAATACGTTTAGTGTTGTTGGTCAACTGGTTTTATTAATTTTTAAATCTTTTACGGAACCCTTGCCTAATTTAATTTGTATAATACCATTGTAGTTATCTTCTCTCAACAGTACTTCTTCCATAAATTGATAATGCGCTTCCATGTAGTTAGTTTCACCACGACTTAGACATAGATGTATAATTTCGCGTTTAAACTGTTCCTTGCCTAAAGCTAGGATATCTGCTACTAGTCGACTCGAAGAACCCCAATAGTCTTTCCAATCAGTTTCAATTGTTTCTAGACGTTTGTTCTTCTTGCCTTTTAACGGTGGTCTTTTTTTGATAGTTTTAAAATACTTACGGCCAACATAATCGTAGCCGTTAGTAAGGTTGGTTATTCTATAAATGAAACCGTAGTATGCACCAATATCCTCAGAGTCAAATATTACACCATTGTACGTCCAAGGATATTCGTATGTCATACGTTATTTATTTTGCAGCCGCTGCATTTTTCTTCTCTTGGATTTCTGCACGACGAGCTTTGGCCAATTTAGCCAAGTCACCTAATGCACCACGAGCACGTGCCGCTGCGGCTTTAACACCTTTAACTTCAAATTTTTCTGATTCTGCTACGTATAATTCTACTGCTGCTAAAATATCATCATGAATTGCCATGTTTACTTCTCCTTGTTGTTGTGTGTATTTAACCACCCTGTATTGGATGGTAAAATTAAATTACTTCTACGTCAGTACTATATGATGTAAACCCATTTTCTTTGGTTACAGTCATAATGTTATTAACTCGCCCCGCAAGTTCATCTTTATGCGAAACAAGCCAAATACTTTTCTCATGCTCTCTAGACATTTTTTTAAGTATACCCAATGAACTTTCAACTCCGCTACTGTCCATGCCGCTGTCAATAAGCTCATCAATGAATAATAAGTTAATAGGATTGTATAAACTTTCCCAGACATCACGGAATGCCCACGATAAACTTAATATCAAGCGATTGCGTTCACCACGTGATAAGTTATCAAAGTCTAGTTCACGGCCTAACTCTGTAATTTCTACACTTAAATCGTTTAAGAATGTTACTGTATGTGGCAATCCTATACGATCTAAGTATTGACTTAGGCGTGCGTTTAAATGCGACAAGTTTTGATCAATAATACGTTTACGAATAAAGCTATCTTTGTTAGTTAATAGTTTCAACAAGAAGTCTTGATGTTCTTTTAACTTAACTAGCTCGTTCATAGTAGTATAATCAGTTTCTACTAATGCAGTCTGTGTCATCTCTTCGATTTGTTCATCATATGGATCAACTTCTGTAGCCTTAGCGGCCAACTGTGTTTCTAAACTAGTAATAGAACCCTTGTGATGAAACGCATCTGCTTCTTTATCGTAATATACTCGAGGTTGCGCACCAAGAGGACCAATTTCTGTTTTAGCACCTATCAGCGCCGTTAATTGTGTTTGATCAGTTTGGTACTGTGTAGTAGCAGTTTCGAGTGATGTACGTTTAGCCGCTAACACTTCTTCGTGTTTGCTATCGTGAAAATGTTGACCGCAAGCATAACAAGTATGTGCTTCGAGGTCGGCAATTTCTTTAGTAACTTTATCTATAGTCTTTTGTTCACGGGCAATATCTGCTTCGCTACGCAAAATGGCCTTGGTCAAATCATCTAAGTCTTTACGCTGTTGGTTGTAAGCAGTAAGCGCAGTGTGTGCCGCTAGCTCTTGTTCAATATCAATTTTACGTAGTTCTGTAAGGGCATTTTGTAGTTTTACTGTGTCATCTGCATGCTTGGTAGTCCACATAGTTTGCCGGCGTTTTAAGCTGTCAATTTGCTCTTGAATACGACCATTTGCGTCGGTTATAGCCTTAATATTGAACTCTTCTTGCTGTATTGCATCCTTAGTAGCACGACCCAACTCTTTAAGTTTTTCTGCCTTTTCACTTAAGACAGTGATACCAAGTAGCTGTTCAATAATTTCACGTTGGTCGTTAGATTTAAGACTAAGGAATGGTTCGGTGTAGGTATTAAGCGCAACAATGTGTTTGAACATATTGTGCGACATGCTTAACAAACGTTCAATTTCAGCCTGTGTTTCTCTACTATCGCCTTGACTTTCGTCGGTAATTTCTTTTTCTTCATCACCTACATAAAACTTCATTATGTTTGGCTTACGACCACGTTCAATCTTATAGTCTTGCCCGTTATGTTCAAATTCAACAGTAACCAACATGTTCTTACCGTTAGTTTTGTTAATTAAATTATCACGTTTGATATTGGTTAATGCCTGCCCAAACAGACTGTAGCTTAAGGCATTGATAATAGTTGTTTTACCAGTGCCATTACGTGCGCCACTATCATCGCCGCCTAAGTCAACGTTAACACCTAATACTAATGTCAGGTCGTTGCGGTCAAAGTCCACAGCTTGTGTTGCATTACCAACACTCATGAAGTTCTTGACTGTAAGATTTTTTATTTTAAATGTCATAATTTCTCATCATTTATTTTGTCAGGTGCTTTTGTATATTATAATACCTTTTAGGATCATAGTCAATGAAATCACAGTTAGGTTTGACTATGGTATCTAACCATTCAAGTTGTACAGCAGAATGCGGCTGTGCCAATCCAGAGTCAAGGTCTTTGTACGTGCTAATTAATCTAAAGCTACTTAAATCTTGGTCTATCCAAGGTAAATTTTTAACAGCAATGGCCATCGGACCGTCGAAATTAAAGTCATATGCTAGAGTAAACACAAAAGGTATATTTTTATTTTTTAATAGAGTTGATGCGGCTAACATATACGATTGACTGCGCTGAGTTGCTTGCCATTCTTTAATATATCTATTATGATATTCTTTTATATATTGATTGTTGCTGGAACTAGTAACCCACCAATCTTGATTATTAGATTGCACAATATTAAAATGATACACAGGATCGATCTTTGCCTGCTCTTGCCAAAATTCATCAGCTACTAAATCAATTCGTGCGGGTATAGTCCATTGAATAATTGCACAGTCGATATTTTCAGTTTCAATTGATTCTGCAACCTGCATTAATATCAACTCATTACTAGCACCGATTACAGATTTATTTTTAATCTGTAATGAATCCGACGTCATTAACTGTAATAACGTTGGCCATTTTTTAAAGTCGTTGTCGACTCCATTGCCGTCACTAATTGCTAATAAGGTTTTTTTCATTTATTTTAATAATTGCTTGTTGTATTTGTTCAGTAGACTGAAACCAATTGCGATAGTCATATACTGGAATTTCAATATTATATCGTTTTTCTATACAATAGTTAATATATCCCTGTTCGTGTAGATCAACTATATGAGATATATCAATATTTTTGTTATTTTCCAATGCAGATAAAATTAAATTGGCATGAAAGTATACACTAAAATATTTTGAATTAGCTGTAAACCAATCGGCTAACACTAATGTTAACCTATCTTCATTGATTAGTTTCATACCCAACTGGTTGATTAATTTTTTTATAGTATTAATTGGCGATATTAACAACTGTTCAAAACTCAAATTGATCGTTGATTCAGTTGGCTCCCAACCATATGACCAGTTGTGATACATTAAAGTAAAATCTTCTCGCTGAGCATAATCTTCTGCGGCATCGGACCAATTGTTTTGTACATGTTCGCTGTGATTGGCATTAAGATCCTGACATACAGCTTTGATTATGCAGGTTTGATATATTATAGGTCTAACAGCAGGGTCGATTACTATGCGTACAATCTTAGCATTTGGAAATGTTAAGTTTATTTTATCGTAACAGTCGTTATTGATCCCATTGTCGCACAGGACTACTACTTTATTATTCTTTGGGTCAATGTCGCAGTGCAGTTGGTATTCAGTCGGATCCATAAAATACGTATTGGTATACATTACAATACTATGACTGTTTCCGTCTTGACTAAAAGTTAATTCGTTATTTGATAATTTAACTGTTTGGTCTGCAAATTCACTTAATATATAGTATAGAAAATTTCCAAACCCACCAGAAGGGTAACTTATACAAATAATGTCGTTACTATCGGTGCAGAACCTCATAGATTCCTGTAGATGTCTAACAATAAGTTAGGATTATAATGATCACTGTTAATAGCTGTTAGTTGACTAGTTACAATAGTATCGATACTTTCAAATTGAATATTACCTAACATAATATCTGTGCCAATGTCAGTATGCTTGACTGGGATTAATGTAAGTTCACGTAGATTATACGTACCTACGAATGTTTCTTTAATAAACGTTGCTTCTTCGTACGAAATATCCACGTCGATGTTTACACGACAGTGCATGCCTTTTTGTAGTAGTGTTTCTGGTGTTTTTAAAATATTACTTAGGCTATAAACACGATACTTGGGCTGATCCGGCCAAGCATGAAACGTTGGCTCATTGCCCCACTCTAATATCATCATGCCACGTTCATCGTCACCTGCATCTGCATAGTTGTGCGGAAACGCATTGCCTACATAGGTAATATTCTTACCTGTTTGACGTTTATGAAAATGCCCACTGTATACATGATCAATGTGCCCGAAGTCTTCACGTCTAATCTCACCGTGTTCTGGCATCTGTACCATAGCATTCATGTAATAGCCTGGTAATTCAAAATGCCCAAACATATACTTGGCATTGATCTTAGGAATCTTTTTATGATCGTCGCCTACTAACCAGGGCACAATACTAACATCGCCCTCTTGATAGAAGTCGTTGATAATTTCAATGTTAGGAATATGTCTAGCCCATTCAGCTGACTGTATATCACGCTTGTCACGATAATATAAATCATGATTGCCCGGAATGAATATAACACGCTCAAAGGCTCGGCCCAACAACTCAAGTGCTGTTAGGCTGTAGTTTAACGTAATGATATTAATTGCCGCGCGGTTATTGTGCCAATCACCTAACATAAAGCAAACATCACAACCTTCTTCTTTAGCTTTGCTAATAAACCACTTAACAAAGTTTAAACAATCATCGTTGTGTGTTTGACTATTTGACTTTAAGCCAAAATGTATGTCAGTCAGAATTGCTGCTTTTTTAAATAAATTTGTCATATAATTAGTATACGTGAAATAACCTTAAGTTGTCTAGTGAAAGTTAGCCAAATTACCTGTTGGAATGAAAATTATCCTCGCTTAAATCTGTAATAGGATCCCAATAAGGTTGTATTAATTTAAAATATTCCGGAAATGCATCGGCGAACTTCTGCTCACGATATAAGTCCTGCCGTTTAGTCCATATTACAAATTGTTTCCATAACATAGGATTATGTTCTTGTAAAGTCAAATAACCGAGCAACTCTGTATTATTTGTCTGTGCTATTAAAGCAGTCTTGACTGATTCGGGTGCAATGTGTACTGCTAACCAAGCCGGACTGTTAACCATGTTAATATAATAAGGTCCAATTTTATCTTCAACCCATGCAGTCAATCGATCAATGGATCCTGCATTTAATACACTAACAGTAAGTGAGCCCATGGTATAAATTTCGCAATCCATGGTACCTTTAAGTCCCAGTATATGATCAGCAACTAGATTCATTTCGTCCCATTTACCTGGCCATCGCAGATACTCAAATTCTTGTTCAAGCCCGTCGATACTCATAGCAATTTCAATACGTTTGAAATTATTCCAAGCACGTTTTAATCGTTCAGTTGGATGATTGGTACAATTGGTACTATAATACAAAGTAATGTTCTTGCTTAATCCCTGCTGAACCAGGTACTCTAATAGATCTAACTGCGTGGTATTCAAGAACGGATCACCACCAAAGAAGTCAATTTTTTCTAAATTATGGGCAATACTATAGTACTGACTAAAATCCATGTGCTTAGGTGGCAGCTTAGGGATGAATTTATTCCATTGTTCAATTTTACCATTGGATCGCTCTTCAGTCTTATATTTTTCAAGATAATATAATCCTTCGGGTGTATATGAATTAGTATCCCACCCTCCGCAACTTCTACAGGCTAAATTACATACATTACTACTTTTAAATACTGCTGTTTTAGGCCCTTGTTGCCATTTACCACTACGAATAAAGTCCTCATAATCGTTAGGGAAATATTCAATTTGTCGCTGACGTAGACTTTTCTTACCAGAATCTTCTTCGGCCCAACAACGGTGACAGGCACTTGGACGATCACCGTTGATAAATTCTGCCCTAAGTTGATTTAGTTCTGCACTGTCCCATCGTTGTTCTGGAGTTAGGTCACCGTGATGCCATTCGCCAGCACCAAACGCACACGGGCTATTACGCCCGTATGGGTTCTGCCTAATACTTTGAAAGGGTGCAATACAAAAATTTGCCGGAGGCGTTTCTGGTATTAGTTGATGCAACTCAATGATTTTACTCATCTGCTCCGTGTCCGCCACCACCCCACGAACCACCGCCTTGATTCTGTCTAGTATAACTAGGTGCAAAGTTATTCATCTCTAAGATGTCATCACGAATGTTTTGATTACGCTTTTCGATGTTTAGCACACGGGTGAAGCTGTTAGTGATAGCTGCTGTGTAATAGGCAAACGGATTGTCTGATTTACTTTCGTCAAACTGTAGGCCAATTTGACTTAGTTGTAATAATGCCTGACTGCGCATTTCGTCATTGTAGGTGTACCCACGCCAGTTACTACGAGTAGCATAACGTTCACATAGCTTAACAAACATATGAGCTAACTTAGCAGTCATCTGACCGTGATCTCTACTGAATTTACCAGTTTCTAAATCGCCCTTCCAGTGACTCTTGCCTACTATAACAGGAGTTAATTCTTCAGTTACTGAATAATGAAAGAATGGGGGAAAGTTTAGTTTAACGTACTTAGTAGCACCTTTGACCTTAACTGCCGGTTCATCATATTCAGTTTCAAATAAATCCTCATCGTAAGCTTCTTGAGCTTTGGCATCGGATTTTTTCTGTTTAACTTCGTCGATAGGTATATGTTCCCATGTCATGACACGGAATACAATATCAGTTACTGGAATATTTTCCACAGGAATTGCAAATTCGTCTAATTTGCGTTTGTTACCTAATAAAAGCTCGGCTTCTTGTGCTTCTTTAGCTAACCTAGTTGCACGTGTTGCTCTTGCTTCTGCTACGGATTTTTTGTTTATTGCACTAACATTTGATACAATAGCATCGTATACGGTTACTTCTTTATTAATGAAGCTACAATATGCTAATTTACTTTTTGCTATTTCTTTTAATATGTCTTTGTTGTTGAGATAATTAATTTTACGAGCCACAGTGTTTGGTTCCTTTTAATTAGTATAACATAATAGCATTGCACTATACAACCTATTTATGCGGACAATCTTTAACTGCTACTATTTCTCCGGTAATAAATACACTATAACACAGAGGTTTTATTATGGCTCTAAATCCTACAGACGCACCCGTATACGACAATAGAGGCGGATATGTACCAGGTCAAGTCGAATCCACTAATGGTGGATACGATCCTTATGCTCCACAAAACTACACTGGCGCTTATGCTCCAAGTTTTGCCGGTGGGTATAATGGCGAACAAGTATTAAGCAGTGGTGGCGGATATAATCCCAGTAACCCAAGCGCATACTTAACTGGTACAGATTCAATTGGCGGCCAAGCTGCAGTATCTGAGAATTACAATCAGGGCGCAGATTTTAGAGGCGGTTTCTACGGAGATCAAGTTGAGGAAAGCGGCGGCGGGCATGATCCATCAAAAGATGTCAACTCCTATGAATCAGAAGCCGCAAGACGAAGCCTATTACCAGATAATGCCGCTGCGGCCGCAACAAAAAGTGATCCTTCAATAGCCATACAAGATACAAATGCTAGTTCTAGCGGTGCCGCATCGGATGATGACTGGCGAGTACGCATAAGTTTAGCAGACAAAGCAACTATCTTTTACAAAGCAAGTGGCGCAAGTCCTAATAATCTTATGGCTCCGTTAAGAGAAACTAACGGAGTTATATTTCCGTATACACCGACTATAACAGTATCGCATGTAGCTAATTACAGTCCAACTACTCCAGTACACAGTAATTATTCACAACAATTTTACACCAACAGTGAAGTAAGTGACATTACTATCGGTGGAGAATTTACTGTACAAGGCATCGATGAAGGAAAATATTTACTAGCGGCTATCTACTTTTTTAGATCAGCTACTAAAATGTTCTTTGGTAGTGGAGCAAATGCAGGTAATCCACCGCCAATTGTATTCTTGGATGGATACGGTAGTCACTATTTCCCACATGTGCCTTGTGTGATAACTAACTTTACACACACTATGCCAAACGAAGTTGATTATATACAAATTCCAGTAACAACAACTACATTAACAGAGTCAACTGTTACTCCTTCGACTCCTATGAGTGTAGTGAATCAACTTGATAATCAAGGCATGCAATTTGCACCACAGTGGGGTAGTAAAAAAGCCACTGCTGAATCGACTGTATCATCTTACAAGACAGTAACATCGTCGACAAGGGTGCCAGCAGTAAGTACGATATCAATTACATTGAAACCAATATACAGTCGTAAAAATCTGCACGATAACTTTAATCTTGATGCATTTGCCGCAGGCAGACTAATACAAACTGCTACTACAGGAGGATTCCTATAATGTCAGCGGTTACCTATAGTCAAACAAGTCCATATAGCAAAACAGACTCGTATGGATTCTTTTTAGATGTCACAACATTTAGAGATATACCGGCATTGGCTGCCGATGTAGTATATAGAATTGCTGCAACCTACAAATATCGTCCAGACTTGCTGGCATATGACCTGTATGGTGACAGTGCCTTGTGGTGGGTGTTTGCTATGCGCAATCCAAACACAATACAGGACCCGGTATTTGATTTCCTGCCAGGTACAACAATATTCATTCCTAAAAAAGAAACAATCATTGCGGCATTAGGATTATAGTAAATGGCACTTACAAAAGCTGAAATAGCTCAGCAAGCTCAACTTAAATTAGTAAATGATTTGTCTGCTGGCACTATAACGCAAGCACAATTTCAAGCCGGAATCGCAAAAATAAATGCACAATTGTTAAAAGAACAAGCTCCGACACAAGATACAGTAACAAATAAATTAGCATCTACACCACCTGCGCCTGCAGGATCAGCAGCGCAGATTAATCAGCAATACACACAATATCAAGTCAAACTAGCAAATGATCTAAAAAGCGGGAAGATAACGCAGACACAATTTCAGAACGAATTCGAAAAACTAAGGGCACAACAAAATGCAGCACTATCAAGAGTGCCCGCAGTTTCAAAAACTGAAGATGCAAGAATAGCAAATACGTCACCGGCAACCGTTGCTGATGCTACTACATCAACTGCATCAGAAGTTACAAGTGGTGAATCAACAAAAGCAACTACAGCAAATAATAAAAAGAAAAAAGCTCCTATACCTAATCCGTTACTAGCCTACCCGTCTTATACCTACGGAATAAGTTTAGCATTACTAACAGTTAAAGAATATAATGATATTGTTAGCGATGTTAAAAATTACCAATCAAATCGCGTTATCATAGCCAGTGCAGGCAGATATAACATCGACGAAGGTGCATCAATGTTTAAACGTGCACCATTCTTTGCTGAAGATTTTTACTTTGACAATCTTAATATGACTACGGTAATTGGCCTTAACGATCGTTCACGTTCAACTAATGCAATTAATTTTACATTTACTATTATTGAACCATACGGGGTTACCTTATTAAATCGAATTCTTGACCTTAGTGCTGATATTGGTTCGTTGAACTATATAGCACAGCCATATCTATTACAGATTGATTTCTTTGGCATGAACGACGCTGGTGAGATTGTTGGGATTATCCCCGATCAAACAAAACGTATACCTATTCGTATTTTAAAAATGGATATAAAAGCATCTGCAAAAGGTGCAGAATATCAAATGGAAGCATGCCCATATAGTCATTCAGCCTATGATCTATCAACAGTTACTACGCCAGCAAACTTTGAAATAACAGCTGGCACGCTTGAAAGTTTCTTACAAAGCACTGTCGAGGAAACAGCATTTGCTGACGCAAAAAAAGAACGCGAAGGATTAATTGGCAAAAACGGTCAATTTCAACAGGGTGCCAACGGACTTCTAACAGTCAGGGGAGGAACAGGCGAAGTTGTTCCGTTAACTGCTATAGGAAATGCAAGTGCAGAATCTACTAATTCTATTAGAGGCAAAGATGCATTCTATAAAGTAAAATCATATGGTGGCGCTATTAGTGCATATTATGCAGATCTCGCCGCTAGAGAAAAAACAACAGTTGCTGACAAATACTACTTTAAAGTTCACCCAGACATTATTAAAGATGGTGGCACTCAATTTAATCTTAACATTGAAACATTAAGTACAGCACAAACACCCATGGCCAGCGAAGAAAACGGAATGTCTATTAGGGGCACTCCTGGAAATTTGGATCATGGTATGCGGGTATTTGCAATTAATACAGGTACAAGTATAGATCAAGTTATTGCCTTTGCAATGCGTCATACCAAGTACTTACAAGGACAAGTACAACCAGTTTCAAAATTTAAAGACGATGCAGAATATAAAAAATATCTTGAATCACAGGCCGATGAGCCGCTGAAATGGTATAAGGTTGTGCCGACCATAAAGTTAGGTGAATATAATATAACACAAGAAACATGGGCTCGTGAAATTACCTATCATATACTTCCGTATACAGTATACAATACAAAAACACGTGAAGGACCGCAGGGAACGTGGACTGAACCGTGTAAACTACATAACTATTGGTACACTGGAAAAAACAATGATGTACTTGATTTTAATGTTGAATTTAATGCACTGTATTATACTGCCGTTACGGCATATAGAGAAAACTTATCTAAGACACAGAATCTATTAATAGATGAAACTACTAATGCAAAAATTACGCCGGAGTCGAGAGATGCTAATGCAGTAATGCCTCAGGGCAAGAAAAAGATTGTACTAAATTCACAACAACAATCAACAGGCGGCGCTGTAACAGTTGAAGCAATTGCACTAGCTGATATAGAAGCATCATTGTATACAACAGCCGGTGGCGATATGCTTCAGGCAAAATTAAAAATAATTGGCGACCCACAGTATATTAAACAAGATGATGTTTTTTATCCACCAGAAATGACTGTATTGTCGGATCAAGTTGATGGAACAGGAATAGAACCTCGATTAATTGCCAATGGTAGTCTACGTATGGACCAAGGTGAAATCTATGTACAGATAACAGTTAAAAGTCCAAGCGATATAGATGAAGCAACCGGGTTGATGAAGTTTGATTCTAAATATTCAACGAGTTTATTTTCAGGAATGTATCGCATATTAACTGTTGAAAGCACATTCACCGGCGGAAAATTTGAACAAACATTGGATGTGGTACGCTTACCTCGACAAACATCACTTGAACCAAAATATCCCTCAAAAACTGCTAATAAAGAACGTGAAGTTGAAGCAGTAACTCCGGCACCAACCGATGTAGCCGCGGCTAATGTTGCATCTACTGCAACAACAACCGGTGATGATAAAGCACCGGGTAGTGCACCAGTCGAAGATACTACACCACCAGTGCAAACTGCTGAAGAAAAGGCGTTAGCCAAAGTTGACGCAACTGCACCAGAGACTGCAATAACTACACAAACAGAACCAGTAGCAATACCGAGCCCAGTTCCACCAAGTGCAGAGAAATTAGCATTAAAAGCTACATCAGATCAAGCCAGAGCCGCAAGAGATCAGGCACAATCTGCAGCAAATGCTGCGTTAGATGCAGTTGCGCAAATTGAATCTAGAATTGAGACTATACGTGCTAACCTTGATAGATATCCCGACAGAGTAGCACGGGGAGTATTAACACAAGCCGAAGCTGACCCATTAATTGCTAATAATCAACAATCCTTGGCTCTAGCACAGAATCAGTTAGCAACTGCACAAGCTAAGTATGCACCTTTAGATGCAGCCAATAAAGCCGCACAAACTGCATACGTTAACGCATTAGATGCATATACAAGAGCGGCTTAATCAAAAATAAGGAAAGTAATAAATGGCAATAGATCACAGAGTCGGTAGTAAAGTAGTTAAGCATCTGCGCAGAGAAGATGCTGCCGCCACTAGAGTTGACCCGCACCCATACATTGGTATTGTTAAAAACAATCTTGACCCAACACGTGCCGGCCGACTACAAGTATGGGTTCCGGATTTAGGTGGCGACCCAGATGCACCATCAAATTGGCGCACAGTTAGCTATGCTAGTCCGTTTATGGGCACAACTGATATCGCATCAAAATATGCAAACAAACCCAATAGTGATAATAAATTTGTAAATGTTCCACATACCTACGGTATGTGGATGGTGCCACCTGACATCGGTGTTGAAGTAATCGTAATATTCATCGCAGGTGACCCGTTACGTGGATATTTTATTGCCTGTGTTAACTCGCATGTCAGTAGACACATGATGCCTGGTTTAGCCAGCAGTAATAAGATTGATACATCGGGCGCATCGGCAGATACTAAAAAATCATATCAAAATGGGATTACTGCTCCAGTAGCAGAGTATAACGAAAATGATCTTACAGCTAGATCAAATCCAAACTTTATTGACAATCCTAAACCAATACATGAACAACAATATAGTATATTAAAAACACAAGGGTTAGATAGAGATACTGCTCGCGGCACAATTACCAGTAGTAGCCAACGTGAGAGCCCCAGTAATGTTTTTGGTATTAGCACACCTGGCCGACCGTATGCAGATGATCCGGCTAATAATCGCGAAGCATATCTTGCCAAACAAAAAGCCGGAACCTTAACTGAAGACGATTATCGTTTTTCAACTCGTGTAGGCGGCCACACGTTTGTCATGGATGACGGTGCTGTAACGGGTGAAAATCAATTAGTAAGATTGCGTACTGCTGGTGGTCATCAGATAATGATGAATGACACTGCGACTGACAATACTTTGTATATCTCGCATAGTGATGGTACAAGCTGGGTCGAATTAACTAAAGACGGTGCGGTCAATATCTATACAAATAATGGGTTTAATGTAAGAAGTGAAGGGTCTATTAATTTACATTCAGACAATAATATAAACCTTAATGCCGCTAATAAAATAAACATGAAATCAGGCAGTAAATTTCAAATTGACTGTGGTAGTTTTAACATGTTGTCTACTGGAGTAGTTACTGTTGGAGCGAACGGTACTATAGGACTACAAAGTGATTCACCTGTTAACATCGACGCCGCAAGTATATCAATGAAGGCAGCCGGAGATATTGCTCACACTGGTGAATTGATAAAACAAAACAGCGGCGGCGCACAGTCAGTTAATAAGCCAAAAGAAATACAAATTAATAATTTGTCGGATGTGGTACTTAATTCAACAGTTGGCTTATATACCAGCACCGGTAGTTTATCTTCGATAGTCACAGTTGCTCCTACGCACGAACCATATAGACGAAGTGCGCCATTGCCGTTTGCAGCGGCAGAATCAATTGGACAACAACCTGCTGAAACATATACAGGTAAGACTGATGCAACTAAAACAGCCGCCGGCATAGGAGTTAAAAATCCAGCCACCGAAGTTGATCTACGAAATCAACCTACCACTGACTGTTCAATTGGCGGTCTAACTTCTGCACAAATGACAGCGTACTATGCAGTTATAGGTAAAAGCGAAAGCGGATCTCCCGGACGTGGTGGACAAGCAAACGGTGAAAGCGGATATCGATGTATCAATAGTATCGGGTTCGTGGGGAAATATCAATTTGGATATCCTGCATTACAGGATGCCAAACATGTTAAAATGTCCTGCGGTAGTAATGCACAGTTACGCAACCCAAATAACTGGATTGGCAAAGACGGCATTGATAGCTTAGAAAAATTCCTAAACAGTCCAGCCATACAAGAAGCTGAGATGTGTGCTTATACCAAACGCAACTACAAAACATTATGTAATATTGGTACTGTGACTAAAGATACTCCTCTCGAAGATGTAGCGGGATTATTAGCAGTAAGTCACCTACTAGGCGCTGGCGGTGCTAAACAATGGCGCGGCGGTAGTGGTAAAACAGATGCTTTTGGTACTACCGGCGACAATTATTTTGCCAAAGGCAAATATGCTGTTGCAGTACTAGGACCAAAAATGGCCACACTAGATCAACCAATTAAATCCACATAACCCTAGGATAAATATTATTATGGCTATTTTATATAAAGGTTTCTCAACAGTAGGCAGAAATAAAAAGTTTCGTCTAACTGACTTTGAGTTAATTAAACAAGATTTAATCAATCACTTTCAAATCCGCAAAGGTGAGAAGCTGATGAATCCTAATTTTGGCACTATTATATGGAACGTCTTATATGATCCGTTTACTCCTGAACTTAAAAGTGCTATCATAGCCGACATTAAAGCAATTGCTGCCTATGACCCACGTGTGTCGATCGATAATGTTATTGTTACTGAGTATGAAACAGGCATTCAAATCGAACTTGAACTACGCTATCTACAGACAAATCAAACAAATCTAATGAATCTAAGATTCAACAATCAAAGCAGAACACTTACCGCAAACTAATAAACTACGTACTTTTTTCCTTAAATAAATACATTATAACAGGAAATTAGTATGGCTATTACCACAAGACAAACCGGTTTATTAGTTGCTGAAGATTGGACTCGCGTCTATCAAACTTTCCGCAATGCAGACTTCCAAAGCTACGATTATGAAACACTTCGTAAGTCGATGATTGATTATTTGCGCTTATACTATCCGGAAGATTTCAATGACTTTATTGAATCAAGTGAGTTCATTGCTCTAATAGATTTAATTGCATTCTTAGGACAAAGTCTAGCATTCCGCGGCGATTTAAATGCTCGTGAAAACTTTATGGACACTGCACAACGTCGTGACAGTATTCTTAAACTTGCTAAACTAATTTCTTATAATCCTAAACGTAATATTCCTGCTAGCGGACTTTTAAAAGTTGACAGTGTAAGTACAACTGAAACTGTCTACGACAGTAACGGTATTAATTTATCCGGTTTAGTAATTTCGTGGGCAGACTCAGCCAATGACAATTGGTACGAGCAATTTACCGCGGTGATCAATGCAGGATTAATGTCAGCTCAATCTATAGGTAAACCTAGCAACAGTCAATTGATTAATGGTATAATCAATGACGAATATCAGATAAATTTAGTATCAAGCATCATTGCAACCTACAGTTTTACAACTAAAATTGAAGGCACAACTACTAAGTTTGAAATGACTAGCCCAACAAGTGCCGGTAAAACTTATATATACGAAAGTGCACCTCGTCAAAATCAACCATTTAATTTACTTTACAAAAATGATAACTTGGGCAATACCAGTGCAAATACTGGATTCTTTACCTACTTCAAACAGGGCGAATTAAAATCACTTGATTTTACATTCCAAGAAAGTACACCAAATCGTGTGTATAGTGTCAATGTTGACAATATCAATAACACTGATATATGGTTATACAGTTTAAATGCACAGGGCTTGCCAAATGCCTTATGGACACAGGTTCCAGCAGTAAACAACACCAATGTTATCTATAATAAAAGTACTAATAAATCTATATTCCAAGTCAACACTAGAGCCAGTGATCAAATTGATCTAGTATTTGGTGATGGTGCCTTTGCTAACATTCCACAGGGCAATTATAGACTGTACTACCGTGTGAGTAATGGTGCTGATTATAAAATCACCCCAGATGAAATGCAGGGAATAGTTGTACCAGTTAATTATACAAGCCGTAGTGGCAGAGTTGAAACCTTGACTATTCGTGCTAGCCTGCGCTACACTGTGGCTAATGCTAGCTCACGTGAATCGCTGGAAGAAATACGTCAGAAAGCACCTCAACAATACTATACACAAGATCGTATGGTAACAGGCGAAGATTACAACATCTTACCTTACACATTGTTCAGTAACATACTTAAAGTTAAAGCAGTTAACCGTACAAGTTCTGGTATTAGTCGTTACTTAGATGTTATTGATACAACTGGAAAATATTCAAGTACTAACATCTTTGCAGATGACGGTGTATTATATCGTGATCCGTTTGTAGGTACGTTTTCCTTTGATTATAACACAAAGAATGATATTTACAAAGCAATCTATAACAAAGTGAAACCCGTGGCGTCAGCACAAGAAACACTACATTTTTTCTATAGTAAATATCCTACTATCGTTATCAGTGACACACAGTGGCATTATTCAACAACAGTGGCCAACGGATCGACTGGTTATCTAGTTAATGCATCAGACATCATATTACAAGTTGGTGATGTAGTTGCTAATAATAACAAATACATAAAACAAAGTTCTATAATTAAATTCTCAGCAGGCACTGGCAACTATTTTGATTCACGAAATACTATTGTATATAATGATACTCCGAGCAAGCCAGGCGACAAATATTTTATATATGCATCAGTTCAACAGATTGTTGGTGATGGAACCAATGGGGGCCTGGGTAATTTAGCCAATGGCTCTGGTCCGATTATCCTGGGCGAACAAGTGCCCGATGGTGCTATAGCTGTTGCAGTATATGCGGTGTTAAATACTGAATTTTCAACTGCGCTAGTGGATAGCATAGTAGGTTATGTACAGTCATATCAAGATTTTGGTCTGCGTTATGATATTGACACTACATCATGGAAATTAATATTACCTAGTAATTTAAACACAGGTGATTTTAGTCTAACTGATGCAGGAAATACCAGTGGCGCCGCTTTAGATGCTAGTTGGTTGATCCGTTTTAAAACAGTAGGACAAACTTACACTGTGCTATATCGTGGACTTAATTATGTATTTGAAAGTGTAAAAGAAACTAATTTCTACTTTGACAATACAGTTAAAGTGTTTGACCCTAAAACAGGTCTTACTGTACATGATAACATTAAAGTATTAAAGGTAAACGCCAATCCCGATGATTCAAATCCTCTAGCATTGGATTATACATGGTACATTTATAAAAATATTATTGAAGTTGATGGTTACGAAAATCCTAATAAAATATTAGTTACGTTTTCTGATATAGATACCAATGGTATATTAGATAATCCAGAATTGTTTGAATTAATTGTTAGCCCGGATGTTGATAGCAATAGCAAATATGTATACTTTCAAGCAACCTATGGATATGATAATTTTGTTACACAAACGCTTGTCAGCAACGATCTTATCAATTCCTCTTATGCAACCCTGATAGCAGCGCAGGCAGTTAGTCAAACTTGGCCTATTGGACAATTATTTTATATTGCAGCTGAGAATAAATTTTATCAGTCTGATGCAACCTACGTATTATCTGAGGTAACCGGATATACTGCTAAAGTTGGTCGTCAAGATATATATTTCCAATATCGTCATAATAGCCCTAACTATCGTCGTATCGATCCAAGCCCAAATAATATTATTGACTTGTATCTATTAACAAAACAATACGCCACTGATTATACTGCATGGATACAGGATACTACAGGTGTAGTCGCTGAGCCAACGGCTCCAACCGTTGATGCATTGAGTACAGAGTTTAGTAGTTTGGAAAATTATAAAAATTTAACAGATACTATCATTTATAACCCTGCTAAATTTAAACCAATATTTGGCGCCAAAGCAGCAATTTCATTACAGGCAACATTTAAAGTGGTAAAAAATACAAGTATAGTGGTCAGTGATAATGATATTAAAACTAAAGTCATTGATGCAATTAACAGTTACTTTGATGTAGCTAACTGGGACTTTGGTGAAACATTCTACTTCAGTGAATTGAGTGCGTACCTGCATAGTGTGCTTGCACCTAATATTGCAAGTATCACTATTGTTCCATCGAGTGAAACTGGCACATTCGGTAGCCTACTACAAATCAATGCAAACTATAATGAAATTATTGTAAGTGCTGCAACTGTGGACAATGTACAGATTATTAGTGCAATCACCGCAGCGCAAATCAACCAAACTGTATTGGCTTAAATACTATATAACACTTGAGATTATAACGACATGGCGACAAAAAAGACTTCAAATTTTCTTCCTACCATATTTCAAACCGATACTAACAATAAGTTTTTGTCGGCAACAATGGATCAGTTAGTAACTGAGCCAAATTTAAGAAATATACACGGCTATATCGGAAGAACATTTGCTCCAACTTATAAAAGTAAAGACAGCTATGTAATCGAAAATTCAGCTGAAAGACAAAAGTATCAACTTGAACCAGGTATTGTTGTTCGCAATGATCGACAAGAAATTACATTTTTTGCCAGTTATACTGATCTGTTAAACAAAATTGAATATTATGGTGGGCTAACTGCAAACCATGATAGATTATTTGACGACGAATATTATAGCTTTGACCCACAAATATCATTTGATAAATTTATTAATTTTAGTCAATACTACTGGCTTGCAGATGGTCCAAACGCTGTTGATGTTAACACCAGCGGAGTTGATTTAGAAAAAACCTATAATGTTGTTCGTAATGTAAGTTCGTCTCGTTACGAGTTTACATCTACTAGCCCGACAAAAAATACTCTTACTCTAGCACGTGGTGGCCGATACACATTTGAAGTTGATCAATTGGGTAATCAATTCTGGATACAAACTGAATTAGGTGTAGATGGTCTAGTAAATGCAACTCCGACAGTTAGTACACGTGATGTATTCGGAGTTATTAACAACGGTGCAGACTCGGGTACAATTACATTTAATGTGCCGCAGGCAAGTGCCCAAGACAGATATGTGTTAATGAATGTAGTGGCCAACGTAGAGTACGCAGTGCCTCTTGCCTATGCTGATATACAAAATCATACTGTTAGTCAATTCCTTGCTGCGTTTCCAGGCTATGCAGGTGTTGCTACTCAACTCAACGGTAAAACTGCAATATTCATTGATCAAAATTTATTAACAAACCGTGGTGAAGAAGCATGGACTGTACCTAATGTTTACGATGGCAACGGTGATATTGTGTCTGGCTATAATGCCGGCGAGGTAATACCCGAGGCACAACGTTACGGAGTTTGGCGTGTACAATTTGCAGACAGTGGTGATATCAACGATCCATTAATTCGATTGGCCTGTGTACAAGATGTACAAATCAACGAAAAGGTCTATATCAGATCTGGTGTAGTTAATGCCAATAAAGAATTCTTTAAAGATTATGATGGATTTTTTCATGTTGTTCCTGTGATATCAAGTATACAAGATACTTTGTACTTTCAAGATGGTAACAATCCGTCTATCTATGGTACAATTAAACTAGTTGATATCGCTGGCTGGTCTATAGATGTTGAAAATGATATTTTAGGAAAAACTACATACACCAGTCCCAATGGAGTGGTATTTACTAGCGGATTGAAAATAAGATTTGGTACTGATGCTATCCCAGCAACATATCAGGATAAGGAATATTATGTAGAAGGAGTAGGGTCTGCTACAGGCATACAATTAGTTGATACAACATTATTAGTTACACCTGAACCCTACAATGATGAGATTATCACTAATTATCCATTGAATAGAATTAGTTTAAGTGCAGTTACTACAGATGTAATCCCTGCAGGTACTGTTATTAACATTGGCACTATTGAAGTTGAAGTATATTATGAAGTTACAGTTGGATCTTTGTACATTGTTACATTGAGCGATGTATCTTCAATAGTAAATGGATCGGCTATAACTGGAACAGGCATTGCCAGCGGAACATCAGTAATCAATACACGTCGAGACACTGTGTATCCAGAATATATTACCATTAACAGAGCTAGTGTAGATTTAAATGCATGGTCGAGAAATAATCGATGGTTCCATCGAGATATAATCACTGCCACTGCTACCTATAACAATGAACAATATATATTTGACCAAGACCTTCGCGCACGTCGTCCAATTGTACAGTTTGAATCAGACCTGCAATTGTTCAATTACGGCAGGATTGGAAAAGCACCAGTTGATATATTAGATACTACAACACAAGATGCATTTAATAATTTGAATGGACAGGTATTTTCTGTAGCGTTTGGAGTCACATTATTTGATGGCATGCGAGTTATATTTGCCAACGATGTTGATCCGTTGGTTCGTAATAAAATTTTTGTACTTAATTTAGTGCAAACTGCAATTGATGGTGAAGGATTATTAACTGGGCCCAAATATATAAATTTAAATCCAGCTGCCGATGGTGCAGTTGAAACTTACGATTCTGTAGTTATAACTGATGGTGTTTACAAAGGCACTCAGTGGTGGTACAATGGTGATACTTGGATAGCTAGTCAGCAAAAAACTAGCCTACAACAAGATCCGTTATTTGACATGTACGATAGTGCTGAACAGAGTTTTTCGCTTTATCCGTTGAGTACGTTTACCGGCACACGATTATTTGGCTACAACAGATCAAGTACCGGCACTATTTCTGATTCAGTATTGGCCTTTCCGCTGACTTACACATCATTCCAAACTCAGGGAAATATTGAATTCATCAATTACTTTGATACTGATACGTTTAGTTATGTAGCTAATCAAACTCAACTTACTGAACGAATTGCCACAGGGTTCCTACATCAAATAGTAGATAGATACACATCACTACCAAAAAATAATTGGAATACAGTTACTGAAAAAAATAATCAATATCAATTGATTACCTATGTATACGATGGTATTAATAGTCCATTTAAAATTGATGTCACTGTACCAGATGCAGTTACGATACCATATGTTAAAGTTTATAAAAATAATGTATTCTTAAAAACATCTCAATGGACTTTAACAAATGGAGCATTGACATTATCCACTGCACCTACTATAGGTGATAAGATCGACATTCTAGTCTATAGTAATGAAGTAAGTGCGCTTGGGCAATACCAGATACCAAAAAATCTAGAGCTCAATGCACAAAATACTGATTTATCAACATTGACATTGGGTCAAATCAGAAATCACCTAGTGGAACTAAGTCAAAATAGTACAGAGTTAGTGGGTGATGTACTCAGTGATAGTAATCTTAGAGATATTGAGATTAAATCACAAGGCGGCACCATATTACAACACAGTGCACCTTTATCGAATGCAGCATTATTTTTAGTAAATGACAGCACAAACTTTATTGACGCCGTTCGTTACGCACAGCAAGAATATGCTAGATTTAAAAATAAATTTTTAGAGTTAAGTGTAACTTTGTCTGGCATACAACCGACTGATCCTGTGGCCAGTGTTGATTTAATCATAACCGAAATTAATAAGATTAAAAACAGTACGTTCCCTTGGTATTACAGTGACATGATACCGTATGGTACATTAAAAAATATTGTCAATGGCGTGGGCTATACAATATTTGACCCATTGGTTCGTTCATATGAAATTACTACAACATTCGATGCCCGTGCATTAAGTAATAAAGCAGTACTTGTTTATTTAAATGATGTACAGTTAATAATAGATATAGATTATACATTTGATACAGATCGTCCAGCAATAACGTTTACCGACACTGTTACTTTGGAAGTTGATGACAATGTTAAAATTGTAGAATATGCAGATACTAATGGATCTTATGTACCAGAAACTCCAACTAAGTTAGGGTTATATCCTAAATTTATTCCTGAGATCTTTTTAGACGATACCTATCGTACATCCATTAATGTTATTCGCGGCCACGACGGTAGCATAACACCAGCATTTGATGATTATAGAGATGAATTTTTATTAGAGTTAGAAAAACGTATATACAATAACATCACGCTGCGTGATATCGGTAGCTATCAAGACATTTATAACGTAATGCCGGGTAAATTTAGAAATAATGATTATTCGATAAATGAAATAAATCAATTAACGTCTAAGAATTTCCTTATATGGATAGGCAATAATAAAATTGATTTCACAGTCAACGACACATTTGACAGCAATGATCCCTTTACATGGAATTACAGCCGTTTTGTGGATCGAATTGATAGTGAAGCATTACCAGGTAGTTGGAGAGCATGCTATCAATATTTCTATGATACATTACGTCCGCATTTAACTCCGTGGGAGATGTTGGGTTTCTCTACCATGCCATCATGGTGGGTAGAAGAATACGGTCCTGCACCTTATACTGGCGGCAATAAATTACTATGGGACGACCTAGAAGCTGGATTGATTAAACAAGGTACTCGCGCAGGTATAGATACAACCTTTGCACGCCCTGGATTGTCAGAAGTTATACCAGTTGATGCAAACGGATTTTTATTAAGTCCGGCAGCAATAATGACTGCATCATTTAATGCTACTCATGCGGCAACTGCATGGGCAGTAGGACAACAGGGACCGGTCGAAACAGCGTGGCGCCACAGCAGTGACTTTGCGTTTGCTGTACAACAAGCACTGGCATTGGCTAAACCAGCCAAGTATTTTAGTCTATTAATGGATGTGTCACGTTATTCAAAAAATACTATGTTGGAGCAATATGTAACTGATACCAATGATCACATTAAACAAACATCACTGACATTCAATGGTGACACATCAGCTGGCACTGTGGTTAGAACCGCCGGTTATATAAACTGGATTGCTGACTTTTTAATACATCAAGGTGTAGATCCTGCTACTGTTATTACTCCGCTGATATCACATTATCAAATTAATCTTGCATATAAACTGGCCGGATTTAGTGATCAAAAATATCTACAAATTTTAGCAGAACAAAGTTCACCGACCAGTACAAATGATAGTATTATTGTACCAAATGAAAATTATAATGTACATTTGTATAAATCGACGCCTGTTGACAAACTAGTCTACAGTGGTGTGATTATTGAAAAGACCACAAATGGCTATAGTGTACGTGGGTATAATTTAGCTAACCCGTACTTTACTATTATTCCAAGTGTGATAAATTCAAATGCATACAAAATTACTGTATTAACTAATTCAGTAACAGTGTTTAAAGATTATCAAAACTTAAAATTAACCGTACCTTATGGGTATGAGTTTAATAGCCAACAACAAATAGCTGATTTCTTAATTAGCTACGAAAGATATTTAATGGCGCAGGGTTTTACCTTCAATGACACAGATGAACAACTAGGCGAAACACGCAACTGGAAACTATCAACTAAAGAATTCTTATTCTGGGCACAGCAAGGTTGGGCACCGGGCAGTATCTTAGTATTATCACCGGTGGCTAACACAATAAATGCAGTTACAGTTGGTGCAATCACTGATGCAATTACTGATAGTCAGCATGGTTCAAAAGTATTAGATCAAAATTTTGCCTTGGTTAAAACTACAAATTACAATGTGTTACGTAGCCCAACTGCATTTAAATTAACATTGACCAATGATGCAGTTATTGGCTATATTGAATTAAATCTAGTACAATACGAGCATGTGTTAATTTTTGATAACACCACAGTGTTTAATGATATCATTTACAAACCTGAACTTGGTAATAGACAATACAGGTTAAAATTGATTGGACAAAAAACCGCAGACTGGGATGGCAGTTTAAGTGCGCCAGGCTTCATCTACAATTCTGGCAACATAGATGCGTGGTCCAGTAATAAAGATTATTTAAAAGGTGACCTAGTACAATATAAAAATCAATATTATGTTGCATTGAATAATGTTACTCAAACAACTAATGCTGAATTTGCCTTTGCTTATTGGAAACAAATTGCCGCAAGTGAAATTAAAAAAGGGCTATTGCCAAACTTTGCCACCATTGCTGCTAAATCTCAGGTATATTATGATTCATATACAAATTTTAAAGATGCGGATCAAATCAACTACAGCCATGGATTAATTGGATTTAAAACACGTCAATATCTGTCAGATCTTGGTTTAAGTGATACGACACAAATTGAATTATACAAAGGATTCATTAAACAAAAAGGTTCTGCTAATGCAATTAATCAATTGACCAGTGCAGAATTTAATAATTTAAGCAGTGCCATAAATTTCTATGAAGAATGGGCAATACGTGTGGGCGAATATGGTGCATTAGATACAAACCCATACGTGGAAATTGCACTCGATGAAAAAGCATTTTCAGTTAATCCTGCAACTGCTACATTTGTAACTGATTCCAGCAGTGACGGTGTAACTACATTTAACAAATCACAATTATATAAATCAACCGAGCAGTATAACGGAATTATTGCATTAGATAGAGATGCACAAAGTGATTACAATAACGATATCACTACTGCTGGATATGTAAATATCGATGATGTTGATACTACTATATTTGATCTAGCCAACTTCACTGATTTGAACAATCAATTATCTGCAATCGGTACTGGCTATACTATATGGTGTGCAAAAGACTTTTCGCAAAACTGGAATGTATATCGAGTAACAGAAACTGATAATACAGTTACATCAGTGGCTAACTCGTTAGATGGATATGTAACATTTACCACCACTAATCCTCATGGATTGGTTGCTGGCGACATATTTTTAGTTCGTAGTTTTGCCACTGAGTTCGACGGCTTCTATCAAGTCGACAGTGTAATAGACCTTGATAACATATTAGTCAGATACGCAGGTGACACTTCACAACTAACTACCTTAGATGGCGACGGCATGTTGTTTATTCTAGACAGTGTACGTTTTAACTACATGGAAACTGCACGTTTATATACGCCGCCGCATCAATGGAAAGTCGGTGAAAAGATTTGGATCGATGAAGATGCGGAAACTAATGCTGTACAAGGCCAGCCATTTGGTACGCAACCAAGCGGTACATGGAAAGTATACGAAAAAACACACCCATGGGAAATGGATCAACGTCTAGTTAAAACCAATGATATGTACATTACATTTAGTAATGTGGCACTGGCCAATGCAACTAGTACATTAACCATTGGCGGAAATGCTGTGACTAATATCACAACTATTACAGGTAATGCAGTGGGCATTATATCAAATTTCCTTACTAGTAGTAATGCATCTAATGTAAGCACAAGTCAGATAGTTAGTACTAATAATATATTTCCAGCAAACACTACAGTATCTTCATTAACAACTAATAATGAATATTCTGCAAACATAGGCTACGGTCAAGCATTAAAAATGATTGACAACATCGAGCAAACTATTTTTGTCGGTACCACTTTGTATGCAAACTTATCTGTTTCTACTAACACAGGTGCAGTAAATGTATTTGATAAAAATACTTCAAATGTCTATACTGAATCGACAACTATAACACCTGATGGTGCAAATACATTTACTTACGGTTCGCACATTGATACAGCAGTTGATCCGTTCATTGATGATGGAGTTGCCGGAAGAGAAACGTTAGCAGTTAACGCACCAACAAGTTCTGGTGCCGGCGGCGCCGCTAATGTTGGTTTAATCTATACCTATAATAAACTTGAAGGCGAAACTGTATGGAATAGAGGACAGGTTATTACAGGCAATGTTAGTGCTGTCGATGGACAGTTTGGCTATGGCTTTGCGTTTGATGAGTTAGGCCACTGGTTGTATGTTGGCGCTCCGTACGAAGCAACTCCAAAAGTGTATGTATATGGCTTACAACGCTTTGTAACTAAAGCTACGGGAAATGTTACTACATCTGGTTCTGTATCTACAATAACAGTACCATTTACACCCGAAGTTACTAATGATGCAAATGCACTAGTTGTGACTAGCTCAACACGTACATACATTCCAAATATTGATTACACATTATCTGGCACAACTATAACATTTATATCTGGAAATGTTAATGGTACACTAACAATTTCACAAGGTCCGTACTACACATTAGTTAAAACTATTAACGGACCGGCGGGCAGTGAATTTGGTTTTTGTATTGATGCTAGTTTAAACGGTGCACAACTTGGTGTTGGCGCACCAGCTGACAGTGTAATTGGCTCTAGTGGCGACTTGCTCGATGAAGCCGGCGCAGTATACGCATACGATCGTGTTATCGAAGCATTTACCAGTACAACTGGTACAGTGTATACCACAGTAGAAACAATTGCACCTGTGTATAAAGTAACTGTTGACGGAATTGAATTGCCTCGCAGCGAATATACTGCAACCCCGGGAACTAATACAGTTACATTAAATGTTCCATTAGGTGTTGGTAAAGTTGTCAATGTTGAAACAAATGAATTTACTCTATTAGAAAGATTGATTGGCATTGACAGTTTAGATGGTAGTCTAAATGCTATTCAAGAAGGTGCACGATTTGGTACAGCCCTGACTATCTGTTCAAACAACTGCGCATTCTATATTGGTGCTCCTTATTATAATGCCGGTACAATTTACAATACTGGTGCAGTATGGAAATTCCATAACAGAGGAACCTTGTACGGTACTAACACAGGCTATACACAAAATCCAACGTTTACTCCAGGCAATACAATTCGACTAGATAACTTCCAAATTACTGTGACTGGTACAAGTTTAGATAGTTTAATCGAAGATATTAATGATGCTAACCTATTAGGTATCACCGCAGTTAATGAAAATGGATACTTAAGATTAGACAGTGATAAAACTGTAGCTAAAAATCGCTTACGTGTCTTATCAGGCAGTGGTACAGTGTATGAAGATGCAGGCTTGGCTATATTTGCGTTCATGCAGATTATTGTTAACCCATATCGTAGTAACAATGAATATTTTGGTACTAAAGTTATCTTGGCTCGCAATGCATACATGCTGGTTATTAGTAGTGAACGTGGAACAACAAAACATTATGCTACATTTGATGCGCATACAGACTTATTATATCCTAACGCACCTGAATATATTATTGACACTGACCCAACCAGTCTAACCTATAACGAATTAATAGTAAATCCAGAACAATATCTATTAGATTCAACTAGCACACTGCACAATATTAACACAACACTCGATGATGATTCTACAGCACTATTAGACGAAGTTAAAGCAAGTGGTAGTGTTTACACATATGAATTATATGATGACCCACGTGACCATGTTGAGAATCCAGGACGTTATGCATTCTGTCAACAACTCGATCCAACAGATTTAAACTCAGGCGACGGATTTGGCGCGGCATTTGATGTAATCGGTGGACATATTGTAGTAAGTGCACCAACTGATGATACTACTATAGAAAATGGTGGCAGTATCTACTTGTTTAACAATCCGACTGGTCGTCGTGGTTGGAGTTTAATTAGATATCAAGAGCCACGTGTAGACATCGAATCAGTTACTAGAATGTATCTATACAGTAATTTAACAAATACTATTTTAACATCATTGGAATTCATTGATCCTGCCAAAGGCAAAATCCTCGGTCGTGCAGATCAGGAAATATCATACAAAACTGGCTATGATCCGGCAATATACAATCGCGGAACAAACACCGCAGTTAGCCTAAACGATAATATATTCTGGAGTACTACTCAAGTTGGTGAAGTGTGGTGGAATCTAAGTCAACTTAGTTACATAGATTATGAGCAAGATACATTAACATATCGCAGTATTAATTGGGGTAATTTATTCCCTGGATCAACTGTGGAAGTGTTAGAGTGGGTAGAAAGTATATATCTACCTAGTGCTTATGTTGCCAACGGTGGTGATGGCGTGCCTAAATATGCCGATGATAGTGCTTATGTTGAACTTGTTTATGTTGATCAAGTTACTAACATTATTAGTATTAAATATTTCTACTGGGTCAAAGATAAAACAACTGTTGATCCAACTAACGAAACTAGACAATTGACCACAACATCAATACAGGATATAATACAAAATCCAAAAAATCAAGGCATTCCGTATGCGGCAGTTATACAGAATAATTCAGTTGTTGTATATAATGTAGCTGATTATCTGTCTGCGCAAACTACTATATTGCACCTTGACTATAATACAGTTAAGAATACTAATATTATTCATAGTGAATATGAACTAGTACAAAAAGGAAATGCAGATAGTATAATATCTCCTAAGATTATTAATAAATTAATTGATAGTCTGGCTGGTATCGATATACTGGGTGCAGAGGTGCCTGACCCAACACTAAGCGTTGCTGATAAATTTGGCTTAGGCACAAGACCACGTCAGGCTATATTTGCTGACAGAATTGCTGCCTATGCTAACTTAGTAGAATATGCTAACAGTATTTTGATAACTAAACCGATTACAAGAAACTGTGACCTAACTACTATTAGTTCAGCTGAAGCAGAGCCTAGTTTTAAATTGGGAGAGTACGATTTAAAAATTGAAACAGAAATAGAATTAGATTATCTCGATGTGGCATTATTAACCGCAGGATACAAAGTTTTAGTAAATCAAGATACTACCCAGGATAATTTATGGGTATTATATGAATTGTCTGCGGATAAAACTTGGACCGCTATTAGAACACAAAGTTACAAAACCGACTTGTATTGGGATTATGTTGATTGGTATGCGCCCGGTTATGGTACAGATACTCAACTTGAATATGTAGTTGACACATTAACTGATGCATTAAAATTACCAGTAGCAGTCGGCGATGATGTTTTAGTCAGAGTTGCCAACGGAGTCAATCGCGGATGGAATTTACTTGTTCTCAATGGCAATAATCAATTTGATGTAGTCGGTATACAAGACGGAACTATTCAATTAAAAACATCAAATGGTAATTTTGTTAACAATAAAACCCCAACTACTGAAATTCGTTATATAATTACTGCACTTAAAGATGATATTTTTGTTGGCGAGTTAGACACAGAATTTAATAAATTATTCTTTGTAATGATTAACTATCTATTCAATGAACAAAAATATGTTGACTGGATATTTAAAACTAGTTTTATTAGTGTATCGCATAAATTGCGTTCACTATTACAATATCCTAATTATATTAAAGATAATCAAACGTATTATGAAAGTTATATTACTGAGGTTAAACCGTATTCAACTAAAATACGTGAATACTCTATTAACTATGACAGTACTGATGAATTTGCAGGCAGTGTAACTGACTTCGATCTATCTCCATATTACGATACGGATACTAAAATATTCCGTAGCCCTAGTGGTGAAGATGTAATCAAAGACGAGGCTCTATGGCAAACTGACACATACAATCAATGGTATGCAAATAGAAATCATCGTGTTGAAAGTATCGTAGTAGAATACGGTGGAAGTGGCTACACATCAGAACCGATAGTTACTATTGTCGATGGTGGACTTGCAGCCACAGGCGCAACTGCCCGTGCAATTATTGATTTTGACTCAGGCGCAGTAACTAGCATTGAACTTTTAACATCTGGCAGTGGATATTATATAACACCGACCGTGATTATTAATGGTGGATGCACTATACCTGCAACTGCGTATGCAATACTTAAAAACAAACAAGTTAGAAGTGTTAATACAACATTAAAATTTGATAGAGTTAGTTACACTAGTTCTGTGCAGGAATGGGCCGCTAACACTGCTTATACTGCTGGTGATATTGTAACTCATGTGGGTTCACTGGCCGGTGCTGTTCGTCATGCATTTATAGTAAATGCAAACATAACATCGGGATCTACGTTTGTACACACTGAGGATTATACACGATACAGTTCGGCTAATTTTACCAATGCAAATGATCGTATTGTAGGATACTACGAACCAACTGCTGCCATGCCTGCAATCGAAACGATTAATAAAGATATTACAATCGCGGCCTCTGTCACAAACTCCAATGTATTATTTGTAACAGCCACTCCTGGATTGCATAAAAATATGACTATTAGCAGTAATTCTGCTAATGCAACAATAATCACTGAAGCAGTATCTGGAATATTATTATTAAGTGGTAATATCTCTGCCAACGTCGGTGATTATTTAACTCAAACCAGGGTATCAAACATATATAATGTTACTAGCAATGTTGCTACATCATATTGGGCAAATGTATTTGTAACAGCTAATGTACAGATCCTCACAACTCTGCCTGCAATATTTGGAAATATAACCAATGCATATCGTGTAGGCGCATACTTAACTGAGCATGAGTTTAATTTAACCGATGTTATTAGTATTGTTGATAATTCAACAATCACAACTACTAGCGTTTACCCACAGGCAACTAATCTGACAGCATTAAAATTAGAACGCCCCCAAACACAAACTCAGGGCAATGTTCTAATTGCATCTTATAGAAATATGGGGCAATTACTACGCGGCATTGATTATCCGGGGGTACAAGTACAAGGAATCGAATTTAATCAAGCTCCGGAATTTGATGGAGCAACACCATTTGATAACGGCTTGTTTGATAATATTCAATACGATGTTGACGGCTTGCCTATGCTAGATGATGCTGCTGTTGACACAATTATACAGAGTAACTATACCGATTTAGCTCTTGGTACACGTGCTGAAGATATCGATGTTGTCGGTGGTGCGTATGTTGATGCATACAGTTCACATGCTCCAGAAGAAATGGTTCCTGGTATTGTATTTGACACACTAGACATGCAGGTCTATACTAAAATTAACGGTAATGTTGATGTAATTGCCTATAGAATGTTTAGTAATATGATGCGTGAAGAAAGTTATTTACGTATTGCTGATGCACATGCAACAACACTTGCTTCTAATTTAGCAATAACCGACACTACAATTGTTGTGGCAGATGCAAGTAAGTTAACTGCACCATTTATCGACACAGTAGGATTAGGACAAATTGCTATCCCTGGCGTGATATTTATTAATGGTGAACGTATAACTTATTACACACGTAATCTATTAACAAATACACTTGGGCAAATACGTCGAGGCACACAAGGTACAGGTACACCAGCACTTTACACTGCTGGAACACTTATAACTGATGGTAGCATTGATCAACTTGTGCCAAATGTAGTTTCTAATATTTCACTTAGCACAATTACACCATATACGGTAACAACAACTCGTTCGTACTATCTTTCATTAACTGGTAACGTAAGTGCCAATGTTGGTGATGTAATAACACAATCTGTATCTGGTGCGTCGATGACAGTAGCTGGTATTGATTCAGTTGCAAGAGTGTTGTTGGTTATACGCAATAATACAAATAGTCTAACATATCAAAATAATGATGTAGCTCTAAGTGGAAATGTTACTGTAACTGCTGGTGATTATATAACACAATCATCGACTGGTGCTAATTTAACAGTATTAACAAGCGGTGCTAATGTTAGCAACATTTCATTAAGTTACTATGGAATTACAACATTAACTACTGGTAAAGCTGGTAGTAATATTGCAATTAATGGATCTAATGTTGCAATCTATCCAACTACAATAACTAGCAATGTATCACTTAGTTCAGCGATAATAATAAATGGAACAAGCACAGGTAATGTGTATCCATTAAGTATTGTGCCGGTTGGTAGAAACGATGCTGGCAACCCATTTGTTGATAGCAACGGTAACGTAACTATTGTAGCTAATATATCATTGCATACAACCAACGTATGGTATAATTTAGGTAGCGGAGTAGCAACAGATGGGACAGGATTTAATGGAGCAACAACTGAGCAAGTGACATTCTTAAAAGCTAGCACAGCAACATTAATCGCACCTTAAGTATACGGTAAATACAATAACTGTTAGTAGGATTGAAATAAATAAGTATATGGATAAAAAAATGCAAGATTTAACAATGAAAACACAAACAACTACTGCACCAGCTAAACAACCTGATGAGCGTGGTGGTATACACCTTCAAGGTCATATTAAGATATTTGATCCTGAGACTAATGAAGTGTACGTAAACAAACGCAACGCTATTCATTATGAAAATATGAGTGAAGCAATTGCACAAAGTTTAAGTAATAAAGGCACACAATTTATTACTGAAATGCATTTTGGTAATGGCGGTACTACAGTTGACCCCACTGGTGTTATTACATACTTGCCTACAAACACCAACGTACAAAATGCTGACTTGTATAGTCCACAATATTTTAAGATTATCGATGACACAAATGCTGCCAACGGTGACCCATTGCGTAATAAAATGGTAATTATACACACTCCTGGACAGATCTATAGTGACATTATTGTAAGTTGTTTATTAGACTACGGCGAGCCTAGCGGTCAAGCTGTGTTTGACAACAGTCAAGACTTGAACGGTCAATTTGTCTTTGACGAACTGGGCCTAAAAGGATTTACATCGTCGGGTGAAGGACTTGGTAAACTATTGACACACGTGATTTTTAGTCCGGTGCAAAAATCCTTAAACAGATTGATTCAAATTGATTACACGGTGCGCATACAAACACTGACTAATTTAAGTACTACTGCATAACTAGGATAATAAAATGGCGTATATAATAAGAAAAACAAACGGAACAACACTTGGTACTATCCTAGATGGTACTGTAGATACTGCGCAGACTAGTTTAACATTAGTTGGTCGTAACTACAGTAACTACGGTCAGATAATGACTGATAACCTAGTATCATTACTTGAAAATTTTGCCTATGACATTGAACCAAGCAATCCATTAAGTGGGCAATTGTGGTGGGACACATCGGCTAAATTATTAAAAGTATACACTGGTACATATTTTAAAATTATCAGTAGTGCCACTGCGCAGAATAGTGATATAGTTGGTGCACCATCGACAGTAGTCGCAGGCGACATATGGTGGGATACCTATGCTGAACAACTATACGTATATGATGGCACAACTCCGTATGATGTCGATGGCTGGAAATTAGTTGGCCCAGTATGGAGCAAAGTAAACGGCAAGAGTGGTGCATTGTGGGAACAAATTACAGACACTGGTTCTGCAATTCATAATGTTGTATCATTATACATAGATGGCACCCGCACAGCAATTATCAGCCAAGATAGTGAATTTACTCCAGGAACTGCGATTACTGGCTTTACCTCTATTAAAACTGGACACAATTTACGTAGTACTCAAACACTTTGGGGTACTGCTAATAATGCTAGTTACTTAGGTGGTGTTATTGCTAGTAACTATTTCCGTACAGATATTAACAATAGTACTACTGGTAATCTACGTATTGTAAATGATAGTGGCATTACTATTGGTGCAGGATTAGATTTAACATTATCTGTATCTGGTGTAGATGCATCGATAACAAATAATTCCGACGGTGATATTAATCTAGTTACAAACAGTACAACGTATCTAACAGTTAATGGTGCAACCGGAGTCGTTGAAGTGGCTGCTGACCCAACTACAACATTGGGTGTTGCTACAAAAAATTACGTTGACAGTAGTTTTGTTGATGCAACTTTAACAGGAGTATCAACTGCAATTACTATGCCAGCATCAACAGCAAATACTGCGATTGCTACTACAGAATTTGTCGTTAATAATTCTGGTTTCTTAAAAAATAAAATATATCAAGCTAATAGTTTCTTAGAAATTATTGATAGTGGAACAGGTAGTGCAAATTTAGCAATAGATGGCACTAGTGTAATGACTGCTAGTGCAAGTGGTGTAAATTTACTCGCGGGTGCAACAGCAGCAACGCAGGCACAGACATATACCAGTACAGGTAATGCTGCAGTTGCAACTACACAATATGTAAGAACAGCCGGAGCATGGTGGGACGGCAGTGCTAAATTTGTTAGTACAGATGCACCTGAGCTCGGAGTCAATGACACTGGATCACACGATGGCGATTTTTGGTTCCAATACACAGCTTAGAACAGATAAATAATACATAATAGGTAAAGATAATGTCATATACAGTAACCACAACAGCCGGCGCAACACTTACACGTATTACGGATGGTACGATTAATAATACCGTTACTAGTTTAACTTTAATCGGTAAAAACTATGCCGGATACGGGTTGTTCCTTAATGAAAATTATGTTAAGTTACTTGAAAATTTTGCAAACACATCCGAGCCGTCATACAGTCTTGATGGTCAACTATGGTATGATTCTACTAATAAAATAATTAAATTACGTAGAAATTCTTTGTGGAAAGCACTTACAGCAAGTACAAGTAGTTCTACAACTCCAGTGGATAACTATGTTGGCGATTTATGGTGGGACACTATTGTTTCACAACTCAAGGTATGGAGCGGAATAGAATGGGTAGCCATCGGACCAGCATATACATCGGCAGTAGGAACATCGGGCGCACTAGTTGAAACAATCTTAGACAGCAGTTCGATTAGCCATGTGGTTGTTAAATTTTATATTTCAAACACTGTGATTGCTGTATTGAGTAAAGATAGTGAATTTACACCCCAAACATCAATTACTGGATTCACTACCCTTAAACCAGGATTAAATCTAATTAGTTCAACTTCATTGACTGGAGTACAATTTACCGGTAATGCTAGTAGTGCTCTGACACTTAATGGTGTTTCATCATACTTACGCAGTGATATTGATGCCACAGCTACTGGGAATTTAACCGTAGCCGCAGGATTGAATGTAAGTAGTGATTTAGAAGTTCGCACTCTTAGTGGTACTGTTAGTTTAACTAATGTAACAAATAATGGTGATTTGAATTTATGGGTTAATAAAGGTGGTGTAAATACCAAAGCCATCGGCATTAACGGTACAACGGCCGCAGTTACCTTACCTGGCAGTTTAGTTGCACAAGGTACAGCAAGTGTTACTGGTAATTTAACTACAACTGGCTATACATTAAGTCAAGGCATTACTATTGCATCAAACCATATATTACCAAACGCAACTAATACAATTAATATTGGTGCAAGTGGCACTAAATTTGCTAACATGTATGTTACTACATTAACAGGTAATGTAACAGGTAATTTAACAGGTAATGTAACAGGTAATTTAACAGGAAATGTAACGGCAACCAACGTAACTGCCAGCGGCTACGTAAAAAATGCTGTATATGCAACAACTGTTGCACGTGATGCAGCAATAACTTCACCTACAGCAGGCATGCAAGTATTTGTAACTGCTGGCACAACATTTTATGGATATACCGGTTCTGCGTGGGTAGCATTAAATTAGTATATAAATATTTTTTAATAATATATTATAATAAATACATAAAGTGTAAACAGTTAAGGAAATAAGAATGGCATACGCATCGGCTGGCTTAATACAAGCTACAGACTATAACTATCTAGCATGGGGCGGCACTCAAGGTACCTATACCAATGTTACTAAAAACATTGCGTATGTTATGGGTGTAGGCACAGGTGCCACAGGATACGGACAGACTATTAGTGCAATCAATACAGTCTCTGCCGCTGGAACAGTAACAGCCACACAATGGAGTGGATTACTAACACTACTTAATGGCGCATTGGGACATCAAAGTGGTGCAGGTGCACAATTAAGTGGTAACTATACTGCTGGACAGACTATTACATATTTTGCCAACGTAGCAACTGCGGTGACAACAATTAATACAAATGCGGCTTTATACAGTGCGCAAGGTGCTACAACTACTGGTGCTAACTTTGATGCAACTGTATCTAGTACAACTGGTTTAAGTAGTTATACAGTGAATCGTGTGGTAACTTTTGCTAGTGCGGATGCAGCACGTTATTTCTTTAATGCAGGTGGACAATTAAATTTAAGATTAAGTACAGTTAACTCAGCTGATAGTGGAGCAGAAAACAGTTTTGCTAGACTAGTAACTGGTTTGGGCGGCGTTGGATTTAAAAATACTACAAACACTGGTCGCACTGGGTCTGGTATTACCTTAAATACCAACAATACAGCACTTGGTTATAGAACTAACGTACTTAACACACCGGCTACTATAGTGCAAGTAACTGATACCACAGCAAGTTACACAGCAAGCACTGGGTATTTACAAGTGTATACAAGCAGTAGTGACACTACTAACGGCTCAAACGGATTAAACGTAGTTTTCCGCACTGTGTTCACTGTTGCTGACAAAACTTGGGATGATACATTAAGTTTAACCTACAGAATGGCAGTTGATATTGTATTCCCAGAATCAACATACTTAACAACTAACTCATGGGGTACACCAACCATTTCATAGTTGACAACTTAATACAAATGTCTTATACTATAGGTAAGTTATTTTGACTTACCTATTTTTATGGCTAATTACTATTATGACAACAGAAATTACTCAACTAGTTGCTCAAATTAAACAAGCAACGGATTATCAAACCAACAAACGCATACTTAAAGAAAAAATACAAACGGATTTACATGTTCCGTATAACAATGGACTCTTTAAAGTAACACCGGAACTTATAGCATTCCTATCAACTTGGACTGCTGATACTTTATATCTTGAAGATACCTACGAAAATCCTATAGAAATACAACGACTAGCATTTTTAGAATTGTGTCGGCAACACTATCAACAAGTTATGAACGAATGGCATATTCAATATGACGAAATCCGACGTGCCCGCAAAGTCTAAAGGTGTTGTATTATTTGCTGTTAACACTGCCACAGTCGATTATGTTCGAATCGCTGAGCAGGCCGCACGTTTAATTAAACATACTCTAAACTTACCTACTACCATTATCACAGATCCGGGCGTACCTAGTTTAAGTAACTATCGCACCGGCCATGCTGGCGGCACAGAATGGAAGAACGGTGGCAGATATCGTGCGTACGAACTTAGTCCCTATGATGAAACTATCTTACTTGACAGTGACTACCTACAGTTAGATACAAGTTTATTAACCATACTCGAAACCACTGTCGATTATAAGTTAATGCACTACAACCAAAGCCCTCAACAGTCAATGTCGGGCAACATGGGTCAGTTAAGTTTAGATTATGTATGGGCCACTGCTATAACATTTAAGCGTACAGATAAAACACAAATGTTATTTGATCTAGTTGGTCGTATCGAACGTAACTATGCTTACTATCAAAAACTATATCACTTAAGAGAACGTAATTTCCGCAATGATTATGCGTTTGCCATTGCCAACAACATTATTAATGGGTACACTACTAACACTACACAAAGTATACCTTTTACCATGTTAACCTTGGATAAACTAATTAAAAACATTGAAATAACAGGCGAAAAGATGATTATACGCGAAGAAAATTCTGCACATGTCATTGCCCTGCAAAACATACACGTAATGGATAAAGATTATTTGCTTAGTGAAAAGTTTGATCAATTGGTGGACACAGTATGCGCATAACACCACATCAAGCACAGCAGGGGTTTATGACCATTGCGCAGAATACAGCAGAGGTTGATTACTTACAGCTTGCTTACGTACAAGCAATGAGTATTAAACTGACCATGCCTGGCAGTTCGTACGCAGTAGCAGTTGATAAGAATACACTTGAACAGGTAACAGAACAACATCGAAAGGTGTTTGATTATGTAGTTACTATTGACAATGACCTAGCCCAAGACGAAACTTGGAAGTTATCAAATGAATGGCAGGCATTTTATCTCACACCATTCAAAGAAACAATTAAACTCGAAAGTGACATTGTATTCACTAGAAGTATTGCGCATTGGTGGACTGCTTTTAGATTAAAGAATGTTGTACTAAGCACAGGATGTAGAGATTATCAGCAAGAGTTAAGCGCATCACGAGAATACAGAAAGTTATTCGACGATAATGAATTGCCCGATACTTACAACGGGCTAATGTATTTTAGATACAGTCGTGAAGCCACTGAATTCTTTATGTTAGCAGAACAAATATTTAAAAATTGGGCCTATCTACGTGACAACGTATTACTTAACTGTCGCGATGATAATCCTACTACCGATGTTGTTTATGCTCTAACTGCAAAGTTACTTGGTGTAGAAGATTGCACATTGCCCAGCTTAGATTTTATTAATTTTGTACATATGAAGCCGGCAATTAACGCATGGACCAGTACACCCTGGCCTGAGTTAGTTGTATGCGAAACAGACTTACCAATGATACGTATTGCCAACACCAATCAATATCACCCCATACACTATCATGAAAAGTCCTGGGTAACACCTGAATTAATCAAGGAGTATGAACATGAACTCTTTAAGTGAATTTGAAAAAGCATTGGCCATGCTCAAACCCATTGTAGAAGAAGTTAAAGAATATAGATTGCACTATGATGAACTTGGAATCATTACAATGTGTACAATGATCAATCACCCAACGGATACTAACTATATTGTTGTTAGTCGAGATGAATATGACAACTATTTCCGTTATACAATTGTAGATAATAAGCTGAAAAAGATTGACAACAACCCTGGTTATCGTGTACAATTAGCTAGTAGTACCACTGGCTACGCCACAGTAAAGAAACATGCAGGAATACTAATAGAACCAACTGACACCTATCAGGATATAGAATACTATGACACAAATCGTTGATATAGCAGATTTAGCCTGCATCTATCTAAGCTACGATGAACCTAAGAAAGAAGAATTTTGGATCAAGATTCAAAACATGGTTCCGTGGGCTAAACGTGTAGATGGGGTTAAGGGCAGTGATGCTGCCCACAAAGCCGCGGCGGCTGCCAGCGACACCGAACGCTTTGTATTAATAGATGGCGATAACTTGCCCGATCCAGAATTCTTCAACCTGCAACTTACACTGGATGATACCAATCGAGATGTAGTATTCCGTTGGAAGGCTCGTAATCACATCAACGGACTTATGTACGGCAATGGTGGCATGAGTTGTTGGACCAAGGACTTTGTCAACAACATGCGCACACACGAAGCCAGTGATGGTGCAGATGATACAGCTATCGAGTTTTGCTTTGACCCACGCTATTGGGCAATGAATGATTGCTACAGTACAACATACCCAAATCAAAGTTCATATCAAGCCTGGCGAGCTGGATTCCGTGAAGGTGTTAAGATGTGCTTGGATCGTGGCACAAAGCCAAGCCTTGGTGAATTTGAGCGACGTGTACACGCACGCAACTATGATCACTTGAGCATATGGCACAATGTGGGCATGGATGTAGAGAATGGTGACTGGGCTATGTATGGTGCTAAACTAGGCACATATATGACCATGATTACGGATTGGGACTACAGAGAAGTACAGGACTTTGATGCACTGAATCGTATCTGGGAGCAAAACAAAGTATTAAATCTAGTAGAAGAATGTAACGAAATGTCACATACATTAAGTGTAAAATTAGGATTGCCTGCTCCGCATTTTACAGCGGCGCAGAGTAGATTTTTCAAACATCACTACAAGAGCGTATTTAAGAACAAAGGTATAATGTCGAGAGAATGAGATTACACGATACTAATTTAGTAAAGTATTTTTCATATATCCCAGAAGTTTGGCGAACTTATCCTGTTTATCCATATAATTTCATTGATCGAAATTCAAATACATTAGTGGTTACCATTGGTGACAGCTGGACATTTGGTGCTGATATTTGTCTAGATGATTATGCAATGTCTCAGGAAAGATTAGACAAGATGTATGGAAACATCGTTGCATCTAACTTGGGTGCCGACTTCTTAAGCCTGGGACAGAGTGGTACTTGTAATTTATATATAATTAATAAAATAACAGAATTAGACACCCTTATTCCGCAATTGGATTATACTAATATTATAATCATATGCACATTTACCGAAGCATGTCGAACATTCGATGGACCGTTTGACAAACACAACGATTATGTCACGTGGTTTAGTAACCAAACATTTGATTCAGTTGATAAGTTTGATTCTATTATAAAATATCATAATGGACTACAACAGGATTCAATAGTTGAATTAGCTGCAAAATATCAACACGTTAAAGTAATAGTGGGTACTAACTTTGTTGATCCTATTGGCATGAATCCAGCTATAACAATCTTATCTAAAAGTTGGCTGCAGGTATACAGCGAACAAATAATTAATCAAGAATATCTCGGTCATTGTTATATTATGTCGCATTGGGTATTGGACAAACTGCCCGGAATCATTACTGGATTTAAACCAGATATAGATCGAACTTTATTATTGCAGTGGATGTGTGGATTAACTGAATCAGCAATGACACGAAAACAATTAGTATCAGACTCCTGTTATTTTAGAGGAATCAATCATCCACTTGCTGAAGGTCATCGAGTATGGGCTGATTATCTATTAGAGCAACTGCAATGAATACGTATACACTACAATTAGAAAATGATCAGTTGCACAATATTACTCCATTTATTAAATTCTGCCGTGATCACGAACATACAGATATTAAGTTAATTGTAAATCAAGAATCACATTGCTTGCAATTTTGTGGAGTGTATGCAATACTCGATTTATTTACATTTACCTCAGTTACTATTGTCACTGCTAATGCTGTTGAATGCCACGATAGATATAGAATTGTTATTAATTGGGCATATTGGTTAAAACAATCTAGAAAATTTAAAACATCAAATGACTATACGTGGAATCAAACAAAAATATTTGGATGTTTTTACGGAAGACCTAGTGCACCTCGGGTTGGCATTGCAGGCCATTTAGCGCAACATTATAATGACAAAAGTTTATTACAATTAAGATTTAATACAGACAGTGAAGATACACGCAAGTTGGTTGATATACAAAAACTATTTGCCTGGGATATAACTGGCGCAGCTAAATTAGATCAGTTGGTGCAAAATAAAGAACAATATTTTCAACCTATACCTGCATACGAGTACACCACTGGTAGTTACGATTACAATAGTGATCTTAATAACCTATACAAAAATATTTTTGTAGATATTGTAGTCGAAGCTACAACTTTAGGTAATACATTTTATCCTACTGAAAAGATTGCACGTGCAATATTGTGTAGAAAACCTTTTATTGTCATGGCATCTAAATTTTATCTTGGCTATTTAAAACAAATAGGATTTAAAACGTTTGATGAATATTGGCCCGAGCTATATGATAACGCAGATGGTAAAGCACGATATCTTGCTATCTTAGAATTAATTGATCGTCTGGCAAAATTATCAACAGCAGAGTTGGTAGAGTTAAATATTAAAATGCAACACACTATAGAATATAATCGTCAGTTATTAATAGCTCAACAATATAACAAGCAGGTTACAAGAATCATTCCGCATTATGAAAACTAAAAGCGACTTTATGTCAACGGCAGAAGAAATGAAGGACAAGTTAGGTCCTGCACTCTGCTTGGCTAAATGGCAACAGGTAAGTCTACACTTGCCTACAGGACTTACTAATAGTTGCTATCATCCACCGTTACATGAAATTGATAGTGCACCGCTAGTGTTTAACCCGGGTGCCTTACACAATACAGCACATAAAAAACAACAGCGTAAACTTATGTTAGAGCAACAACGTCCAACAGAATGTAGCTACTGTTGGAGTGCAGAAGACAATAAGCAACTAAGTGATAGACACTATCGTAGTGGTGAGCCATGGGCAGCTGAACACTACGAAACTATAGTAAATGCACCTTGGGATCAAGACGTTGTACCAAGTTATGTTGAAGTAAACTTCAGTCACGGCTGTAACCTAGCCTGTAGCTATTGCAGTCCACAGTATAGTACAGAGTGGGGCAAAGATATTGACCGATGGGGAGCATATCCTACTAGCACTCCACACAATGCACCTGAACATTTTGAAGGCAGACGTAAGCCTATTCCTGTACGTGCGGAAAATCCCTATGTAGAAGCATTTTGGCGTTGGTGGCCAGAACTGTACGGCAGTTTAAAACACTTCCGTATGACGGGTGGCGAACCCCTGATGGATAAGAATACGCATCGTGTGTTTGATTACATACTTGCCCTGCCTAAGAGTGATCTACACGTTGACGTAACCAGTAACTTTAGTGTGGATAGTAATCTGTTTAAGAAATACATAGATAAAGTTAAGCAACTATGTGAAGGTGAACGCATTGAACATTTTATGCAGTATGTTAGCCTAGACACAGGCAACAGCGAGCATGCAGAATATATTCGCGACGGTCTACATTATTTTAGATGTATGTCTTATGCGCATCAATTTCTAACTGACATTCCTTATCGCAATAGTCTAACGTTTATTATCACAATGAATAATTTAAACATACTAGGATTGCGACAATTACTTGAATCGATATTAGAGATGCGTAAAAAATACAGTTCGACCTATCAACGTGTATGGTTTGATACACCGTTGTTACGCAGTCCAACATATCAAAGTTTACAAATATTACCAGCAAGTTATGTTCGCATATTAGAAGATGTTGTTACCTTTATGCGAGCAAATCAGGCAGACGAAACAGCTGATAACTTCGAAGGCTTTAAAGATTATGAAATACAACGTATGGAACGTAATGTTGAATGGATGAAACAAGGTTGCGAACTTGCCGCAGACTATGTTACAATACAAAGAGCAGACTTTTATAAGTTCTTCAATGAATACGATAAACGCAGAGGATTAATATTTTTGGAAACGTTCCCACAAATGAAAGAGTTTTGGCAGGAGTGCAAATATCATGCCGAAAATAGCTAACGAAACAGATTTAGAATATAAGCGCAGAGTAATTGACATTAAGTCAGAATCATTCTGCGCGGCTAAATGGTATAACGCTACTATATGGTTAGGGTCAGGACAGACTACCAGCTGTCATCACCCATTGCCGCATGCTATTGACCTAGAAGCAATTAAAACTAATCCCAGTGCTATCCATAACACTCCGCAAAAGAAATTAGAGCGTAAACAGATGCAGGTAGGTGATCGTCCTAGCGGATGCGAATACTGCTGGAAGATTGAAGACATGTATAAAGATCCTAAGTATGATGGGGTTGATGTACCAACTCCTATTAGTGATCGTGTGTACAAAACTGTAATTTATAACGATGAGGATTTAAACTATGCATACAATTTACCTTCGGATCAAGATGTTAACCTCCGGACTTTGGAAATCGCCTTTGACCGCACTTGTCAGTTTGCTTGTAGCTACTGTAACCCTGCATTTAGCACTACTTGGGTTAAAGACATTCGGAATAACGGTGCCTACACCGATTTGGTGTCGGATGGACGTAACCACTTTACTCATACTCATGATAGCAATCAATTGTTTAAGCTCGATGAAGTTAATCCTTATGTCGAAGCGTTCTTCAAATGGTGGGAAACAGACCTGCACAAGACGTTAAAAGAACTGCGCATCACAGGTGGCGAACCGTTAATGTCAGGATACACCTGGCGTCTAATAGAATGGTTTCAAAAGAACAAAGGACAAAGTACTACACGTCTTGCTATCAATAGTAATTTAGGATTTGAGAAAGATAAATTAGAGAGGTTATTAGATGCTACACAAGGTATCGAATTGGATTTGTACACTAGCAATGAATCGTGGGGCCGTCATGCAATGTATATACGTGATGGCTTGGATTGGGATCAATGGGTTAGCAATGTACAGTATCTATTGGATAGCAAGAAACTGCGAGGCCTACATGTTATGTGTACCATCAATGCTCTATGCTTACTAAGCCTTACTGATTTGTTATGGATGATAGTAAAACTTAAACGCACTTATGGCAAGGATGCAATTAACTTTAGTCTAAACATCTTACGATTCCCTAGTTTCCAAAGTCCGTTGATCTTGCCTATGGAGATACGTGAACAAATGGCCGAAGACCTACAACAATTTGGCGAAGCGGCACACAGTGAACTACACGAATCTGAATATAATCAATTGACTAGATTGATTGAGTACTTACAGACTGTAGACAGCCCACACAGTGGAGCACTATCACGTGAGATTTTACAACGTGACTTTAAGAACTTTTATCAGCAATACGACCAGCGGCGTGGTCTAGACTTTAAATATACATTTACACAATTAGCGGACTGGTACGACACACTATGAGCGATGAGCCAAGCAAGAAATTAACAGTACATCATAAAAATCACAATTACAATACTCGTAAACCTGTGTATATACATGAAGATGATTTAACAGAAGATCATACATATAAATTAATAGAAAGTAAACATTTCTGTATGATACCATGGACACACATGCACAGTATCCCTGACGGTCGTGCATACCCTTGCTGTCTGGGTGAAATGCATTTGCCAATTGGCAACTTTAAAGAAAACACCATGGCCGAAGTATGGAACGGCACTCCATATAAACAGATGCGCATAAACATGCTTGAAGACAAGCCGAGTAAAGAATGTACTCGTTGTTACGAACAAGAAGACAACGGGTTCTTTAGTATGCGTAACAGTCAAAACAAAAACTTTGGCCATCATATTGCCCTGGCAGATAAAACTAATGCCGATGGCAGTTTAGATGACTTTAAACTACGCTACTATGACATACGCTTCTCTAATCTATGTAACTTCAGTTGCCGCACCTGCGGTAGCTTGTTCAGCAGCAGTTGGTTTGCGGAAGAAACTAAACTGTTTGGTAAATTAAATCATCCGCAAATTATGTTTTCTGGTAAAGATAAAAATGATATGTGGGAACAGATGCAGGAGCATATTCCGTACCTCGAACAGATATACTTTGCTGGTGGCGAACCACTGATCATGGAAGAACACTATCGCATCTTAGAAGAACTAGTGCGTCGTGAAATGTTCCATGTTAGACTAGTCTATAACACAAACTTTAGTCATATGCGTCTTAAAGATAAGATGGTATTTGAGTATTGGAAACTGTTTGATGTGGTAAGTGTAGGTGCTAGTTTAGATGATTCATATCTTCGTGGAGAATACATTCGCAAGGGTCAAGACTGGGCAGAAACAGTAGAAAATCGTCGCAAAATGATTGAAATTTGCCCCAATGTTGACTTTTATGTTAGTAGTACAGTCAGTATACTCAATGCCTGGCATTTAACAGAATTCCATAAAGAATGGGTCGAGCTTGGCCTGATTAAAGCCAAGGATTGGAACGTAAACATTTTACAGAGTCCAGAGCGTGATCGTATTGACGTGTTGCCTATACAATTTAAAGATCGTATTAAGCAACGAGTCGAAGAACATATTGCATGGCTAGAACCACAGGATCAATTACAGCGAGCAGTGTCCGGTTATCGAGCTATTATCACATTTATGTATCAAGATGATAAGAGTCATTTATTAAAAGAATTCTTTAAGGTCAATGATCAAACAGACGAGATGCGTAAGGAAACTTTTGAAGAAGTATTCCCTGAGTATCAAGAGTTGCGTGATCATTTAGGCATTAACAAGACGCATGATAATATCTGTATGTTACCCTGGGTTAGTATAGAAGCAAGTCCAGTGGGTACAGCTCGTCCATGTTGTCTAGCCAAAGACGAAATTACCAAGAGTGATGGTACTCCGTATAAACTTAGAGAAAGTTCATTGGCTGAGATTTATAATAGTGAATACATGCAGGACCTGCGCCAACAATTCCGCCGCGGTGAAAAACCAGCGACGTGTAATCGTTGTTGGAGTGAAGAAGATGCTGGTATAGTTAGTAAACGTATCAACAGTAGAATTAGACTTAAAGAGTTTTATCCTATTGTAGACTGGCGTAATGATACACCTGATCAACTATGGTTCATTGATCTTAAACTGGGTAATATTTGTAATCTTAAATGTCGTATCTGCGGCAGTTGGAGCAGTAGTAAATGGGCCAAGGAAGAAATTGACTACGAAGCTATAAAATATAAAGACGTGGAAGGATATGACCGTAAGCAACACGGAGCATACATGTTCCTACAAGAAGGTACGTGGCCCAGAGACAATGATATATTTTGGGATAACTTAAAAGCACTACTGCCAAACATTAAGTATTTTGAATTCACTGGTGGTGAACCATTCTTAATTGAAGAACACTTTAAACTATTGCGTTATGCAGTGGAGCACGGTTACAGTAGTCGTATTGATATACATTACAATACCAACGGCACTGTGTATCCTAACGATGAAGAAGTTGCCCTATGGAGTAAATTTAGAAATGTTGAAATTGCAGTTAGCATTGACAACACCGAAGCACGTTTTGAATATGAACGTTATGGCGCAGTGTGGGAAGAAGTAACAGCCAATGTTGTGAAATTTAATGCCATGCGCACTGATTTAATTGCCACACAGGTCTGCATGACTGTGAACATACAAAATGTTTATTATCTACCTGAACTATGTGATTGGGTCAATACCCAGGATTTTGACATGGTGCATTTTAATATGCTACATGACCCACATGTTATGTGTATTAACCGTATGACACCTGCGGCGCAACGATTAGTTATAGATCGATTAACTGCTTATCCATTCACAGTTAAACATCGTGTTGAGATCGATAAAATAATTCAGTTTATTGAAAACGGCTCGGGCAGTGATGGCACTGAATTCCTACGTAAGATGCAGGAAACTGATCAATACCGTAATCAAAGCATGTTAACCACACATAGAGAAATTGCACTAGCAATGGGATATCATGACACCATCTAATACATTTTGTTCAGCACCATGGATGAATAGGTATATTAATCCTATCGGTGAAATGTCACCTTGTTGTTTTACTACTAATATTGAAACTGAAGCAGACATAGCAGGTCTTAAACAATCATTTATAGACGGAGAACAAGCCCTAGCTTGTAAGTATTGCTGGCATAACGAACAGCATGCGATGCCTAGCCCAAGACTTGATTTCAATGCCGCCGCTGGTGGTAAACTATCATTTGATGACGATGTATATTCTACGGCAGAAGTTAATCAGTTGTCGATTAACATAGGCAATTATTGTAATGCCGAATGTATCATATGTAATGGTATGTCTAGTAGCAAACGAAATAATTGGTTAAAGCATCATAATAGTAAATTTCATAAAATTCATACTATACAACGTGCTAACGATAACATTGATGATTTACCGTACTTGAACATCAAGACGCTGACTTTGCTCGGTGGCGAACCGACTATACATCCATCTACTTATAAAATTTTAGATTACTATATTAATAAAGGAATCTCAAAAAATATTTCTATTAGTCTAAATACAAATGCAAGTAAATTAGATCCGAGTCTATTAGATAAATTAAAATTATTTGACATCCTGTCGATTACCCTGAGCATAGACGGCACCGGGTCATATTTTGAATATCAGAGAAGACCAATTAAATGGAAAATTGCAAAACAGGTAGCCGAACAATGGATGACTGCCGCCGACAATATTGTAATAAATTATGTTGTCACAGCAGTTAGTATATGGGGCTTTAATGAATTTCTCACATGGTTTTCTACATTGCCACAGTATGTATTAGATAAAAAACCTACGGTAATTTTAACTCCTGTGGGAAATAATCCTTGTTTATCACTAGCTGTATTAAACGACGAACAACGAACTAATTGGATTGATCAAGCAACTGATCACCCACTTAAACAACAGATAATTAATATCATTAACTCTACGGTATATGATAAATCATTGTTACCTCAACTAGCTGACAAAGTCAAACTTGAAGATACCACGTCGAAAATAAAATTTGCAGATATATTCCCCAATTGGGATTTAAATGGATAAACCGCAAACACTTTGTCTAGCACCTTGGGTACATACATATCTTAGTCCGCAGACTGAGCGACGTATGTGTTGTGCTAGTCGCGAGCCTGCGCAGAACTTTGAACAGTATATAGATACCAAGGCCGGCACTGGTAAGTATATTCCTATTACACTTGAAGAACATTGGAATAGCGAGCACATGAAGTCAGTGCGCCAGCGTATGATGGCAGGTGAAACACTACCTGAGTGCGAAGTGTGCAATGACAAATTGTTAAACACATCCGTTTACCGTAGTTATTTTGATAGCATGTTTGGTCATAAGTATGATAGTATATGGGACACAACAGACGCAGACGGTGCTACCACAATGCGCCCAGTCAGTTGGGATTATCGATTTAGCAATCTATGTAACTTCAAGTGTCGTATGTGCGGTGATATGTTGTCTAGCGCATGGGAAACTGAACAGAGACAACACAACATGATCAACTGGAGTAATCCAAAGAATAATTGGATGCTACCAGAAATAAGAGATCAAATATCAGCATTCCAAGACAATCAAATTGAAAAAGAGTTTGCTGAAGCTGTTGAAAATCATCAAGTAGAAGAAGTATATTGGGTAGGTGGAGAGCCACTAATGTATGAACAACATTGGCGTTATATGCGACGCATTGTTGAATTAGGAGATGGTAAAAATGTCTATGCTCGTTACAACACAAACCTCAGCCGTGTCACTTACCGTGGGGCCAATCTGTATACTGATATTCTTAGTGGGCTACGTGATTGGCAGATATGTGCAAGTCTTGATGGTACGCAAGAAATTGGAGAATATATTAGAACAGGACTTGACTATAATTCATGGCTTACAAACTTCCGTGAAGGAGTTAGAATTGCAAGTCACAGACGCCAAATGCGAATTGACTTCACTCTCACACTGCCCGGCATGTTTGAAGTCACAAACATTACCCAGCTTGCTGAAAAAGAAAACGTAGATATCTTGGCTAAGGTTGTTTTTAGCTTTAGCCCTGATATTATCCTTAGTCCACTTGCACTCCCACGCGAGTTATTACATCCATGGTTAGATGAGCTAATCCCACAAACTTCTGGAGCAATGCAGGATATACTTGTGCAGTTAAAATCACGACCAACGTTTGACGAGCAATGGCCCGATATATACAAAGTAAGTCTTGCAGAGGGCAAGGCTCGTGTGCTACGACTAGAAAGTATACGTAATGATACACTTACACTAGCAGACATATTAAAAGAGAGACCGGCTGTATATGAATGGTACCAAAACATTGCTTGATCAACTTGAAATTGATCTAAAGAATGATGCAACAGGAGAATTACTGACAGTATATATTGATGTATTTGACAGTTCGCTCGGCCGTAAATGGTTATCGGCATTAAACAATCTAATAGAAAAGAACTATCACCTTGAGAAGAATTTTTGTTTTCATGGATTTGTTGAATCTGAACGTAATGCAGAATATATAACTGATCAAATTAATCAATCAATTGCAGCAATTAATCAGGCAAATCTCGGCTATCATATCAACGATCATTTCACGGTGGCTAATACCATAGTGCCGGGAGAGATTGGCGAATTTCTCGAAGGCGGAAAACTAGTACACGATAAATTAAATCAACTACATAGATATTTCGAAGATCTGCAGGGAGTTAGCGGTCACATGTCGGGTTATTACAATCAAGCTGATGACAGTACAAAATGGCATATCCGACAGTTAAATTTATTATGTCACGAATACGAATCTCTAGTACTAAGCATGCGCAAAGCTGTGCATGCACCCGAATGGCGTCGTCCTAGTCAATTGATGTGTTGGTTAAATGCACCACGCTTTGTATTAGACGCGGACGATTTTGAATTATTTGGAATTGAAAGTTTAAATCGTCCGGCTGGCGGCGTATTTGTAGGAGTTAATAAAGCTATTGGCAAACATCATTATGAAGTCTTTCGTGATGAAGGCGGTGCAGGCCATAGGATTGATGAATTGACTACATCAGCAATGCGCTCGCAAACAGAAGCAGCAGGTGATTTTGATATTGAATGGGCAATTAGTCCGGGCCAGTACGATTGGATGAAAAAAGAATTAGCAGATTTTACTCAATGGTTAATAGACAATGGATTCGACCCCGACGATAAATCATTAACTATAGGACACCCACAGGTAGGACAGGTTGATCTACAGCGAACATTCGGATCACAAGACCATAATGTAATATGGTCACAACTGGGCCTACATCTAAACGTATATAAGTTGAGAACTAGTCAAGCGTCTGCCATTTATGAATATAATTGGTCAGATTCTGATTATCGAGATCAACAGATACTACAGATTAAACGAGGACAAATAGCCTAATGATTTTATTATCCGGCGGCGATAGTTTTACCTATGGTAGTGAACTTGCTGATGGAGTGTCGCCACATGACCCTAACGGTACAGAACCAGCATACCCGATTGTCAGTCAGAGTACTTTTCCTGCACTACTAGCTCGAGACTTTGGTATGCACTATGAATGTGCAGCCTACCCGGGATTTAGTAACAGTGCAATTCGACGTACTGTAATGAATAGCTGTGAAAGTCTGTTAGACGTAGGGTTGGTAATAGTAACATGGACATTTCCTGGTAGATACGAATTTAGATTTGATTATAACACAGGAGAACGATGGGGTAACTGGTATAATTTAAACCCTTGGTCTATAATAGATAATGTAGAAGACATAAAAAAAGAATTTAAAACTGATAATACAACAATATTACAACATCATACTAATCATTTGCTACGAGCCAAACAAACAGGCACAGCAGATTTTGCTAAAACATTTTACAAACATGTTGGTTCAACTGCCTATTGGGAAACATACAATTCACTAGTAGAAATAATTATGTTACAGCAATACCTACAGTTAAAAAAGATACCATATATATTTTCCATGGTTGATGAAGCATTGTTAAATAACTGTACATATCTAATGAATGATGAAAATATAATAACATTGTATAATCAACTTGATTTCGATCGATGGGCAACCTTTCCGAATAATCAAGGATTTTTTACATGGGCTCGAGATTTTAAATATCCATTTGCCACAACTCATCCATTAGAACCAGCGCACATTGATGCTGCAAAGTATATTCGGGAGAACTACAATGAATTGGTTAAAGACTTTATATAACAGAATTAAATTAGAAATAACTTATCGTAAAAAATTAAAAGCATTACGTAAGCGTGATCCATTTATCTATAAGTAATGCGAATATTAACCATTGGCGATAGCTTTACCTACGGCGATGAACTAGTTGATATTCAGCAGGCATGGCCGTATGTATTACAAAATAAGTTATCCTGTGAGTTAACAAATTTAGGAAAGCCTGCTACAGGTAATACCAGCATGGTTCGAAATGTAGTAGAACATGCTAGAGATTATGATTTAATTATCGTCGCCTGGAGTCATTTTGCCCGTATTGAATTTGCCGACGAGCATGGCATTTTTGATACATGGCCCGGACATCGTGGCGTGGCGTTTACTAATAATATTGCATATAGAATGGAGTTGTTAAATTATATAAATCGTCACCACAACGATGAATATTTGTATAAACAATATCTATTGAATATAATTTTATTACAAACTTATGCAGATCACCTAGGCAAAAAATTGCTTATGCTTAATACGCAGATTAATTGGAATAAACTATCAGAAGATTCATACATGGAAAAGTTTGCATCTACGATTAATCGAATCGATACTCAATATTTTATTGGATGGCCAAATGAATCGATGATGGAGTGGACATTTGGCACTCCCAAAGGACCAAACGGTCACTTTTTAGCAGCAGGACATACAATAGTAGCGGATAAAATTTATGAATATATTAGGCATCTCGGCTGGGTTTCATGACGCAGCTGTAACAGTCATTCAAAATGACGAAATTGTATTTGCTGGGCATAGTGAACGCTACAGCAAAATTAAACATGACCCAAACTTATGTTCAAGTTTACTAGCAGATGCAATTTTAGAATCGGGTGCATATCCACATCAAATAGCCTACTATGAAAGACCTTGGGTTAAGAAGACACGTCAACTCTACGCTGGCCAATACAGTGAGCTAACCAAAGGCTGGAGTGTACGCAATATGATTTCCAAGGCTGCACCGTGGTTCAATCATCGAGACATTCCACTTAAAACATACAATCATCATTTAAGTCATGCGGCCGCAGGCTTTCAAACAAGTCCGTTTGACAATGCAACAGTTGTGGTAATTGATGCTATCGGTGAGTGGGACACTATTAGTATTTGGACAGCAAAGTATGTCAATGGTAAGGCACAATATACAAGAGTATGGCGCCAATTATACCCACACAGTATCGGCTTGATGTACAGTGCGTTTACCAAAGAAGTTGGACTTAAACCCTTAGACGAAGAATACATTCTAATGGGCATGGCTGGTTGGGCACAAAAAAATACAGGACGATTGAGTGACGAACTTTCTAATTGGTTAGTTGATCACGAGTTTGATCTGACATTAAAACACAATCTACATATCGGCCTGCCCGAGAATGACATGCGAGCTCGCTGGAACGACTTCGAAATTGCCGCGGCAGCTCAGACATTAGCGGAACAATTGATACATAATATTATGTACAAGGCAATGAAGTTAGCACCTAACCGTAATTTAGTATATGCTGGTGGCGTTGCTCTTAATTGTAGTGCTAATAGAGACTTGGGAGAATACTTTGATGAAATATGGATTATGCCTAATCCTGGTGATGCTGGTAGCAGCCTTGGAGCGGCGGCCTTGGCACACGGGGGTCGACTTAATTGGAATAATGCTTTTCTTGGCCATAATATTAGTGGCCCTTATCCTGTCACCGATGTTGTCTCCGAATTAATGACCAATAAGATCGTTGGTGTTGCTAGCGGTCGTGCAGAATTTGGACCAAGAGCATTGGGTAATCGTAGCCTATTGGCGGACCCGCGCGGTCATGATATTAAAGATCGAGTTAACTTAATTAAACATAGACAAAAGTTTAGACCTTTTGCTCCTATCATACTTGAAGAATTCGCCGATGAATATTTTGAAATGCCCAACGGCTTTGCCACAAGCAGATATATGCAGACAACTGCAAAATGCTTGCGTCCTGATGAATTTCCTGCTATAATACATGTTGATGGTACAAGTCGAGTACAGACTGTTCCACGAGATGGCAGTGGTATACGTGAACTATTATGCTTATGGTATACTTGGACGGGTTGCCCGATGTTGCTTAATACAAGTTTAAACATCAGAGGCGAGCCCATGGTAAATGATCGCGCTGACGCAGATCGCTTTGAAGAATTATACGGAGTTCGTGTTTTATCATGAGAATATTAATTTGTGGTCTGCCAGGCTCGGGTAAAACTACACTAGCACATGCATTATCAACATTGATAGATTGTATATGGTACAATGCTGATGCAGTTAGAAGCAAGTATAATGATTGGGATTTTTCTGAAGAAGGCAGACTACGTCAGGCAACACGTATGAAAAAGTTAGCCGATGACAGCAACGGTCACATTGTATGTGACTTTGTTGCTCCTACCAAAGAGATACGTGATATCTTTGATGCTGACTATGTTGTATGGATAGATACAATTAAACTAGGTAGATTCGAAGATACAAATAAAGTATTTGAGCCACCGGAGCATTACGATATACGGGTAACAGAACAAGATGCCGCACGTTGGGCAGCTATTATTGCCAAGGAAATAAATGAAGCCTAAACACCAAACAGCACACATGCGAGCCGCACATATCTACGCTGAACTAAGCACAGCACGTAGACTTAAAGTGGGCGCACTTGTAGTTAAAGATGATAGAATTGTATCAATTGGCTACAACGGTATGCCCAGTGGATGGGACAACAACTGTGAATATGATTTAGAAGATGGAAATATTAAAACTAGACCGGAGGTATTACATGCAGAAACTAACGCACTTGCGAAATTGGCTAGAAGTACTGAGTCTGGTCTTGATGCTGATTTATTTGTTACTCATAGTCCTTGCTTGGATTGTGCCAAGCTCATATATCAGAGTGGTATTAAACGAGTATTCTATGCTACTGCTTACCGCGATAATTCCGGGATTAATTTCCTTAAATCTTCGGGTATTGACGTAGAGCAACTAGATGTTTGATGTGTTCTACACGGGCCCAAAGCCTGGCTTATTTCCATTTGAACTGCCAGCTGATACACTAGCGGAAGCTGCTAGTTTAAGTCGTACTAAGTTTTTTTGGTTCGTCGATGGACAAAATGATTACACAGGATTTGATTTTAATTTTCAGGCAGTGCCTTGGGAAGAACATCAAATACACACATGGCCAAATCAATGGCAGGTTGACGGAGGTGTATATTTTGCTAACAAATATACTATACAAGATCGTATACATAATTACCATTCAGACACCTATACACATCGACTACCCAACTTAGATTATTGGGATTATCGTGACTGTGACCCTGCTAGTGTAGATCAACGGTGGGCACCAGATCCATTGGATCCTCCTTACATCTATCAGTTTCCTGTTAAGTGGGGGCGCGAGCAAGTAGATGGACCACGGTATTGCGTACCAGGTGCCGCAGAAGTAAAATACCTATACGACTTTACAGCAGAGTTTAATCCACAGTTAGAATTATGGACTGTACCAGAAGAAATTAATGCTGAAGATATTGATTTTACCTGGCGACCTGATCCTGACCATCCTCCTTACATCTATCACTTTAGTTCAGAGTTCCAAGTGAGTTCTGGATTAACCTATACAGTGCCTGGTGCAGTCGATGTCAAGTTTGTGGACATGATGCCCACTAAGACGGGCAATGCTATACAGGTCTTGGACATATTCTTTATTGATAAAAGCAATGCCAGCGCGGCTGTGCGTTATGAAATGTTAGTAGATGAATATCCGCATGCACAAAAGATACGCTATGCCAATTCAATGATGGATACTATTGCTCGATGTGTTACACGCAGTAAGACCAGTAAGTTTTGGATAGTCAGTAGTGAAAACATTTACACAGACTTTAACTTTAGTTGGCACGCTGAACCTTGGCAAGGCCACATGATGCATGTGTTTGGATCACAGCATCAAAAGTGGAGCGATACCTACTTAATTAATCGCAGTGAATTTACTCGCTGTAGGGCGTGGGCTCGGAATCTAGAAGAGTTTCCTAATCTGCATTTTGTCACAGATCAGCCTGTGTATATTCCTGATGACCTGCATGACATATACTTTGTTGATCACGGTAATGACAATGATCAACTTGAACAACTGCAAAAGAAACACCCCGATATCAAATCAACTCGTTATGTTGATAACTACCTCGATACCTTTAAGCGTATTATGTCAACTGCTTCAACAGAACATGTATGGATAATCAGTAGCCTATGTGATTATACACGCTTTGACTTTAGTTGGCAACCGGAACCCTGGCAGAAAGAAATGATACATGTGTTTCCTAGTGCTAACCAAGCTCGTGGTGATACATTCTATATACATGTTGAATCATTTAAACAACAGATGGTTGAACTTGCTCTGTTAGATTGGTTCAACGTTATTAACTACTGTGAAGAACAGCGTGTTCCAAGACTACCTATGCCCGTGCATACTTACCAAGGAGATAATTTAATCACTGCGGTTAGCGAACACGAGTTTAAACATCCATATACTTGGTTTTGTAAACGAGATCGTGGTATAGTGTATAACCCTAGCATTTGGTACGCAAAAGATAAGAAAATCGTCTCGTTTACGCCCGATAATAGCTATGTTTTGGCACCGAGAGAGGCCAAAAACTATATCAGTACACAAGTATACTATTATCCATATATTGATAAAATACCGACGTTTTATAGCCCTCAACAGGATATTATTTTTATCAGTTATGACGAAGTTGAAGCCGATGCTAACTGGGCCAAGCTAGGTAGTAAATATCCTAATGCTAAAAGACTGCATGGTGTAGAGGGAATGGAAAATGCTCTACGTGCGGCTGCTGAATTAAGCGAAACTGAATGGTACTACGCTGTATTTGCTAAAACAGAAATACATCCTGGGTTTGAATTTGATTTTAGTCCTGATTACTTTCAATTGCCCAAGCATTATATATTCTATGCACACAATGAAGCCAACGGATTAGAGTATGGTTATGCAGGAGTTATATTATACAATGTTAACCTTGTTAAGACTGTGACTGAATTTGGTATTGATTATACTATGAGTGCACCGCATGCTGTTATACCTAAACTAAGTGCTATTGCACATATAGGCGCAACTCCGTATCAAGCCTGGCGCAGTGCATTTCGTGAATGTGCAAAACTTGCACAGATACATGAAGAAACTGGCTGTATTGAAACTAAACATAGACTACACACATGGACAACCACAGCCCGTGGGCCTAATGCTGAATGGATATTAAAAGGTGCCAACGATGGTGTTGCCTTTTATTCAGCCAATAAAAATTCCCATCAAACACTTAAACAAGCATTTAGATGGGAATGGTTAGCTAGGCAGTTTGCGGAATTGTATCCCGAAGTTGATCGATAAAATCCTGCGCTAATAACCAATCAAGATATGCAGGAATGCCCTGTTCGATATCCCATACAGGTGTATAGTCTAGCATGTGTTTAATCTTATCGCTGTTAAGTGTATCGCGATTAGGATAAAACGCATCATGTGGTTTAATAATAATTTCACCACCTAATCTTTGTTGTACAAGTTCAGCGGCTTCTAAAATAGTGCGCCCACGGCCACGTGTACAGTTAAAGATTTGATTAACTGCTGCCGGATTCAATGCGGCTTCTGTAAAATACCCTGCAACATCTTCTACAAAACTAAAATCTAGTCGATTATCTGGACCCTGTACTGTGATAGCACCATTGCGCAATGAACCTGCAGCCATTTGACTTATAACACGTACTACCATATCGCGTGTACCATACAAAGCACTTGGTCGCATAATAACATATTCTAAGTCATGATCCTGTGCCCAGATCTTAACCATACGCTCACCTTGCAATTTGTAACTACCGTATAGGGTTAATGGATCACAGTCAGCAGTTTCATCCGGTGCGGCAGTTTTAAATTCACCGTAGACCATACTACTAGACGCAAATACAAGTCGTTTAACGTGATGTTGTGTGCAATTTAATAATATGTTAGCAGTAGCACTAACCATGTTATTGGCGGCATCAACAGGATTACGGTGCACCATCTTAGCATTGGGATATGTTGCCACATGAATAACAACATCTGGTTTAAAATCATTAAACACACCATTAATAAACAACTGATCTTCGATGCGTCCTTTGAATACTTGGTCGGCATCAGCTAGTGCAATACGCTGTGCCAGTACTGGGTTATATTCCCAGTCTGGAAATGTATAGTATTGATGATAGCAGTCCACTACACCGATAGTATGTCCTAATGCTTTGAGTTTACTACTGGTATGACTACCAATAAAGCCGTGTCCGCCTAAAATTAATATTTTCATTTGAATGTCCTTAATGCATTAGTGATAGTGTTAATTTCTTCATCGGTTAATGTGTGTTGACAGGGTATGCCTAGACTACGTTCACTTAACCATGTGCTATTATGTAATACAACATCACACAGATATAATTCTTCTTCGTGTACCAGTGGTTGGTAATACACTTGACTATCAACTCCGTGGGCTGTTAAATGATCTCTTAATTGCTGTCTAACTTCTAAATCTGCACATCGAATAATAAATTTATGCCAGGTATGTTGACCTCTAGTAGTGGGAGCAATTAGTCTATCACTGGTAATGTTTATTATAAACTCTTCTGCTATGGATTGTCTACGGTCACGCCATTGTTGATGATGATCGACACAACACAACACCTGTGCCGCTTCTAGGCTACTCATCATACTATTAGCACCAGCAGTAATAGCCACATCGCTATTGATGTTCTTACCATGTGTGCGCCACTTACGTGCCCACACAGCAAATTCATCATCATCTGTTAGTATTGCACCGCCACTGCCAAATGCTGGAATTGTTTTTGTTGGACTAAAGCTAACTGCACTGGCTATACCCTGGGCAAGACTACTACGACCTTGTCTATCAAACGTTTCTATGCTTTGTGCAGCATCCATAACAAACGGAATGTCTAGGTCAGCTATCTTATCATAATCTTGTGCTAGTCCAAACAGGTCAACACCTACAATACCATTTAATCCGCCAATGTCATTTAGTTTTACATGATAGTTAGCATCCACATCAAGGAATATAGGAACTAGTCCGGCTCGTTCGATGGCATTAACTGTGGCAATAAATGTATAGCTAGGTACACCTATAAGAGATTCTTCAGGGAAATGGTACTCTAAAATGCAACGTAAGGCGTCTGTACAGCTAGCAACTGTGATAGCATGCTTGCGACCACTATAATCGCATAACCACTGCTCTAACGCTAAAGTGCTAGGACCTTTTTGAGCCCATCCTTGACTGGCAACTAGATCCATACCGGCAAGTGCGGCATGTCTGATCTCAGACCAGATACGATCTAATTGAAATAGCTTGATCATTTAATACAACGATACCGAACTTCGAAAGATTCTGCATAGGTACTACCCAACATCTGTCCACGTAGTGCAGATTGGCCTTTGATATTGTGCAGTAATGTATCACTAAAGTAGCTATCATAACATTGGATAGCTTGAATTTTTGTATCGATGTATGGAGCAATGTCTACAAATATATTAGGTACGAATTCCTTGTTACGATTAGTATAAGGTCCGCCTTCCATGCACCATAGTTCGCCTTGATAACGACGTAGACTACTGTTGACGATATGGAAAGTATTTACATGATCCTGATGATGATCGCCCGGGCTGTGTGTGATGACTAAATCATACTCTTTGCCCTGCATGTAGGAATCAAGTTGTTCTACAGTGGCACTATCCCATTCCAATACAGGGCGACCAGTTGCATCTAATCGATTATTGAGAAAGGTAAACTTAGTACCAATGACCCGTTCACTTGCTGAATATTCAGCAACCATTTTATCCTTGTCACGCCACACGCTTGGACGCGGCACATTGTCATTACGTGCTACTACAATATCAAATTCTGCACCTTGATCACGGAATTTTAATAACGTACCCAAGCAACCTAATTCAATATCATCTGGATGTGCGCCCACTGCTAAAATACGTTTATACATTTAATTTCCTTGACATTAATTCTACCGTTTGTGTTACTCTTAACATATGATCCATATCTGCTCTTGGCTTATCACCACTATCAACACAGCGCATAAAGTCTTGTATCTGCGCTTCTAGTGGCGACTGCTTGGGATTAAGCTGCACCACCGAAGTCTTTGCTTCTTTAAGATTGCCCTCGGCATACCCGCCTTCAGTAATATGCAACGCTGTGTCATCTAACCATATCTGGCATTCATCACAGGTAATAACAAATTCTCTAACTTTAGTAGGCCACTGCCATCCTAATATTATTGTAGCACCTTTATTAGGATATGTCAATCCAAATTGTGCATAATCATATTGCGGACTATTATTTAAATGAGTACCGTTCCCGTCAATAGTCAGCGGTAAACTATTGGTTAACTTATCGATTACACTGATATCATGCGGAGCCAAGTGCCAGGCTAGATCTATATTAGTCTGTAGTCTACCCCAATTTAGTCTGCGACTTTCTACGTGACGCACATTTAATGTTGACACAAGTTTTAACATATATTCTATGTTTGGTTGGAATAAAAGTATATGACCAGCTTGGTAGACTAGGTCCTGTGATCTAGCTAGCTCATTTAATTCTTGTTGTTCCGCTACGCTCATACAAGTAGGTTTCTCGCACAATACGTGAATGCCCTGTTCAAGATACCATTTGGTCATTGTGTAATGTTGATCGGCTGGTGTGGCAATAATAACAGCATCTAATGTTTTATTCTGCCAACTGTCGCCGTTCTTAATATCCATGATGACAATAATAGCCTGATTACTAGCACTATTAACAATTTTGCTACCCCAATAACCTGCACCTGCTATGCCTAGTTTCATTTGAATTCTCTTTTAACAGTAGTGGCAATTAATTCAACTTCACTATCAGTTAGAAACTGATGTGTAGGTATGGCTAAATTCATTCGACTATAATATTCTGTATTAGGCAACTGAGCATTGATATTATATGCAGGCTGTTTGTAGGCAAGATTGCTGTAATATCTACGTGATTCGATATCTTTTGCTTTAAGTGCGGCTTCGATTTGTTCTGACTGTTCACTTAATACAATATATTGATGCCGTACATTGTACCCTTGCGCAAATTGCGGAATAACCTCAAACAAGTTTTTAAATTGTTCGTCGTAGTATGCAGATATTTCTCTGCGACGACTGTTCCATTGATCTAAATGTGGTAATTTGTTATCAAGTAATTCTGCTTGTATACTGTCCAATCGACTATTATATCCTACATGACTGACATTGAATTTACTTTCTTGTCCGTGATTGCGTAGCTTTTTAATAGTAGCGGCATAGTCTGCATTGTTAGTAGTAACTGCACCACCATCACCCAAGCAACCTAAATTCTTAGTAGGATAGAAACTAAAGCAGGTTAGATCAGTAACACTGCCAACCATGCGATCTTTATATCTGGCACCAGTGGCCTGTGCCGCATCGCTGATAGTAGCTACTGGAAACTTAACCTTATCCCAATCACATGGCTGACCAAACAGATCCACACCGATTATGGCCTTGGTACGACTATCTACAGCAGCCAAGGCATCATCCATGTTCATGGTTAGATATTGATCAACATCAACTAGGCGTATCTCTGCACCTAAGTTAGCAATAACTTCGTATGAGCTTAACCAAGTAAGTCCTACAGTAATAACATTGTCGCCGGGCTTAACACCTACTGCATCTAAACTTAATCGTAGTGCGTCTGTGCAATTGCCTACGGCAATAGCATGTTCTGCTTGTGTATAAGCGGCAAAGTTGCTTTCAAAGTCGCGCACTGCTTTGCCTAAAATAAAGTCCTGTCTAGTTAATGTGCCTGCACATAATTTATCTAAACTATGTTCGCGCTCATAATGAAAATCACTTAATTTAATCATATTTTATAATACTCAGAATTAATAAACCAGTTATAATATTTGTAAAAACCTTGTTCTACATCTACTGTAGGTGTGTAGCCTAAATCTTGTTGAGCACGGCTAATATCTAATTGACCGCGTTTAGGAAAACTCAAATCTCGTGGACCAACTACTAATTGCCCTTGACCGGCAATTTTAATAGCAAGTTCGGCAGCATCTTTAAGTGTCCATTGACGTTGCTCACTGCGTGTGATATTATAGATGTTACCATTGGCCTTATCAAGTGTTGCGGCCAATACAATACCTTGAGCAGTATCTTCTACATAGGTAAAGTCCAGAACTTCATCTGGACCATGCACCTTAAGAGTCTGACCTCGCATGGCAGCCAGCATGAACTTACTGACCACACGGTCTTCGACATCCCACTCACCATATACAGCACTAGGACGAATAATCACATGCTCAAAGCATCCACGTCGACTATAGTCTTCTACAAGTTTCTCGCCCATGTATTTCATAATACCATATTGGCCCTGCGGAGTACAATGAGCTGATTCTGTAACATCTGAGGTAAAGTCACCGTATACCATACTAGAACTTATATAGACAAACTTTTTAATATTATGTTCTTTGCTTAATTCTAGTAGGTTGATCAACCCAGTAGTCATAACTTCACTGGCTAGTGCAGGATCTTGTTCTACTACTTTTTGTCTAGGAAAGCTGGCCATATGAATAATCACATCTGGCTGTTCAGTAGCAAACAAGCTGTTTAATCGTGTTTGGTCACGTATATCAATTTTATACGTTTCGCTGGTGTAGCGAGTGCGTCTGTGCGCAGCCAAGTATATAATCTCTGCAGTAGGGATAAAACCGTAGTTAGTAAATGTGTCTACTACAACACATTCATGACCTAGTGCTTCTAAGAAACGTGTAACATTGTGCCCAATAAAGCCAGCACCACCTGTGATAAGATATTTCATCTACCGCGGCCCGCTGATTTTTTAGTAGGCTTGTTACTAGCAACTTTACCTTTAGGTGTGCCCTTGCCAGTATCAACGGTTAAGTTGGTATGAGTGATGTTTTGTTCTGCTTGTTTCTTTTCTAATGCCTGCTTGACTAAATCTTTAAGTGATGCCATTGTTCTATTCCTTAGATAGTTTATAAAAATCTTAGTGCATAATCTGTATATTGTATTTGAGACACGTCACCGTAGAATACAATTTGTTTTAGATCGAGCATATAATTATCGTCAGCAGCCCACTGTAACTTTACTCCGTTGTCTTCTACCCATTGTGCCTGCGGCGTAAGATTAAATTTTTCTGCCACCTTACGAAATATTTCGTATTCACTGGCTTCATTATTAGGCACTGAGCCGATGAAAAATCGAACACGTCGAGTGTTTTCAGTCTTAGACTGCCATTGGTGCTGATATTGGTGCAAGTGAGTTATAGCCATCTAGTCTAAAGTCTTCCATGGTAAATTTAGTAATATCAGTAACAGCTGGATTGATCCAAAGTTGTGGTGCAGGTAAGGGTTCACGTGATAGTTGTTCTTTTACCTGATCTACATGATTCAAATATATGTGTGCGTCACCGAGTACGTGAACAAACTCGCCTACCCCAAGGCCACACACTTGGGCTACCATATGCGTTAGCAGGCTGTAGGACGCTATATTAAAAGGCACGCCTAAAAACATATCGCATGATCGTTGATACATTTGACACGACAACTTATTATCTGCACTTACGTAAAACTGTGCAAAACAATGACACGGTGGTAGAGCCATAGAGCTTAATTCTCCCGGATTCCACGCAGTTAATATGTGTCTACGTCCATACGGATCTGTTTTGATATTGTGAATAAGTTCTGCTAATTGATCTATTTCTACTGGCTCACTTTCACTCGAGCTAACCCAACGTTTTAATTGTGTACGCCAGTGACGCCACTGTACACCGTATACACGACCTAGATCACCCGGAAACTTAGCATTGGGTTTCCAATATGGTGATGTTGCATTGTCTGTCCATATAGTACGTTTACCACTATCGCGTGTACCGTGTAGTATTTCTGCTAGTCTGCGTTCATCACCACTACCTTCAATAAACCAAAGTAGTTCACTGAGACAGGCTTTGAATGCTAGTTTTTTGGTAGTAACAGCTGGAAAGCCCTTGCTCAAGTCATAGCGTTGTTGCATACCAAATATGCCAATTGTGCCAGTGCCTGTGCGATCTTCTCGTACAGTGCCATTATTTAAAACTGTATGTAATGCGTCAAGATATGTTTTCATGTGTAATTAGATATTCAAAAAGTTTTCGATGGGCATGCCGATTTGGGTGTCTTCCGTCGGGCCAAAATAATTCTTTATTATCAAAAATTGAGTCCTGTAATGTTTTATTATATATTAGATTGTCCAAGCTGTCAACATCGAAATGCCGCCAGGATTGATCGATCCAGTCCGAAAACCAAATTTTAGGATGAATAAACGCGGGCATTAACAATTCGGGTATGCTGGGAATAACAGGAGATAAATTTGTATACTGTTCAATTAATTCTAGATTTAATTTGCTACATCCGCCTAGGCATATAATTTTTTTATCAAATGAATTTAATATTTTATAGGTATTATCTATTAGACTATTCTGTTTGGTAAGTAAATTCTCAAATGTATCAACCCATTTATCTCCATATGGACGTAGATCGCGGATAGGATCTGTTTGAAACCATATAATATGATCGTAGCATCGTAACTCTAATTGTTGTAATTTTACTAATATTTCTTTATTAGATGCACCACCTTGGGAAATATTAGTAACAGCATGACCTAGTTCTAATAGATAGTACTCTAAACCACGGTGAGTAATAATATAAGACTCATCTAATTCATCACCATCTTCCCACTTCCGTTCGCCGGCTCCCCACCCCCATTCGCCACACCCCCACGAATCGCCTGCAATTAATATTTTCATTATTTAAAAAACATTACTCGATCCCACGTTTCGTAGGTGCAGTTGTCACCGGGCTTAACTGATTTAATTTGAAAGCATGCCAGCATACTTTCCAACTGAATACGTGTGTCAGTAAACCAAGCACCTTTGATTCGTGTAAGTAATACTCTATCAACAATACTTTCTGTTGCTTCGTATAACTGTCGACCACCAATAACATACACATCTTTAGAGGGATTATCCTTTTGTAACTGTAGTATATTCTCTACAGGGTTACTAGGAATCCATTTAACCAGGTGTTGATATTGTTGTGCTACATGTCGGCTACTAACAACATAGTTTTCACGATTGGGCAATGGCTTAGGCATCTTAGGATCATCCCAAGTGTTACGACCCATGACTACAATATTACCTGTAGTGTGTTGAGCAAACCAACGCATATCTTCTTTATTATGTGGCCAAGGCAAGGTACCTCTGTTACCAATACCTCCAGTATTGGTAGAAGCTAAAATTGATATAATCATAGGTTCTTAAGTACCTTGTCTGTCTCGGGTTGAACAGCGCCAACTACTTTATCAATGTCAATAAAGAAGTCTACAGTTTCAATATACTCGTCTAGGTCTTGAAACTTAGCATTGAGCAAATCTTCAATATCATCTGGGTCCTGTCCGTCATCGAGTAATTGTTTAACATCAATTGAAAGGTCAGTGCCATCAACGAGCTTAACGATAATACGTTGTAGCACGGTAACTGGCACTTCCTTTTTATCAACGTCTCTAACAATATCTTGCCAACGTTTCTTAACACTCATGTTAAGTTTCTTGCCTGGTGTAGCTTTACGCCGCGGCTTTTTTGGTTGTGGTAGGTTTTCTGGCATTTGTTTTCTTCGCAGGAGTTGTTGTTGTAGTTGCTTTTGCTACTTTTGCCTTAGTTACCTTAGGTGCTAGTGCGTTTGCTTCTTCTTTTAATCTTTTAGCTTCAGCCAATAAACTCTTAGCTTCAGATTCCATTTTATTGGCCTGTGCTATGCGTTGATTTGCAATATCAGCATCGGACAATACACCATCTGTGTTAACACTAGCTGATGTAGTATTTACACTTTCTGCCGTAGTTCTTGCCGGCTCACCTAACTCTCTACCTTCCCATCTTTGCCCTTGATCTGCCTTGGCTAATTTTTCAGTTGCGGCTTCACCTTTAGCAATTTCATTTAGTAAAGTGTTTAATTCATCTAAGCGTACTGAACTAGCTGAAGTTGGTGTTACAATAACTTGGTTAGTTGGTACTTTTGACATCAACCCACCGCGGTGAATTGTAGTTAAACAATTTTGACCATCTGCCATAGTATGACGGAATAGTGCATCAGCAAAGTCATTGGCCTGTTGACCAATGTCGCTTTCTAACACCTTCATTAATTCATCATGAATGCGCATTGGTAATGTTTCACTGTAGATCACTAAACACATGTGATCTTCGTCCGGTACTTGTCTATATGCAATAACAACTCGCTTGTTATTGTGTCTACCTACGTGCTTAATCATAGTATTACTCCTGTGCAGCAGTTTCTGGTTTAGAAATTGCACCAACGCTGTCTAAAAATGCAATTAATTTATTGTATAACGTGCCAACGTTGGCTAACTCTTCGGCCCGATATGCGCCGCGTTGTGAGGTAAGTTGGATGATTTGTGCAACAAGAACTAAATCTTGAATTGTTAAACTTGGTACTTGTGGTTGTTGTGTTTCGTTAGATTCAACAGGCGTTGAATTTTCTGTTGCGGTTGTTTCTGCTTTGGCCATTAAAAAGTTCTCCTTGGGATAACTTTATTTACCATGGTCTTAACAGGTGGAAATATTTTATTACCACATAATATTAGATTGATTAAGTTGAGGTAGAAACAAGGCAAAATAACTAGCTTCACTAGCCAATTCAAATGCGATGCAATATTGTCGTGCGATAACACCAGACTCTTGCTTGACATCAATCTGTCCAGAGTAGAAGCGTCCTTCTAAGTTCTCATAGAGCCAGTCAACCAGATCCTTGTCTTGTACAGCAAGGTCGAATATTACAGGAGTAAAGTGAGGCGGGCAATGACTAAGTTGTCTTAGTCCGTGTACATTGAGTGGGTTAGGTTCGTTATGTTTTAACATTATTTTAACTGCATAATACGACTAATTTCTGCGTGGGCTTCTGTGCAGTCTAACTGTTCTTCAAAAATATCAGCCCAGGTTGTTTCTTCCATCATATTGTATGCTGGAGTTGAGATAACATGTTTGTATGTAATGGACCAAACTCCCCAAGTGTTTTCATTTGGATTCATTTATTTTTCCTTAATCTCTAGCATCGCCAAAGTCACTATACCATTTATTTACTTCGTCGTAGGCATCACCGATTCCTTTGCTCTTATAATTACCCAAGTGAGGAATAACATTACGCACACCACCACGTGGATCAGTGACATCACCCTTGCGTCGAGGAATCATATGTACATGTGGCCAAGCAACTGTTTGTCCGGCCGCTTCACCAACATTAATGCCAATGTTATATCCATCACAGTTACCTTCGGCAACCATACGTTGTCCTTGCGCAATGGCATCAGCTACTGCGTCGGCTAACACATCTACGGTATTATACTTAGGCACAAACAGCAGGTGCCCGTAGCTGACAGGAAAGCCATCTTTAAAAATAGCAATGTGAAAGTCTTCTTCTACTAATGTAGTCCACGGTGCTTGTTCGGGTGTACATTCGCTTAATTCATAGGGCAATGATTCAATTATTTTTGTCATAGTATTTTTCCTAAAATGGTATTGCACTGTAATCAACTTCGTCGTCAATATCGTACTCTTCTTCAAGATGCAAGCGCCATTCGTCAACACTGGTACATCCGACAGTGCCTTTAACTTCACGACCAGTTTTAATGGTGCGTAGTAATTGCCGATTACGTTCGACTTGTTCTTTTTCCTTACGTTTCTTATCATTGCCAAGTTTAAGCATCTCTTCGTAGCCGCGAGCCCATTCAACGCCAGTTAACCAGGTATTGATCTCCTCAAGTGTACCTATAAAGATATCGGCATCACGACTGTAGTGTGGTAAACAATCTTCCTTAGGTTTTAAACAGATATAACTTATAATGTTGTTAGCACCATAGTTATAATTAGCTGAAGAAGAAAACTTAAACCCAAGCTCTTCTGCTCGAGCTTCTACACGTTTCATACGCTGTACATCATCCCAACCTAAGGCCATTATCGTTTTTCCAATTCTTTTATGAAGTCTTCAGCAAGCATACCAGAACTTGCGCCTTTATAGTTAGGATCATCACCGGCACTCCAACTTGGACCCCACATAGGAGTTGGTTTAGAAGTAGTTGGTGTACCGATCGGACCAAACGGACTGCCCGGATTGTATGGTGGTGTAAATGGTTCAACTTGACGCTTTTGTTGATCCCATTTAATCTTGTTTAGATCATCTTCTAAACGACCTAATCGTTGATTAAGATTGCGCATATCCTCAAACACACGTGCTAGCGGACCGTTGCGTAGCATTTGATCAGGATGTTCTGATGTACACAGCACAGTTATAGTCATAAGCGCACGTAAGGAGTCCTTAATGCGTTGATCGTCTGACTCTAGTGCAGAATCAATGACTCGAATAATCTGTTCAAGATCAAAGTCTTTTTGGTCTTTTAGCCTACCTGTACTCATTACTCAACCACCTCTAACTTAGGTTTGGTTTTAAGTCGAGTTACATTCTTTGGCTTTTCTGGAGTAGCAGGTCTATAGTGGGTTGCTACTTCCACAATAGGAAAAACCCAAGAATTCTCTTCTTTATTATCACCAAAGAAGTATTCTAACAATTTCTTACCAAACCCTTTACGGTTTGGCACAGCCATAACCATTATTTTACCCGACAATTCATTATACTGTTCGGTGGTGATGTATTTGTACTTCCATAGATAAGCAAGTGTGTCGTGTGTAGCACTAGACATTTGCTCTGCTAACTCTGTAGGACTATAACTAAAACTTTGATATACTGACATTAATTGGATCCTTTCGATAAATCATAATAAGCTGTAATACCAAACGGCGCTTCGATACTAGTAGTACCGTGTATTACAAATAATGTGTCTGCGTAACTCTCGTCACCCCAACCACCACCTGGGTAACCATCTGTAAACATAATAAACAATTTTGGCGCAATTTCATTTTCACGCATAAATTCCCAATTACATTCAAAGTCTGTACCACCGCCACCTTGTAATTCGTAAGTGTCAATGTCGTCAATGTTATCTGGCGTGAATTTTTCGTAACCATAAACATCTGTATCAAATGACCATACATCAAGTTTAAAGTCGTCAAACGCCTCCATAATACCTTTAACTTCACTTAAGATATCACGCAACATACCTTCACTCATACTGCCCGACGCATCAATGCTAACACTAACATCAATTGTTTCTGCAAAGTTGCTACCTGGCAAAATTGCATCTAAATGTTGCCCTTTTCTATTCATACGTGCCCAGGTAAAGTCAGCACGTACTAAACTCTGTACCTGTTGTCTAATCAGTTCACGCCAGTTTAGTTGTGGGTTTGTTAGCTTATTAATCAAACGTTTAACACCCATTGGCAAGTTACCTGCACCTGCCGCTTCTGCCGCTTGTAGTACAGCTTCGCGTATTTCGTCACGCAATGCTTTCTTTTCTTCAGCAGTCATTTTAGCAGGGCGACCATCTTTGCCCTCGCCGTTGCCGTCACTATCGCCTTCACCAGCATCGTCATCATCATCTAAGTGTTCATCTAACAATTGTTTAAGCAAATCATTAACGTTAATTTTTTCAGCGTTTTCATACAGCAAGTCATACACTTCTTCTGAGCTCATTCCTGCATATTTTTTATCATACAAAATCGGCACACTTGTAATTTTCTCACCGATCTTGCTGTTAATTAAATCAGCATTAACACAATAGTCTGCCGCAACGTTATACAATTGCGCATCTCTATCTTGTCTACGTCCCATGTGATCGTAAACTACATGCAACACTTCATGCCCAACTAAAAACTCCACTTGTTTCTGTGGCAGTTTGTTTACAAATTCACTGTTATAGTAAAAATTACGTCCGTCTGTAGCCGCAGTACTACACCACTCATCAGCGTTAACTAATTTTAAGCGTGTTGCTAAGTTGCCAAAAAATGGCGCCTTAAGCAATAGCGCAATACGTGCCGTAATAAGTTTTTCACGTACAGCCGCATCAATACGTGCGTCTGTTACTGTTACAACTTTTTTCTTTTCTGCGCTAGTTGTTGCTGTTGCCATTACCTGCTCCTAATTGTTTACTATAACAGCTATTATACATTCAAATGTGGTGTTTGTCAAGTGCTGTGTGCCAAGGTGAAGAATGCCAATGCTTCTTCCGTTACATAAATTCTTAATAGGTGGTGATCAGATTGCCAAGCCCACTTTGGAGTTTGGTGGGTAAGACTGTTTATTCGATGACACTTACCAAGTTCGGCGCTTGGACCAAACTTCTCCCAAAACCAAACACGGTGTTTGAGAAAATTTAATTCGTTATCTGATATATTACTAAACCCACGTCGAACATAAACATTATAATTTATATAATGATTAAACAGTTCGTGACCAGTATGTCTACGGTCCATCTTAGTTATTTTGAAATCACTCATCGAATGTAAAAAGCCCCTTGCGGGGCTTTTCCTTATTATGCTACTGCCGCTACTACGTACTTGCCAAAGCGTTTGTGGAACTCATCAAAGTTTTTCAACTTGTTAGGCACAAAAGGCAAGTTAAAAGTTGTTAACGCTACACGTGCGCCCATAACAGTAACTTCTGTTGTAAAGTTTTCCATCATAAACTTAAAGAAGTAATCTGCCATAGTGTGCCATTTAGCATTATCTTCCTTGCCAATCTTAGTGTACGCATCTTTCAACTCGTAACACATACTCATTGTCAAACTGTACATAGCACTAATTTCTTTAACAGCAAGTTCTGTAACCTTGCCATTTAAAATGTCTGTTGGGTTAGGCATTTTAGCAGAAATCTTTCTATGCGCCATAAACTTAACAGCAGTACCTTCACCAATAGTACCTGCTACAATATCTGTAGTAGTGCTATCTGCCATGCCGTCGTCTAACAACTCACTAACAAACGTCCAGCTACGAGGTGTTGCAAAACTACGACTTGAACTTTTTGGATCAAAGTCATACAAATCTTGTTTAGCAAAACTAATGTAACCAATAACGTCTTTGTTAATGCGATTTTCAGTAGCCCATTGTAACCAGCTATCAAAGTCTACACGCATTTCTAAATGCACAAACCTGTTAGCAAGTGGACTTGGCATTCTGTAGCTAACACCTTTGTCACCATCCCTGTTACCTGCCGCTACCAACACAACGTTATCAGGCAGTTTATACTTGCCTACACGTCTGTTCAATACAAGTTGATAAGCAACTGCCTGCACACTCGGCGCCGCACTGTTCATCTCATCTAAAAACAATACCACAATCGGATATTGTGCAGCCATTTCTTCTGTGGGCAAATCAATTGGCGGAGCCCAATCCATCACGCCCAAGTCTTTGTTAAAGTAAGGAATACCACGTATGTCCGTCGGGTCCATTTGTGCCAAGCGTAAGTCAATCATCAACCCGCCCATGTCCTTAGTAATACCTTCTACTAATTCACTTTTACCAATACCTGGAGGACCCCATAAAAATAATGGGCGTTGTTTTGTAAAGCAACGTAAAATTGCCGCCTTTGCTTCTGTTGCTGTAACAGTTCTATTTTCAGTCATTGCCGCCATTTTAAATCCTTCCTAATTAATTATTAAATGTAACAAAACAGATTATACTATCAAATTCTTGTTTTGTCAAGTGCTGATTAATCACCAACAATACCTGCGGCAATTTCCCAAACTACCCAACCAACAGCAAAGTTACCTAATAGGTCATGTAACGCCGATCCATTCTCACCAAGTAATCCTAATGTTACATAACCGATGATTAACATTATTGAAATTAAAATACGTTGTAAATTTTTACTCATTACGCAAACTCCTTTTCTTTTGTGCAGGTATATGGCTCATCCCATTCACCTACGTTTAAATGAATGTAATAGGCAATGTGGAAATAATCTATTTGCGAATCACTTTTATCAAACCAAGCACGACCACCGGCACGAGCCGGGGCACACTTGATAATTTCTAATACCTGTTCAAAGAACGCTTCGTACTTGCCATAGTTATATAAATGATATTCGTTAATTTGAACATATTTACGTTTAGTAGGTAAATGACCATCGTCAAACACTTCAGCAAAGTCAACTGGACCTTGTTTAATAGTTACATCAACTGAACTGCCCGCATAACCTTTACGTACACCAAATTTGAATTTAGGAAATGTTGCTTTAAGTTCGTCACGTATTGCTTTTACATCTTGTGCGCTAATATAAGCCATTTATTACTCCTGTGTTGTTAGTGTATGTGTAACATTATACAGTCAATTTACCAAAATGTCAACCGTTATTTGCCATCCAATTTAGCAAGTCCAGCCGCTAGTGTAGCTTTAGCACGAGCCAACAGTGTTGCATCACCGTCAGTCATTACTTCAAGCATTGCGGCTTTCTCTTTAAGGTACACCCTGGCAAAGCCCGGATCATGCTCAACAATACTAGCAGTGTTTGACAACAAGTCAGCAAGTTTGATTGTTTTAGCATCGGCACACGCACTAGCAGTGTGTGCTAAATCAATAGCCTTGCGCACTGCTCTGTTACCGTCGGCGGTAGTACTAACATCAGTCAAGTCTGCTACGTACATTGCAACAATTGGACCAAACTCTGCACGGATAGCCTCGATAGTAACACCAGTATCTTCTACGGTGTCATGCAACCAAGCGGCCGCTAGCATTTCGTCTGTGTGGGGAACAGTGGCAACAATAGCCGCAACTTCGGCAGGATGAACAATGTAGTCTTCACCTGTGTATTTTCGTTTATGACCGATTGCGCGATGCGCATGTGCAGCAAATGCTCTTGCTCTGCTTACTAATGATGACATGTTTGACTCCTAACTATTAAGTGCTATTATACACTCTTAATAGGTAAAAGTCAATCGTTAATTTGGATTATTATATGAGGAGGCGTGTCGACAGTTAAAACACGTATTAAATTTTGCACAACCACTGAGAACTGCAACTGCTACTGCCATTGCAATAAGATACCGCATATAGGTCCTTTCTTAGTTGATTTGAACTAAAACACGACGATAACAAGCACAATTACCATCATAAATGTTCTGATATTGGTAGATTGGTTCGTTGTTAGCTGGAACATAACTTGGTAGTGGTGTATACTGTGGTTGCTGTACCACTACAGTACGAGGTTGTGCAATAATATAACCTAGTGTACCACCAACAATTAATGGAAGTAATACGTCATTACCGTTGCTATGATAGTATCGATTGTAATAACCATCTGCGGCTGCAGTGGTGCTAAGTGATAATAACAGTGTTGCTAGTAATAGCTTCTTCATGTCTTACTCCTTATTAATGTCTATATTATACTATTAAAGTTCTTGATTGTCAAGATATTGTTGTAGGTTGTTAGCATGTAGGCTTAACATCATAGCATCACGGTCGCTGACAATGTGTATGGTCTTACGATTTTGTACGTAATACGGCTCCTTAAACCAACGCTCTAGCTGTACAAACGTTTTAGGACGTATATCGTGACTAAGTTCAAACTTATAGAATTTAACATGTTTACGTACTTCCAAATAGGCTCTTTGGGTCAATCGTAAACTGTTGTGATTAGTTGGATTATACCACCAACTGCTAGGACTTACTGAGTATGGAGTTAAAGCGTAAAACTTAGCCTGCCATTCTGCTTGTAACATGATTATGGATAGATGATATCGCCAGCTTTAAGTAGTACAACTGAAAACTTTTCTGACTTAAACAGCGTATTAAGTTTCTTAGCGAGATTGATTGCGTGACCGGGGTTACTAAATGACACTTTCTTGTATTTTGGACCAGGGTAGGCTACAAGTATGTTTTGCGTTTTTAGATTGATTGGTTGATTGTCAAAGAAGACTGCCCAGATACCTTCTGAATCCAGAATCTGATCACTCTTGTAATTTGTTTTATTAACATGCTCTAATAGTACTGTCGGCTTTGGTCTTGACATAAAGTATCCTTGCTACGTTTATTTATGCCAATTAACTACATATATAATTCTAAAAACCTCCGCCATCCATCTCAATATTAACTACTGCTTCGGCTTCTTCTGCTTCTTTAATAGCAGTTAATGCTGCAATTTGTGCTAGTAATTCAAATATATCGTTGTGTAAATTTCTAACATCTGTGGCAGATAGTGTTAGATCTTTACTGTTAGTTTGATTCATTACCTTAACTCGGTTGTTAAATGCCTTTAAATGCAGGCTAAGTTGATTCTCCATCATGACCCCCATTTGCTATTTTTAATTGAATATTTCGTTCTTCTTGTGTTTTGAATGGACCTTGATATGGATACCTATTTAAAGTAATTAATTTTGGACAATAGCTTTTTACCCATCCATTATTAAACTGTACAATATAGTATCCTGCACAGAAGAAACTCTTACTTTTGCTACCTTTAGTAAACACTGGCAACTTATGTTGTACGTCCCATAAAGCATTTTGCGGTTTATTTTCGCAAGGGTATCCGTATACTTCGTGGGTTTCTTTTGCTACTTTAGTTACTTTGGTTTTATCAATAATAATGTTATATCGATCGCTTAACAGTTTTAGACTACTAAACTGTTCACGCTGGCCGTCATGTACTAATGTAACACCTTTGTTACCGTCATTGGCAAGAATAGTAGCAACTTTGGTACCGTCACTTTCAACTACCCAACATTTATTCTTTACAATGGTTCGTGCTAATAAATTAAATACTGGTCCTTCACAACTATCTGCACCTACGCAGGTTTTTTCAAATTGACAAAAGCGTTTATACTGTTCCGACATAGATAATTCCAATATATGTTAAGTAATGCAGTCCTTGATCTGCACCCATCCAAACCCAAAACATGCGATCTGTGGTGCTTAGGCCCTTATTTAGTTGTTGTTTTGCCCAATCGATGTGATAGTGTAGAACAAAGTCTAAGAACGCTAGACCAATAATAACGTTAGCATGATTGACAAAGCACACTAGGATTAAGAATGTCCAGCTAGCATGCACTAATGAGTGATGAATACCACCCGTGGCACCGTATATACCTTTTTCACGCAGCATGTAATCATACTGCATAATAAAATCAGCAATAAAATGTTTAATGCCAAACAATGCCAATAAGACAAAGACGGTAGTAGTCATAGTTAGCCTCTAATAAAAGTACTGCGTGACTTAGGAGTTTCCCACCAATCAATACGATCCACGGTTACATTTAACTTTTTCATCTTAGCGTCGACTAACTCTGCCATCCAGCTGGATAAGTTTTCGCTAGTAGGAACAAAGTCTACAATAAAGAAACCTTCGTAGTATTCATACTCCGGTGTGTTCGGTTCCAAGTCACTCAAATCAAGCGTACTACCTGCGTATTGATCTGTTTCTGGAATATACACTGGAATCATTGCACGTGTGCCAATTAATTGACCAAACAATGGGTCATTAACATCCAGCATAAACTGATGATCAATATATTCATTAATCCATTTCTTCAACCATTCTAAATGACGAAAGTCTGTTACCATACCTGTTGCATCTAATGTGCCAGTCGGGCTCTTTAAGAACACTTGCATCTTGCCCTCGTGTCCATGTAAATGTCTGCAAGCGCATTTCAAATCTGCAGCATACTCGCCATTTAATTGCTGGCTCCACACCCGATGACCGTAGCAAAACTCGAACGTCTTATCTATTACATGTGCCATATTATTTTCTCCATATTGTTATATTAGTATACATATTTTTTAATTTATTGTCAAACTCTAATTCAGTGCCTATAATTTTACAGGCCAGTATAAGATAACTAGATAATTTTAGCATCATGTAATAAGTTTTCAAGCCCACGTTGTCGCTCTAAGAACTTAAAGAATAGTGCGAGAGTATTAACTGCATCAATGTCTGCTCTGTGCGCTGTGCCTTTGAACTGTAGTTTAAACGTGCCCATAGCACTAGCAAGCCCGCCACTAGGATTCTTGCCACGTGCAAACATCATAAACGTATAGAACGTTTTACAATCAATCCAACGACGACCGAAGTGTGGAAAGTCTGCATAATTTTTACAGAACTCATCTAACAGTTCTCTACTATCACCACCACCCCAAGTGATTGGGTTGATCCAAGTGTTATGTTGTTTGATTAAGTCACTGAGTTCACGTGCAACTGTAGCATGACTTACACAGTTTAATCTAATATCGTGATCAGTAATACCAGTCAAATCGATAATAAATTGATCAATCGGCTCGTTTGGATCGATATACCATTTCTTAGTTATGTAATTTTCAAACTTATCATTGGCACTGCCAATGGCAATACCAACCTGAATGATCTTACCACTGGGTTGGTTTAATTCTAAGTCTAGTGCTAAAAACTTCTGTGATTTATCTATCAAAATTTACTTTCTAATTAATTAAATGATACAATGTTACTGCTTGCGCAGGATAACTAGCACACATCCATTCTGCCATGTTGCTGGCATTGTCGCTTAGTTTAACTAGGTCATACTTGCCGCAGAACTTTAAGAACTGCGCACCTACCATAGGACGATTAAGTGCAGTTGCATTAGCTTTGATAGTTTCTTCTATCATAAGTTTATACTCTTTAGGCTGTGCTGCTAAGTCTACTAACGTAACGTTACGATTGTAGTCATCTAGCACACGATGCTCATCACCGTTATGATCAGTCCAACGTTGTAGCATTAGGTTATTCCAAGCATAACCTTGTTTGTCTTTGTCACCAAACGCTTCTTCTAGACCTACTTTGTTCTTAGTGCCTTTAGTACGTACACCGGGATACGCACTAAAGATATTATCAGTAGGGTCGCCACGTACACATTTTTCAAATAAGATGAACTTAGGATCTGGAATCTTTTTAGGTTCTTTAGTTTTCTTGTCTATAACAAGTTTACCTTTCTTATCGTATATACCGGTAAGGGTGTGTAATTCATCACTAATACCGTTGTATTGATTAACGTTATCACTTAATAATTGATAAAAGTCCGTGTCACTTGACACAATAGTGTGATGGTCAGTTGGATGTGTTTGTATCCACCCTGCTACCAAGTCATCTGCTTCTAAGTTAGCATGTTGTAATACAGTGCAATTAGTCCGTTCAGCTAAGAACGTCTTCATAGCGTCAAAAGCGTCCCAGAACATTTGCTCTTCTTCTTGTTCTGCTTCAGTCTTGGCAGCACGTGCCACAGCGCGATTGGCTTTATACGGAGTATAAAAGTCTTTGCGCCAACTACGACCTTCTAGACACACGATAACGTGGTCTGCTTTTTGATCGCGCCATGCTTTGTTAATTGATGCTAGGGTAACGTGTATAGCAAAGCCTAACTTATCCCAGGTATCGCTTTGTCTATGTGCGCTGTGTCTAGCACGGAAAAATGTGTTTGCTGCATCTACGATTAAGTATCTCATGTAGTTATTATACTTTCATTTATGATTTTTGTCAAGTGATTTGCCCATGCTTGATGTGCATCTGCACCATAATGATAACTTGTTGGGGTAACAGGTGTGTAACCCTGTGATTTTAATAAATTAAAAAATGAACCAGCATGGGTGTATGGTTCATAATATGAATTACACCATGACAATTGGGTAGAAGTAGTCAACCCACTAAAGGTATTAAAGAATAAATGTGGTATGCTTTCAGCAACTAATCGCTGATGCAAATTCCATATTGCTTCTTGAGCTTGATCACAGTATTGTTGTACACTATGTCTATCCAATACCCAATGCTTATAAGCTAGTACTGCATCATCGGACAATCCATCGGTGGACATGTTTGCGCTAAACTGATGCCAATATCCATCAATGAAAAACTCTTCGCGTTCCCAAGTTGCCCAACCGATTATTATTAAATCTGGATTAGGATTGGTTTCTAAATATTCGTAGGTTGTTCGTAGCATACGTTGATTGCTACTGCCACTTTCGGCTTGACAGACAAGGGTAGCATTGTATTGATCTGCTATTCGTTGCCCATAACTAACTTTGACATTATCGGGGTGTGGAACCCTACCAGCTGCAGTCTGCGTACGGTCATAATGATCCCAACCCATAGCTGGATCATCGGATAAAAAACAGTATGCATTGGCCGCTTCTGCTCCTGCACTGTGGCTGTCACCGTTTACATATACTATCAACTTACTTCCGTTCTACCATTGCCCAGATCACGTCTACGTTCATTGCGTTTTGATGGATCGGCTTGATCTTGTTCGTATGATTCTGTGATTACATTGCGACATATTGCTTTGAACCAATTATCTACAATATCAGCATCTGTTCGACCTTGATAGCCTGCACGTATTAAGTTGGCTACAAATTTATCATTCCAATCTAATTCAAATGCACCATTACCTGGATCATCGGGATCTAAATCCATACTTAATATCTTTACCCAAGGTTCGCCATTTTTAGTAGCAAGTTTTTTGTCTGGATCTTCTACTACTTTCTTTTTACTAGCACGTGGCTTTTTAGGTTTAATAGCCGCTGGATCTGCACTAGCAACCTTGGGTGTTTTAACCTGTGTACGTTTCTTGCCTTCGGTTATAGGCGCAATCTTACCTGTTTCAGGCTGAGCTATATTTGTTAATACATTTTTAATTTTATTCCACATACTATTTCCCCCAACTGTTGCCCCAAAGATCAACATGTAATCTTGGGCTGTAATAATAACCGCGTAGCATTGCTTCGTCTGCTATATGAAACTTGTTACCATCATACACACTAACAACACCACCAACTGGCATAACATAAACTACGCCTGTAAAGCCTGCAGCCCTGTATGCTGCCACAGCACGATCAACTTCATCAAAGTCATTGGGCGTTTCGATAACAAACTTGAGATAAGTTGTACCAACCTTTTCATAGCTTGCTACAATCTCAGGTTTAATAGCATCTTCCCAAGTTTCACCGCTAGCACTTAACTTTGGACTTACACTAAATGTAATTTCACGTGCTTGTCTTTTCCATAGTTTCAAGTATGCGGCAAAGTCATCATGCAATGCCTGGGTGCCATTTGTTTCAAATGTTAAGTTAAGCAAGTTAAACATGTCATCATGTGCTAACAACTTAGGAAATGACCGTTGCCATCCTAATAGTGGCTCACCACCTGTTATAACTAAATGTACGTTGTTGCCATTAGCCTGTTGCCAATTGTTATTGGGCACAACATCTAGCATCTGCTTGACTGTTTCGTCTATGGATAACAATGGACTTAAACTTTTAAAGCGTGGATCCCAACTAGCATAGCTATCACAGCCTGTATTAACAAGTGGCAGGTCGTTGTAGGTTTTGTACTGCTCAACTTTAACTACATTACGTTCTGTACTAATCTCACCACGTGGCATACCAAAGCCGCCGCAGGTAAAGTTACAGCCAAATGTACGTAGAAACAACGACGGGACACCAATAAAGCGTCCTTCGCCCTGCGCACTATAAAATATCTCACTGACTTTTAATTTCATTATCTTTCCCAAGGGTAAACAATCCAAACATCTTTTTCTGCTTTATTGATAGATACTGCACAGTAATCAACACAGCGACTAAATTTACTAGACAAATTATCAACTAATACAGCTATTTTAACATTATTCCCCCAAACTTGCAACCAGTGTGCATCGGATGGATGGCAGCTATTTTGCCAATCGTTAGTAATCCAATCTAACGTAGCACCAGTATCGTTAATGTCATCTACAATAAGAATGTTTTTACCATTGTATGCATCTTCTGCCATCCATAAATTACTTTCTGGACCGTTATCACTGTCGCGTAGACTAACCTTAAGTGTTTCCATAGGAATACCTAATGTATTACTCATGATAACAGCAGGTATTAGCCCTCCACGAGTAAGACCAACAATGTAGTCTGGACGCCAATTATCTTTATACATTTTAAATGAGATATCATTAACCATCTCATGAACGTGTACATAATCATAATACTTTTTATTAATATCCATAGTTCTTTACTTCCTTATTAAAATGCCTTGACTAAACTTAGCCCAACTACGTTGTTTGATACACCACTTTGGTTTAGGTAATTCATTTGGTGTTCACCGTAGGCAATTACGTTCATTGATGCAGTGCGATATTTGTAGTATGCGCCAACATCGTATTCATTTACAGATGGAGTAATGCTAACTTTTTCCTTAGAATAATTAACAGTACCGTTGGCATTATATCCTGTTGGTATATCCACATTAACCGTGCCTTGATAGACTGTAACTGGTTGACTTAAGGTAGCACCGTAGCTGTGTGCATCTTGCGACCAATCTAATCCAACATTCCAACTGTAGCTTTGAGTTGCACTTACATTAGTAATCAACCCAGTGGACTGCATATTAGTTTCGGTTTGTCCTAACCAAACACTACCAAATGCACTCATATGTTTATTTAGGTCATAATGTCCAGTGAAGTTAGAAAATGTAGTAAAACTACTCTGTACTTGTCCTAACGCACCACTAATACTATTACCTACCCAAGTGTTTTGTTCATTTAACATACCAAAACCAACACGCACGTTAGCCCTGTCATTTAACTTGGTAGTCTTACCAATTTCAGCTAGGCCTAAAGACGCAACATCGTTGGCACTGAACTTAAAGTCGTATTCGCCAGACTGTAGTTTGGCATTAGCTGTGTAAAAGTTTAACTTATTATACGGATTAAATTCCTCGTAGAAGTTAGCTTTGGTATTTGGGTTAAAGTCGGCTCTAGCACGTTTTGTATTTGCGGCCTTGCTCATGTCAACATAGTAATCACGTTCAAAATCATCAGTAACCATAACACTGCTTAATTTACTGCTGATTGCTGTTAACCCGCTGGATGTATTGGTACTGAACCCGCCCGACAATGCAATCTTATTAACCCTGCCAGTAGTGGGAATGCCTAATGCACCCACAGGTCGAGTGGCACGTTCTAAGTCAAGTAGGCCTTGACCGTGTATTTCTTTATTATAACCTGCAATATTCTTATTAGCCGTTACCATTAACAGTTTAACAATATTTTCAGCCTTCATAGTCGGCCACATTTGATTGATAACTGCAACACTGCCAGATACTACAGCCGCCGCTTGGCTAGTGCCTGTTTGTATATTATATGCATCACCAGTCTTACTTGCTGTGAACGCATTACCTGGCGCTAAGATATAGAAATCACTTACCCGATATAGATCCTTACACTGTCCGTTAACTACACTCCGACATATACTGCCTGCTCGGTTACTATAACCAGCAACAGCATCCTTATCAACGTCCCATGCACCTGCAATAATAACGCGACCGCCTAGAATTAACTTACCGTTAGCATCTGTGGCTGTGGCCAACGTACCCGGTTGCTCTGCATAAGCTCGTCCGCTATTACCGGCACTGTTGACTAATACCATGTTAGGACTTAATGCTGCGGCCCAGGTGTTAGGATTTTCATTCATAAAAAATCTACCAACGTATCTCGGATCTTTGTTGGCCCAGGTTACGCCGTCACTTAACCTATACATATTTTTAAGATATGCCGCATCATAGGTATAGTTTGCTGAGATGTTAGCTACAATTGCACCAAGATCGCTGCCCCATTTTAATGCATTACGTGCCTGAGTAAAGTTAAACGCAGTATTATCTGTTACTTTAGCAATAGCCAATTGTGCATCTGGTGCAACACCAGCCATACCAATACCATCCCAATTACCTGCGGCAATGCCAGCAAGTCCAGTACCATGTCCCTGTACATCAACTATGCCATTTTTACTTTTGATAAAGTCTCGAGTAGCAAATATACTACCTGCAAACTCTCGATGGTTGGCGTTAATACCACTATCGATAATAAGAATTAAACTACCTTTACCTGTATAACCACGTGCCCATGCGGAACTGGCATTGATCTCTTTGAGAAAATCGTCACCAGTTTTGCCTTTGGCAATAGTGTCAGCGGTATATTCGCTGGTGTTATAGGGAGTTAAGTTTAACGTTTCGGCATTAGCACCAACCGATGCCGCTAGCAATAACGATAATATAGTACGTTTCATACACATCCTTTGAGGGTTAAGCGTATACACATTATACACTAATTTACAGAAAAGTCAACCGCTATATTAGCGCATATACTCCATAGTAACAATCTTACTTAAACTTTCTGCCATATCTGCGTTCTCGTCAATGACATAACGCCTGATACTTTCGTTATCTTTCTTTTCATCCCAGCGTGATGTTTCTACAATCTTACCACCATTAGCGCCGTAGATTTTAAAAGTAATAACACTGTCATCATCATAGTTATGCTCTACTCTGCGTGTACCGGAACTTATAGGTCCTCCTTTATCAAGGCGCCCACGACGACTACGTTTTGGTTCATCCCAATCATCAACTTCAATAAGTTCATCACGCTCACGAGCACGATTATAACAACGTTGTATAAAACTATCTAACCATTTCATTGGAAATTCCTTTATACTCATTATATTTTGCTTCGTTGTACGCATATATTTCTGCTAACAATCCTTTGAGGATGGCAGACTTGTGCCATTCTCTATCGCGTTTATCATAGGTATCCTTGTACTTTTTGTACACCGGATCACTCAGCGACGCATATTTCTTATTTTGAAGTTGCTGATATAACTCAACAATCACACTATCTTCATAATCTAAAATTTCTTTTGGCGCACGTAACTCAGCTAACCTAGATTTTCTTCTAAGTTTTTCTTCGTATTTTTTGTTTAATTCATCACGAGTCAATTGGGGAGGTTCTGCATGATCACCCATAAAGATTTTATACGCTTCGTCTAATATAACATCACCTCGTTCAGACAACTCGTCGTAGAGTGCTTCATTTTCTTCATATAGTTTATAGTCAACGCTGTTAGGGCCAACCCCTAAATGTGTCAATGGTCTCATCGTGGTGCAAACTGTTGTTGAAGTTTTACATTATCAAAGAATTCTTGTTTAGTACCTGGGTCATTATTAAATGCACCTTTGAGTACTGTAGTTTGTGTGAGCGAGCTATGTGCTAAAATACCACGATTCTCACAGCAACCATGTGTTGCTTGAATATATACAGCAACATCATTACTGCCCGTAGCCTTCATAATCTCTCTTGAAATATCATTACATAATTCTTCTTGTAATGTGCCACGTGTAGCACACCATTGCGCGATACGTGTATACTTACTAAGTCCAATTAGTTTTTGTGCAGCAATAATACCAATATAGGCTACACCTTTAACTGGTTGATGATGATGACTACACATACTACGCAGTTCACTACGTACCACTAGCATACCTTCATAGCGATCCGTGCTATCATTTGGAAATGCAGTTGCATCTGGCGCCGGATCATATCTACCTGCCATAATTTCATGATAGTACATCTTAGCAAGTCTACGTGCTGTACCTTTACTGTTAGGATCATTTTCACGGTCAATTAGTAGTGCATCTAGCACTCCTTCAAAAGCCAATGTGGCTTCGTCGATTAAATGATCGACTGTTGATTCGTTAATATATTCACTAACGTTGTCGCCAGCCCAAAAGCGTTTTCCTGAAGCTTTCATGCTTGCACGTAGGGTTTGGTGTAGTGGTGGTACGTGGGTATATTTAATTTCTGACATTTACTGCTCCTATGTTAAGCCAGTGGATATTGGCGATTGATAAATTAGTATAACACTATTATTTAGGCGGTGTCAAACTATTTGATAATAATTTCACGTAGGTCCGGATATTCATAGTATTTAGGTGATTGATCTACTGAGGGTAATTTTTCTAGTGCTTGTTCGGCTTCTTCTATAGTTGGGCGATAGTGATACCCAACTTCAAATACTTTTTGTGATTCCCACGGTGTTTCT